AATTCAGGGTATTTCAAAGACAACTGATAAAGCTCTAATCTATCAATCCCATCCTCAAGAGCACCATACATACTTTCAATATCAGAAATATATCCAGTTATCGCGCTTGTATCGAGCTTATGTTCTGCAACAGGCGTATTCGCCCAAATATCTTTTGTGTATGCATCAATAGCTTGATTAAGCAAAGCAATTTCATTTGCATTATCAGTCGGGTTAAGTGCATCTCGCGCAGTCGTTAGAATAGATACAATCCGATCCTTGTAAGTGGTAATCAGAGTATTTAAACTTTCTTCCAGATTACTGGTGTTGAGATTTGTAATTCCGGCTTCAAGCAGCACCTCAGAATGGTTTTCTAGCAGATCAGTTACCATACTGGCTTTCTCTGCTTCACTCATTTCTCCGGAAATTACGTCTCTAAGATCATCCTGCAATCCACTTATAATCGATCTAATTTGAGAAGTATCTTCAAAATCGAAGCTTTCGGCATCTTTAATTCCAAGCAGATCAAATATTGAGAGAACAGCTCTTTGTTCATTAATAATTCTTGCTCTTTCAGCTGCACTTGTAGCTGCATCATATTGCTCACTATAAAAATCAACAATTGATCTTCGAATATTTTTTATTGCTTTTGTGGCTTCGGCGTCAAGTTCATCTTGAGCCACAGTCCAGTTGATACCAAGTTCCGGCATATCATAAGCCAATCCCATTAAATCTTTTCTTTCAATTCCATCTTCTAAATATGAATAAAGATTTTCTGCGGCATCAATATAGTCAGTAATCTTGCTTGGATCAACTGCTTCTGGGTCATATGTAAATGCAGGTTTTAATACATTCTTCTGCGAAGCAATTTGAGTTTGAGCAACAGCATCTTCTCCCAATGCTACATATTGATCAATAGCTTCATTTGTTTCTGTTTCTAATGCTATTAATTGATTTGAATACCAGTCTCTTGACGTTTCGGTAGTTACTGGAGTCTTGAATAATTCTTGCAAACCTTGATAATCAATTTTTTCTATTTTACCTTCATCGATCAATGCCAAAGCTTCTTTTAAAGCCGTAGCTTTTTTGGTCTGTTCTTCAATAAAGGCCAAATATTCTTTGTCTCCCATTAAATCTGCAAATGATATCTTGCCACCTTCTGTTCCAAGTTTGGCAGATGCCATCATTGATTCAATGTCTTCGATAGTCGCGGTACTCCAATCAATTTCAAGAGAATAGAATAAAACCTTATCTTCTTCGTTCAGACTATCAATATAATCCATCAATTGAAGTACAGTTAAGCCGGATTGATTCGGCCTTTCATTGACGCCTACTTCTACATTTATTCCGACCTCGTTTTCACCTTCAGGATCAATATCATTTGCTTCGTAAAAATCTTTAAGAGTTTGTTTGCTTGCAGTATTTAAATCAATAATTCCTGCCTCAGAATTGATATTATTAATAAAATCTTCAAGCTCAAAGCCAGCTGCCCATAAATCTTCAAGGAATGTGCCGTATGAATCACCAAATTGAGTTTTCACATCATCAAGTGTCACACCAACAGTTTTATTCGCAGAAGCTATTTCGAGCAATGCTTTTTTGGCTGCTGCGTATGGTTCAGTATCAAATAATGCATCATACTGTTGTTGCTTCCAAACACCTGGTTCAAAAACTTGCAAGTAGTAGTCTACTGCTGAATCTACCTCGTTTTTAAACGCTTTAAGCCAAGGAAATTCAGAAAAAGTTTCTTCTGGCAACGATGCTAAATTAAGTTGATATCCATTTAAAGTGGTAATAGAAGCTTCAATATCTGCGACCAATTGATCATATTCAGAAATAAAAGTTTCATATCCTTGAATCGATGCAAATTCTGCAGCAGAAATAGATTCTCCGTTCGCATACCGAGCCATTGTTGCTTCAAGCTCATTTTTAGCTTTTACCGCCTCAGTATAAGCTCCGAACATGCTGGCTAAATTTTTAGCGTCATACTTTTGCCATTCCTTGTGCCTACCACTCATACTTGTATCATACATTTTTGTATAATACTCAAGTGCTTCATCATTGAAGCTTCCAAAATTCTTATCATAAGATTCATAAGCAGATGTGGCAACTTCCTTAGCCTTTCTTTGCACTTCTTTTTCTGCCAAAAGGGCCTGAGTTTCCAAAAGTGCCGTTGCTTCTCTTAAATCTTCTAACTCTTGCTGCTCAACAAAAGTTAATCCCTTTTTCCGTTCAAGCTCTTCCATCCTGGAAATGCATGTATTCAGTTCTGTATTTACATCGGCAACCTTTTGCTTTGCGGTATCATATTCCGCAACAGCATCGTTAAACTTTTCGGCGGCTTCGCTTGCTGAAGTATGAACAGCTTCTATAATAGAAATTACAGTTAACACGCCAGTTGCAATTGCTAAAATCGGATTTGCTGCAATTACTTTTCCTAATGCGGCAAACGCTCCTTTTAATCCACCAACAGCTTTGGTTACAGACTTGAATCCTACATTCAATGCAGGCCCAATACTACCCAGTAAATTAAAGCCTTCGGCCGTATTTGCTGCGGCAGTTGCGAGTCTAACCAATTCATTAACAGCGCCACCTGCAAAAATACCAATCGGTAATCCAACTAACAAAGTACCAAACGAACCAAGACTATCCGTAATCTGCTCAACTACAGACAAAATCCCGGTAAGCAGATCGATGCCACCTTTAAGCAAATCTGAATCTAAGACATTTTCAGAAATCTTCTGAATAACTGCATCCAGAGAGCCAAGCTTTGCTTCCAGGCTCTCCATCCATTTTTCCTGCTCTGCCATCGCAGAACCAGCGGATTTCTGTGCGGTTTCAAGGGCTTTTGTAATTTGACCGGATTGGAATGCCTGGATCAACGCCTGACCTTGGTTTCCACGCATTTTACCAAACAGAATTTCAGAGAGATTAGACCTATCAATACTATTCAGTTTGTCCCATTCATTAGCAATATCTTGCATAATCTCATAATAATCTCTGAATTGTCCGGCATCGTCAAATATGTTAACTTTGCCTTTGGTCAGATTCAGAATCTGAGTCTGCACCTTGCTGATGGAATCTACGTTTTCGCCTACTTCTTCACCAAGTTCTTCCAACTCTCCCTTCATGCCACGGATGCGCATGCTAAACACTTTAAGCGCGTTACCCGCCTCAGAAGAGTTCTGAGTAATCTCGGTAATACCAGTCAGCATTGCTAACGTATGCTGCATATCTACTCCAGCTGCGTTCATAGCAGAAGCAGATTTTGTCAAACCTGTTCCCAGATCGGCAGCGTTTGTAGCGAACCTGTTTCCAAGCTCATTCAAACTATCGATAATTTTCACAGCATCTTTGGCTTCAATATTAAAAGCCTTCATAGCCGTAACTATATCACTTACAGCTGTAGAATCGTCTACTTCACCTACGTTTGAATAAACGCTGGAAAGTTCGGATAACTGCTCTGCTTCGTCCAATGAATAACCGAGCTTTGTCCAGTCAGCTGTCTGCTCGATATAGCTTGCCATATTTCTTCCAAGGTCTTTGGATTTCTTGGCAGCGGTTGTTAGGAACTTGTCGTACCTATCTGCCGTTTCATCTGTAACCTTGTACAGATTGGTCATTGCCGTATCAATTTCAAGGACGTTTTCATACATTGCCTTGAAGGCCATCTTTATGTAATTACAAATATCAGTAAAGGATAAATACTGCGATGCAAGTTTTGTAATTACATTTTGTAAATTCAGAGCTGAATCCTGCGAACTATCAATTGCTTTTTTTAATCGCCCCCATTCAGCTGCGTGTTTATCGATATCCGTCTCACTGCAAGCTTCAATAGTCTGGAGCAATTTTTCAACTTCTGCTCTGGCGTCAGCTGCTGCATTGCCATTCTGAGTAAGCCATGTTTTAATTTCACTGGTCAATTGTTGTCTAGGATTAAGTTTGTCAATATCTACAATATTCTTGGCCTTCTCCAAAGCCGTCGCATAAGCTGTTGCCGCAGCAAGCATGGCTTCTTCATTGCCTTTGGATTCTTTTAATGTTTCAAATGATTCTTTAAGCTGCCTAATTGCCTCTTTCGCCGCGTCGCTCTGAACTCCAAGCTTTTTAAAAGCAGCTTCTACCGATTTAACTTCCTTCTCGTATTTGGAAGTATCCAATCCTCTGTTAATCTCGTCAATCTGCGCTTTCAACTTCGCTGCAGAAACATCTTGCAGCTTCGCGTCAAGAATAGCTACTTTTTCAGCTGCAGATTGAAATTCGTTTTCGAGCTGGTCTATCTGATTCGTAGAAAAACGATGTCGGTTTTCTGCAAATATCCGATTGTATGAAAGGTATAAAGCATCCAATTCTCTGCGCAATTCTTCAATTTGCGCCTGATCCTTATTTGGATCAAGAGAAAGCAGCTTGCCTTCCAGGCTACCAATTCGCCGGATTGTATCTCCAAGTTCCCTAAACGATTGATTTACGGCGTCATGATTTGCCGCATCTTGGGTTCTTGCCCTCAGTTGTGTAAGGCTTTCTGCGGCAGAAGCCGCCACCATATCTAAATTCCGAATTTGTTCAGCAGAAAAATCGTTGCCGTGCGTGTCGTATAGGTCAACGATCCGTTGCTGTAACTCACGAAGTCGATTATTAACAGCAACAATTTCGGCCATATTTTCTCTAGCGTCAAGGCCAACAAGCTTGCCTTCCAGGCTGCTCATTTCCTGAATTGATTTTTTCAATTCGGAATAAGCCGCATCAATTTCTTTGAATGTGCGAACCAACCTTGTGCCACGATCCTCGTTGATAAGCGTCGGGAACATGGTTCCTTCTTCCTGCACTTCATATACCGATCTTCGATTGGTAACTGTATCTCCATATTGGTTCTTTCCTTCAATGGAAAGGTTAATACCTCCAGTATTTCTTGTGGCAATGGTAATCTTTCGAATGGCAATTTCCATATTTGAAAGACTATCCGTTACAGATCGAATTGATTCGTCACAGAACCCCAATCGCCTCATGGCTTCCGTTACATTGCCAATTTCAGAAGACATCGTATCTAAATTGATATCGTAAAGCCGTCCCGTGCTTTGAACAACGTCATTAATCTGCGATCCAGCGGCTCCAAGGCCATTTCCCAACACGGTTCTAATAATCGTTGCATTATGCAATAGATTTTCAATCGTAGCAGATAATCTGTCAAAAGAGGCGGTCAGCCCGTCAAGTCGAATATTTTCTCCGAGTCCACTTAACGAAGTTCTGATCTCTTCGAGACTGCTGCATACACGGTCGATCTGCGCAGCCAATTCTTCGGCTCCAATACCGCCACCTAAAATGCCTCTTAACCGCTCAATGTTTTGTTCTGTTTGGGCAGTACCATCTTGAACTCGTTCAGCAGCATCAATAATTTCATTTGCAGATCGTACAAATCCAGCGGTAACTCCTGAAAGATCAATACCTCTAATCCTAGCAATTTCTTGCTGAATCTGTATATACTCTCTGTATACGTCCATCTGTTGTCGCAAACTTTGAGTTGTATCGCCAATATTAGGCGCAATCTCAAAAAGTCTGCCCATTTGATTGGTTCCGGCAGCAGCCCTGAAAACGGCCTCATATCCTTGTGTTGCATTTGTAGCAACACGGAACGCTTCTTCAATAGCTGATGCCTGCTGACGCAACTCTGCAATGCTTTGTCTTGCAGCTCTACCATAAGCCGCCGTCGTATTGCCAGCACCCATATTGAGATTAAAACTAAAATTTTGATTACGAGTGACTTCAATTAGCTCTCGCATTTGATCAACAGCGTTTGCAGTTGCGCGGTTCATCTCGTTTATCGTTTGTGTAATTGATGCAATTCCGGCATCGTTATCAATAGTACCTAACGCATTGCGAATACCTACAATGTTATCTTCTAAATTTCCAAATGTTTCCGCGATTCTTCTTAAACTCGCAGAAGAAGAATTGAAATTATGAAATAGATTTTCGAAACGTAAACCTCTCATTGTCCGGTTTAAATCCCGAAAAGTGTCAGTAATAGCATTTAATTGCCTTTGTGTCTCTCTAAGATCAAGCTCAATCCCAATTCGAATTGGCTCTTCGCTCAATCCATTAAGTTGTTTCTTTATATTATCAAGCGCACCAGATTCTAACTCTGCACTAAGTAACGCTCTAAATCTTTCATCCGCCATATGTAATCACATCCTTTTCGTAAAGTGCATCAAAGCCGTAAAACGGCCAGTAAACGCACCCGCAAAAAGGTGCGGTAATTTCAAACAAAATAAAACGGCATTCCGGTTATCTCACCGGAATGCCAGCATTTAATAAAGCATTCTTTAATATGCTTCTTTGATGTTTTGTCAAAACAATCATCGGCTCATCCCAAATAGCCGTCCCAGCATACTTTCCTCCATGATGACCATGTGCAGCTGAAGACAGAGTTTTTTGTTCAGACCACCCTTTGTTGTCATATAAAACACCATTTATTTTTTTTACATGATAATCTAGTCTTTCCAAGTCAAAATATACATCAGCTTCCCAACCATTTGCCGTGGGCCGTATTTCAGACTTTACCAAAGATTTGAATAATTGATATGTGCGCTCGTACATTACAGGGTCATATTCTGCGTAATATTGTTTTATAAATCCTTCTATAACCTGAAATGCACTTGCTTGCATTAAATTTACAGCTTCCTTGCATTTAGAAAGCAAATAATCTTCCAAGTCGCTTATGCTTCTAAAATCCATTTGCGTCACTTCTTTTTCTTATTTGCAAATTCGACCATAACAGCATTAAGTGCATCGTCGCGCTTTCCGCGTTCAGCAAGCAACTCCGCTTGTCTCTGCTTAAACATCGGACTATTGAAATACGCCTCATTAACTTTTTCAGGAGTAAATTCTCCGCTGATTTTGCTTAATGCTTCTGCGATCCCCATAATTTTTCCCGCATCAATATTCTGCACTTGTTTCTCAAGTGTTTTTACAAGATTGGCGACTGCATCTGCAATAGGACTCTTATGAATACCAGTGCGATATTCAATATTGTCATCCACGGCTTTATTCAATTCATCTAATAAACCTTCGCGCATATCGGTCTTTAGCGTTTCGGCAATTCCAGACCCCAATACAAATTCCTCCATCATAGAGATACAATCTGCATTCTCAGGATCAGTAATATAGGAAACATCTACATCCGTCATCAATTTAATCAGAATAAAATCAAACACCAGATTCCTAAGAATGGATAAATAATCCTCTCCAATCAGCAATTGAGAAACCATCGTAACGAACCTTGCTTTTGTCAATGCAGTCATATCAGTAATATAGTTATATTCTTTTTCTACTCCGTCAAACACATATACACCATTCTTCATATCTTCATACCTCTTTCAAAAAATTCATTCATATTCCAATGGTATCTTTTTATTTTTCTATCCCCTTTAATTCGAATAGCTCCATTCTGAATTAAGTCGATCTCATCAAATGATTTTTTACTACTTCGTCCGCGCATCGCATTAAAAAGGGATATTTCTATAAAATAACATCGCTCCATGTTATTCTTTTCGTCTCTAAAATTGCATATAAATCCAGCTTCAATACCATTGTATTTCCCAAGCTTCGTTAATGACTCAATTTGATGCCATTTAATCAATCTATCCGGAGCATCCTCATCTTGCTGCCAAGCCATTGATTTGTATTTCGTTGATTTACATTCAAAACAATACAAAGTTTTCCGAATAGAATCAAATATAAAAAAATCACACTTGTTATGCCGTGTGAATTTTGTATTGGTGCTTTGATTATATGCCTGTGCCGTATCTTTTAATCTATGTACCATACAGTATTCTGGCATACTGTTTTTAAAATCGTCTTCAAATTTTTTTCCTGGGTTCTCCAAAGCACAACACCTCTCAATCGTGGCTGCGCTCTTGCCATTCCATTTTCAATTTATCGTGATCTGCTTTCCAAAACACATATACAAATTGAAGTTTATCGTCAACAAACAAATCTACCAGTTCCGCACCTCGAAATTTATAAAATGCGGATTGCTTTGGGTTTCTAAAGAATACACAGCTTTCATCTGCGTAAAGAATGCCTGTTATATCACTTTTTGTCATTCACTTCACACTTCTTTCTCTACCGTAAAAAAAAGGAAGTCATCAATCCACTGGTGTAGTGTAAATAATGTCTTCCTATAATAAACCTTATTCACACATCTGTCCCGATGCGCAAAAAATGTGTTTATTCCACTTCCACTACATCAGGTTGTTTCCTTTTTCGGATATACTTAGGCTTTTCAGCCACGTTTTCTTCGTTGAGCTCTTCTGCGGGAACTTCAACGTGCTTCGTATCTTCTTTCAGAATGTCATTAATTTTCTTGAGAATATTATCCTTAAAAGTTTCTTTGTCAGATAAATCAACCGTCAGCAGTTTTGATTTTGCCTCTTCTTTATCGTAGACTCCAATAGTTACGCCATGCAAAATCTGAAAAATCTTATAGTGCTCAGATGTATCTGTGTATCGCTTCCAAGGATTCAGCTTTCTATGCTCTTCGCAACTCAAACACATATAGTATTCTCGTCCGCAAATAGCACAAACAGCATTCATTTTATTTTTTTCAGCCATAACAAACACCTCCAATCAAAAAATAATAAGGGAGGGGAGTATAACTCCCCCATCCCAATACAATATCCAATATTATTCGGATACGATGATGGCGAACAATTCATCGTCGCCTTCCTCTGCGCAATAATCCTTGAACATCTGGAACTCGAAGGCGTGCTTGCCAGTGGAAGTCAGAGCCAACTCTACCTGTTCAGGATTCAGCTTTGCCTTACGGCAAATAATCTTGCCGGAATACAGCAGGTTTTCATTGCACTTATCACGGAAGTAAGCATAGATAACTACGCTGCAAGCCTCCGGGAAGTTAGATGCCTTATTGCTGATCATCAAAGCGTTTTCATTTTCAAACTGATATTCAACATAAATGCTACCCTTCAGGCCAGTAGGCAGAGTGATAGTGCCAGTGGTCTTATCAATAACAAACTCAGTTTCAGAAGCGTCTGCACCAGCACCGTAAGCAGTACCTACGTCATTATTTGCAATAGAATAAATCCACTTAATATCGTTTGCAGGCTTATGCTTCAGGGTAACAGTAGTAGCGTCAGCAGGAATCTTAATGATTTCATAGGTATAATCGGTAATCTTTGCATCCTGAGCGCCAATAACCTTCTTAGTACCATACTGTGCAGCAGCCAGATCGAGAGAAACCAGAGAATTAGTCGCAGAGAAAGTGGCCTTCTTAGCACGATACAGAGTGGTAATCAGAGCGCCGATAGCGTCAACAACTTCTTCGCCTTCTGCGGTACAATTCAAAGAAGGGTCTTCCAGAGAGGTCAGACGCAGCAGCATCTTTTCAGTTTCCAGATCAAAAGCAACCAGAGAGCGAACGCGATCCAGAATCAGTTCATTCTTATTAAATGCCATAGTATTTTCCTCCAATCAAAATAGGCTCCCGTTTAAACGAAAGCCAGTCGAATGATGTATTAAGTTTATAAGTCTCCCCAAATATCCAGGCGAGTTTTGTCAACGCCCTTTAAATTGGCGAACCCAGAATATGCTCCTTGCAGCAGCATGGTAGCATCTTGCACTTTCCCTATTCGTTTAATGTCATAGAAAAAGCGGTTTATCTTCATGTTCCAAATGCCATCTCCGCCGTATTGTCCGCTTTTTACAGACAACGTCGAAACCAGAGGCAATAGAACACTTTTATATGGTTTGTTTAAATTTGCCGCATATTCATCTCTGGCATCTTCAATCAAATCCATTTTAGTTTTTTCATTGGCAGGTGTTTCATTATTTCTTTTGTATCCATGCATTTTTCGAATAGTATCTACTAGACGCATATATGTCATTCTGCCGATCATTATATCTTGCGCTTTATCGTATAAAACAATTTCTTTGTTTTGCACATGTGCCATTGGAACGAAATTCACAAAATCAATGTCTTTCAATATCAATTGAAGAGGATTAATAAGATACTCTTTTTTTTCTTCCTCGGTGAGTTTTGCGCGTTCTTCGTTCGGCATTTTTTCAAGCAATTCTTTTTGGCTGGACACCATCCTAAAAATCAATCTTACAAATAAATCGTAATCATCGATTTTCGTATAATCTTCACCTGCATCCCACAACTGCCATTTCAAATCTGCTCCAACAGCAGTTAAAGTCTGTACGGCGCTAAAATATCGCCTTTCGCCAAACTCTATAATTTGATCAATCGTGGGCTGTGTTACTATAATCTGAGGCGTCAATTCTATATCTTTGCCTCTATATAGCATCATTTCATCTACTTCAAACATATTCCATCACCTATTCTATTTCGCATAAGGTATTGTTTAAATCAGTACATTTGAACGTCAATTTACGATATAAATAATCTTGCTGATATGAACCTTCTACATTGCTTGAAAGTTTCATTTTGCCAATACCGAATCCCGATCTTCCATTCAATTTGTGATCTATCAAAGAAGACAAGTAATCATTTCGATTTTGTGTAACCTTTGGAACATTATCAACTCTCATATGGCTTTCATGCGATATAATCCATATTTCTACTGTAGGGTTAATAAATGTTCCATCTGCATCATAAAAAGATTCTGGAATATGCACTTGAATTGTAATAAAAGTCTGTACGGTGTTTAATGTATAGGGATTTTGATGATAATCAAAAATATGGGTATTATATAGTTTTTCGGGAGATGTAATAGTAGAGCTATCAATGGCTTGAACAATGTCGTTGTCTTTAATAAACTCTTTGATGATTTTATTCTTTGCAGTACCAATAATAGAGCTATTCGCCATTATAATAACGATTCAACCCGAATAATTAGATTTGATATATAATTACCGTCATTATCAGAAAGAGTAAGTTTCAACTCTTCGTCAATAAATTCATCATTATCAATCGCTATTTCAATCCAATTATCGGATGTCTCCACTTCTAATTTATCATTGAAATCACTGGTGATTATCCACGCAGGTTCAATACCTGTAATTTCTATACCATTTTCATCAAAGAATCTGCCTACAAATCTTTGCGGATCGCCACCTGATTTAATGATTTTGGTTTCATATGTAATTACAGATTTTGAAACCGTTTTACAGGTCATATTATCTGTTCTAACAGATTCAAAATCCCTATAATCACATACTCCCAAATCAAATCGATCCGTCGCATTATTTGTAGGGCACTGCATCACAGTAACTCGTACCAATCCCTTTGATCCATAATTATAGCTTGTCGTATCATTCTGAGTGACAATAAAAGACGTTGGATTATCCATGTTTTTATCAAGGAAGAATCTTTGAGGAGTATTTAAAACTATTGTGTTTTGATCACATGGCAACACAAGCAAATGCTGGCTTGAACCAATAGTAAACTGCTGATTGCCTCTTTCTCCGCTATTATATTGTGTTGCATTTATATCATGACATGGATATTCCAATATGCGTCCATGTTTATCCTGCCACTTTAAAATCCAGTTACAAAGCGTCAACTTACCTTGATAATGGATACCATCTATATCAAAAGACTCCGTACAAATCAAATATGAGTTATCTTTTGAATCGTATAAAATATCTCCAACAACCACTGGCATATCATGTAATGTTTGAAACTTCATGGTTACGCCGTTCGCATTAGAAAACGTCCTTTTATAAATTCGAATCGGGATTGTATCTCTTCCATCATAGCTTTTTACACCCAGCTCCCAAAAATAAATCCCTAAAGAAAATGAAGCATCATCGGTAAATGTTTCCTGGATCAGCTCTTGGCTATATCGAATGTTCGCCTCTCTAATTGAGCTTCCATGTAGCTTCATTTTTTTATTGAATCTATCCAAGCAATTCACCGCAATGCCTCCTTTCTATTCATTAATAATCACCGTAAAACATTTTTGATTTTTTATATCCCGTTCCTCCGGAAAGCGTTTTGTTTGTTTTTTCGCCCATCCAGGCATACCTCGAAATCAAAGTTTCATTTTCAGCTTTATAGGTTTTATGCATTGCCATTAGCTCACCTAAAAAATTTCCGGGACTAAAAGCATGAAAGTCGGTTGAAGGTAAATTAACCTGTAATAAAGTAGGAGTTCTAACATATGTAGAGTCGATATACTCCAATAACATATAATTACTCAGTATTTCTATTTCAGCCGAATTAAGTTCTACATTAAACCTCTGCAAAATGTCATTTCGATCACTCAAGTCTTTTCTACAAACATGAAATCTGGAAATCGCAGGAATCAAATAATCATGTAGATAATCTTTTACCTCATCTACGTCCATCATAGGTATTTTGAAGCTAATAAACTTGGGCAAAAGATTTTCATATAGTTTTTCATATGGAGTATGCATCATACCTACTCCTTCCACGTTCACTTACTTTAAAAGCGAAATCAAGTCCAGCTTCAAATGATTCTCAAGTGCGCGAATTACCATAACATCAGCAAGTTCTCCATTAACAATCAAATCTTTGATCTTCTTGCAAATAGACTGCTTCATGCCATTGGGTGTAGCAGAAATATTCTCGCAAATTTTGCTGATATTGGCTCTGGTATAATTCTTTGCTTCCATCAGGAACTCGTATTTTTCAAATACGCTTGTCAGGCCAAATTTACTAATAACACGGTTATCCATAGGCTTTAACCACATATTACGGAAATAACCCTTACAATTACGCCACATGTTCTTCAGGGTTTCAAAAGTCATATATTCAGTATGGCCAACCTCGTCCCACTGATAGAAATCTCCACTTCGATTATCTTTGTAACTTACATTAGGAATCAAAGAAACTACTTCAATTTCATCTGCATCATTTAAAGGCTCTACTACTTTAGAAGTAGCAGCCGCTTTCGCTTCTTTGGCCGGAGCCACATTATTTTCTTTCATTTCCATATTTTCCGCATTATCGATAGTTGCTGCGGTTGAAACCGCAGCAACTTCTTCAGCGGTATTTTTAGCAGGTCTTCCCATAACTAAAATCCACCTTTCATATATCTGTGTTAGTCGAGGCTAACTCTTATGCAAAATTAAATACGCCGAAATACTGGGGCATAACCATACCCAGGCCCATGCAAGTCTGAATCTGGAAGTCCATGGTCATATCGTTATACTTCTTACCAGTGGTATCCATATCGCTGCGGGTATCACCAATGAACTCAAGCTTGATAGGCTTAACGTCGCCGCCCATAATAAACAGCATATTGTCGTCCAGAGCCAGCTCAAAGGTATTAGCCTTCATAGTCTGAGGAATAACCATCAGCTTGTTGCCTTCCCATTCGCCGATAGAACCAGTATTTGCTTTTGCTTCCTTCTGAGATTCAGCAAACATCTTATCGGGAACAATGCCAGCCAGCTTACGCAGAGCAGCCTTAGTGCCAGCAATTGTCAGGCCAGCATATCCACCAGCTGCCTGCACTTTATCACACAGCAGACCAACGGCTTCTTCGCTGTTGCCAGACATGGTAAAATCGGCAGGTACGCTCTGTGCAACATTCTGGAACTGAACATACAGGCGATCCTGGATGTACTTATTAATGCTCTTATATACCTTGTCGAGCAGTCTCTCAAGAGAAACGATACCGAGCAGGAAGCGTTCCAGTTCGTCATATACATGAATGAAAATCCATTCCTTCGGCAGGGTAAACTCTTCACCCAGATCAATGCTCTGACGATTGGTATCCCAATGGTTGCCTGCAAAAGAAGCAACGGACAGAAGGCCGCCTTCATGATAGAATGCGGTCTGATCTCCAAGCTGACGATTCTTTACTTCTACGAAAGAATCGATAAAAGGAGAAGTCAGAACATCTTCGCCGATGGTAACATTCACAATTTCTTCGATAATTTCAAAAAGAACCACATTATTGCGACGATAAGCCTGGAACAGGGTTGCTCCCTTCAGGACATCGTTATTAATCTTGTCACGCAGATAATTTTCCAGGTCTTTACGAGTAATCTTTTCCTTATCTACATGCATAGAAAAATCGCCACGCATCAAATCGCGGGCGAGTTCAAAAGTGCTCATATCTTCAGTGCTAAAATTTACTCTAGGCATAATCTCGTCCTCCTATCCCAAATTAAGCCAAAGATTCAACTTTAGCTTCGTAAATCACGCAGGTGCGGCCATAATCACGAATTGCAGTATGAATGGCAGCGCCAGTCATGCGCTTACGCTCAATCTTTGCGTTCATAACTGCATCTTCGCTTGCAGCATCTGCAACTGCCAGCTTACCGGAAGCATCAATAGACAGATATTTATCTGCATCTGCAGCTTCGCGAGTCTCGGCAGTAAAACCTTCGGCGGTAATGCCAAATTCATCATTAACCTTTACAACACGAACACGGAAAGGAACGCCTGCTTCGTTAATGAACTGGTCTCTGCGCTGATTGGTAATGCGGCAGGTATCGGGATTCCATGCAGGGTGATCCACAACTACAACCTTCTTACCAGCCTTAAAGCCAGGAACAAACTTATAAATATGGCTATAACCATCAGCCAGACCATCAAGATAACCAAAAGTACCGTTTTCTACATTGTTTTCGCAAACGGCATCAAAAATTCTTTCTGCAAAATGGGTAGAGCCCATATTGACAGACTCGAATACAGTATAAATTGCCATAGTATTTTCCTCCTTAAAATAAAAACCGCCGAGCTGGCGGTTGCTAGGATCGTTTAATTAATTAACGCTTCACTGGGATGCGACCATAAATAGTATCTACATAAAGATCAGAATCCGCATCCAAATTCATTACGTCTACAATTGCCGCAGGCTTCTGCTTGGTAAAATTAGCATTTGCTGCCAGATCGGCCTTAACGTACAGCACAGAGCACTTATTCTCAATGTCTTCAACAGAAAGTTCTTCCTTATGAGACTTAAGTTCGGTAAACTCAGCAAGTTCTCCAAGCTTGGTTTCGAATTTTGCAAAAACGGCGTCCTTTTGAGCCTTCAGCTCTTCTTCCTGACGCTCCTCATCTGCTTTGACATACTTGTCATACTTAGGTTTCATATCATCATAATCTGCCTTCATTGCGGTATACTCGGCTTCTGCCCTATTTTTTGCTTCTTCTGCGGTTGCGATGTTGGCAGCTGCTTCTTCAACTTTTTCGTAAGCAACAGTTTCGATTTCTTCAATATGCTTACCAAAATCAAAACCTTCAGGTGCATCGGAACCTTCCTCGTAATTTGCGTACTGCAGCTTCTTTCTCACAGCACTTGCAAAGTCAATTTCAGGCTTGTCGCCATTAAGGGTGAATGACAAACCATAGTATCGATAGTTATTTTTTCTATCGACAACAATTGCTTCATTCTCCTGAATATCTGACAAATAAAAACGGGGAACTGCATTGCCCCATCTGTCAGAAACGCTTTCATATTGACTTACAATTGCGGAGATGTCGGAAAACTGCTCAAGTACCGTCTGGGAAAAATTGGTATTTGGCATAATTTCTATACCTCCTTGATTAGATTTCTCATTCACCAGTTTGGTGAAAGCAGTATATTTATCGTTTAATTCAGCCTGAAGATCCTTTACAAAATCTGTCATTGTGAATTGAACTTCAACTGTGCTGTTGATCATTGCAGGCTCTTTATTTTCTCCTAAAATACAAGCGGCCCTAAAAGAGAACTTCGTAAAATGAAATGCTCCTTCTTCATCTTCGTAGCCGTCGTATGAATCCAGAGTATCCTGCTTTAATTCCATAGAATGAGGCTTGATTAAGTCTCTATCCATGATTTCAGCACTATCTTCAAACATATTCCAAATCACGCCGTCAACAACAAGGAATGTCCTTGTTTCTCCGTCATCGCATATGCGATCCTCATAATGAGCGTTATTATCTTCCGAAGATAAAATCACACCATAGGCGCTGCCCAAATATTTTCTTCTAACGCCCTTTTTATCTTTCGTGATAATATATCTGTGATCTGAAAAATCGTTTTCTCCTTCGTTGTTCTTTTCAATAAAGCCAACGATAGGTATATATTCCAAAGTGTCAATAGCTGCATCTACTACATCTTTTTCAAAAACACTATTATTTTTGTTTTTTCCCAAGTGCATAAGCCATATTTTCACTTTTGTGAATCTGCTATCTTCCAGTGTATATTCCTCTTTTTTTTCGAAAAACACGGGAAAGGATAATGCAGACTGTTGAATGTTTATTTCTGGCATAATTCCACTTCCTATCTATCGTTTTTCTCATTGTCTTTGGTTTTTTCGCCTTCTTCTGTCAATTGTTTGCCCTTTTCTTCATTTGTTGGCCTGCCCGAAGAAGTATCTTCTGCAGAACTATTAAAAGAAGAACTTAACGGCTTAAAATGACTTGAAAAATCGAAAATATCTTCATGCAAAATATAAGACCCCATCATTCTTGATGGAGTCATATCAAGCGTAGCTAACCATTTATCAATTACAGTTACGCCCAGAGAGCATGCTTCTTTATATCTTTTTGAAACGTTGTCTCTGTTGAATATTGTAATATCCAATAAGTAAAAATAGAATTTGAAAGCAGTCTTATTATACTTCTTTAACTTGATATATCGATTGATCCACCTTTCAAATTGACGATACAACCCATATACAAAACCAGAATCATTTTCTACTGAATATGTTACTGCCGTACCAGAAGAGCTTCCGTTAAATAATTCTCTGCTTTCGCCAGAAGAATTATAAAGCTCATTTACGGCATCAGAAACATTATTCCTGGTATTATTGGAATCCTTAAAGCTGATTGCCTCTCCTTCGGAGCCGAGATTGTACAACAAACCGATGTCGTCTGTCATACTTTCTCTATTGATCTCTGCAAAAATACTTAAAGTTTCTGGCGTTAACAGCGGCTTATCAATCGTAGTTTCATCAATCGGAACCTTAACCATAATTGCTTTATAATTATCAGTTCTCGCAGATTGAAGCTTTAACTTTTTATATATTTCTAAATCAAGAATGTCCTGCACCAACGAAATCATAAGAGGAAACGGGAAAGGCCACTGATCGTTAAGCTTTACGCAAATCTGGCTTTCAGCAGGAGGGCTATACCAACACGAAGTAAGCAGCCCCTTTTCCATCTTATCATGATATTCAATGTATGCTTGCTGTACATAATCAGGATAAGCTCCAAGTTCCTTTGGCTTAATTTTTGTCAAATCTATTTTGAAATTATATAGTCCGTCTTGAATCTGATATAATTTACAAATCCGATAGTCTATTCTCTGAAAGAAAAAGTCCGTTGAACTCTCAATAGCTAGACCACAATATATATCTTGATAGGGTAATACCCTCATAATTTTTGAAAACTCGTGCTTTAAATGCATGTTTTCAATTCTAGCAGATAGCGCCGCATACGTTTTCTTGATCGTATCAACCTGAGCATTTTCTTTCACATCATATAAATCAATCCACCAACAGAATAACGCCATATTGCTGTACATAGTATTTAATCGATAATAATGAGGCGAAATATGCATAAGCTCCTCTGAAACTTCAAGCAGAATGCGCCATTCTCTCCTTGGATTATTCAATGCTTTGCAGGCTTCCTTTAAAGGTATTCTGCCCAAATAACCACTTTCAATAATACTTGTGTTCGTGCAAATATCTCTGAGCATCAACCTTTTAAAAGCTCCTAAATCTAATCTCCCGCCATCTGAAAGAGCTCTTTCAAATGAAGCTTCGTCTTTTTGGTAATCGCGCTTTTTATAAGCTTCCACATATGTTTCTTTAGGCTGTCTAGTATATGAATGTCGATTTCTATTTCGTTTTTTACTCATGCATTTCACCTCCTTATCATCAATATGTAGTGGGTCTTCTGTTCAGTCTACGCATTTTATTGGCATATTCCTTAATATCAAACCCATTTTTACTTGTCTGCAGAAGTTCTCTTTCCAGCTGACACTGAACCCAATAATTATATGCCAAAGAGCTATACCTATCCTTACGCATTCCTGATTTCTCGGTTATTCGTATGTTCGTTCCCTTTACCTCATGATCCAAGTTGATTAGTTCGTAGATTAATAAAGTTGTTTGAATATATGGCAACCTGTATTGCATTTTTTCATAATCAGGCATACGTTCAAACCCCTTGATCCTTTCGCGTAAAGCTTCGTCGGCCTCGTCCTCTCGAATAAGAAGATTGATCTTTCCCATTTTGAATCCGCTTCTCAACAGAATACAAATCTCATTATTAAATGAAGCTGTAGCCTTTATGCTCCAAATTACTTTCTTTGCATTTGGCACTTTGCATCTTTCGGCCATTACTTTATCATTACAACAACTCAGAGCTCGATAAAGTTCTCCAGTTGCCGGATCAACCATGTCTTGAATCAATTTGTCGTAAACTCCAAGGCCGGAACCATTAGTATCTATAACCAAATCTGTACATTTGTACATTTCAAATAATCGTCTCACGATCAAAGCAAGTTCATCCGTATTTAATCCTTCGTGATTTTCCAAATAAACAATATTTGATGTGTAACTATTATTATTTGTCGGAATTGCGCTATTTATAATAATGCTGCTGGCGTCATTTTTCGTTTTCTTTGACGCCATCAGTGCAACGTCAACAGACAGTATTCTGCGTTCATTGGTCGCAACTTCAGGAATCTTCAAATTTCTGCTATTGCCAACCAAAGTCGTGGGATATACAGCCGTTTTTAATCTACGTCTTTGCGAAACATCGTCATAGGTAAAAAATGCGCCATCTGTATCTCCAAATGGCAAACATCCCATTTCCATATTAAACTTCGTTTCATCAAAATCGGTTTCGCTCATTTCATCTTCTACATCGGATCGTTTCAGAAGCATTTCTTTAATTGCAATCTGATAGGGGAGGGCGCAAACAAAGTATCTATCTCTGGCTCCAAGTAAATTCACTGTATACGCCTGAGATTTGCTATAACTCCAATGGCTCTTATACCAGCATGAACTCATGTAAATCTCAATATTACTCTCCATGTATTCATCTTTATCTTTATAAGATGGTAAGTTCAAATAAGCAGGTTGCCTTGATGATGTAAGAAATTTTTTAAGAACAGTATCAATAGTGTCTTTATCAACCATTCTAAATTCGTCTACGATCAAGATATTGGCGCGATTACCGCGTCCTGTATCGCCAGCAGTTACAACCTTGATCCATGAACCATTATAAAAATGTATCTCGGCCTTATTTGCACCAACATTGAAATATGATGCTTCTCGCCGTAAATTCTCCGATCCCCAATCATAGTTCTTCATGAAATCGTCAACGATCTTTGATAGAACTTCGTTTGCTTGCGTTCGAGTAGAAGATGCTACGCATATTTTTGTCTTGGGAAATAAAATGCAACGAACCACACAAAACAAAGCCGTTAGCCAGGTTTTACCCAAGCCACGGCTTGCCCAAAACATAAAGTGCGTATTGCACATCATCGCATATAGTAATATTTTCTGAAATAATTTCAAAGTGATGTTCAAATAATCCTTTGCGAAACGATGCGGATTATGCCTGTAAAATGAACACCAATATGCTACACCCTCTAATATCCTTCTCGATTTTTCATTTGCGATCTGTCTTTCTGATTTTGTTTTTCTTAAATCATCAGCCATTAATTATCGCCCAAATCCGATCTTCCAAAAATCATATCAAACAAGGCTTCTCCGTCCTCATTATCTTTATATTCAGGCTTCTTTACAGTATACTTTTCAATAAACTTCGTATACAAATTAGATAGGCCATTTTTCAAGCCCATCATTTTTGCCAAATGTCCCCTGAAAAATACATCTATATAAAGGCCGATTTTGTCAACATCCCGCAATTCTTCATCGATTTCTGGTATGGGCCGGGTGTTTTCCCATTTATCAATTAAAGTACCAAATGTTTGAGTGTCCGCCACAGTTTCGCTTGCATTTTGCTTGGGCTGCAGCTTTGCAGCTTCAAGCTGCTTCAAAAAAGTAAAATTCAAATCCTTTGTGTCTAATCCCATTCGATTTGCTTTCAGCAAATCCAACTGGGTAAAGCAGATCGATTTAAACATCTCTTCCTGAGACTTTGTTTCGCATTCATGCCTGGTTGTCCAGTCCGTATATTGATCATAAAGAAACTTATAATCTTCAGGTTCAAACCCACTTCCAAAAAACTGTTCCGCTTTTCGAAGTTCTTCTTCTACCTTTTCATCTTCAAGCATGTTCATCGACATAATTGGTATGCTATCTTTTGCCTCTTTGTATCTGTCTGCAATTGTAGAGTTGTAATCCTTTTTTCGATATTGGTATAGCTTTACATGTTTCATGTAGCAAGACATAAACGGTGTGTCTGGACACTTCTCTTTTTCTCCAATTGCGGCATCAAAAATCTTATCGGCATAATACAAATCAAGCATCATGCAAACTCGCTCAACTGCTTTACGCTCATAATTACGATAACCTAAGTTCTTATACTTCTTTACATTCTGTCGGCGCATTTCATCCAGACATTCCTTACAATAAGGGATTTTGCCAACGGACTGAAATTGTTCACTATCTGAATCATAAAAAATATCTCTATCAAAAGGCTTATTGCATCGCAAACAATTCATTGTTTCTGGCGTAGCAATGGCCTCTTTTTTTCTCAATGGCTTATTGCCGGAACTTGCCATTGCTCTTCACCTTCCTCTTATGCCGGGATCGTCGTATATAAAATATCTTTCAATCCTTCCTCGGCATCAAAAATAAAGGATTTACATTGACGCCGGGAATTATATCCCTGATCAGCACTCCATTTGCTTCTACCGCTAATAGTAGGCAAGCGCTGAATCCTAATGTTATTATCTTCGATTAATACCTGTTCAGTATGCAAGTGCTGCAAAAACACTTCTGTCATTGTAGCTTTTCCCCACAAATCTCTTGCTTCATCCGCTATAATAGCTGGTAATTTTTGAATCTTACCATCATGAGCAAAACATAAAAGCGTTTTACCATACAAACGATACTTTCGTGCAAACGGCTGATAATCAACAGTCACTCCGTCATCATCTCTAAACCAAGCATCAATATATTTTGCCAGTTTAAACCCGGTTAACTCATCATGATTCCCCATTACATAAATCACGTTTACTCTGCACTTTCTCTTCAACAAATCAATTGCTTTAATTGTCATTGCACATAATTTTTCATATGCGTCATAATAATGCAAATCACTCACCTGAGCTGTACCTTTTGTAGTTGTCCCAGCCAGATTGTCTCCATTAAGCATATCTCCGCCAATAATAAAATTGATTTCTTCAAATTTATAATTCTTTGTGCGGTTTAAAACATCTTCGATAACATGAAAAAATAATTTTTCTGCAATCTCGCAATTATATTCGTTTCCGGTAGTAAACATCGAAGCCTGTAAGTTCATGTGCAAGTCAGCGATATCGATCAGAAGCATTTTGTCTCCACTCAGATAAATTCGATTCTCCTGTAATCTTGGAAGAGAATAATTCCGATCAAGTTTATCAAAAAACTCTTCAATTTTTTCAAGGGGCAATTCAACTTCTGATATAGGCCTCACTGTAATGAAGCTGGCATATAAAGTAACTACGCCATCTGCTTTTGAAATAACCTGTCGAATATTATTTCTTGCACTAATCAGCTGCCAACATATGGGATCAAATCCATGTGCTTTCAATATATAAGAGGGATCTTTAGATTGCTCTTCATTCATTTCAATAAGTTTCGTGCTCGTATAATTACCGTCTTTATTAATTGAAATTTCACTGCTGCCACTATACTTTGTTTCTACCTGGCATGTTTCTTTTGTCTTTAAATACTCAGCTATAAAAGCTCCGCCGAATACGCCTGCATTTGCTTTCCTCAAATAATCAGTTGTGATCGGCAAGCTGAATCGATCACAGATTTCCTGCCAATCAATATCGATTACATTATTCTTCTTGTCAATAATCAATTGAAGGCATTCATCATATTGATCTTTCGTAAGTCCAATTTTCGATATTTCATTCATAAAATCCATTCTAAATTCCTAACCTTTCGTAGCTGCTACAGTTTGGAGCTGCCACAGAGACTCGAACTCTGAACCTACGGATTACAAATCCGTCGCTCTGCCAATTGTAGCTATGACAGCAAATAAAGACAGTTAAGTCTGCCGCCTACACATCTGCCAATTTGATCGCAGCCATTGCGCTTCTCGAATGCGTATGTATCTGCCTTGGGGTAGTGGCGCGTTTTGTTATCTTATCTACCCGTGGAGGCACCGAAGAGGCTCGAACTCTTGACCTGCTGGTTAACAGCCAGCTGCTCTACCGACTGAGCTATGATGCCATATAAAATGCTCCGCATGTCAAAATATCCAACACGGAGCTGATTAAATTTCGCATTTATAGGCAGCGAAACACCTGCTTTATCGTTCCACACTTGGGATATAGGTGGCGGGACGCCCTTTATAACCGTTTTTCTTTCGGATTGTACCTAGCTGCCTTGTGGTTATACGCAAACCCCTGTTGTTCTCCTGCAAATACCGCATAGCAGCACGGGATTGCATTCATCAAACTCATTTGACCTCAAATGCCAAACTTCGGTTTATGCCGACCGAAAACGCCCGTCTCTTCTTATTCCACCCACGCATGACAGTATGTTGGGAAATAGATAACATAATCGCCGGAAAAGGATTTAAACCTTTATTCGCAGAATCATAGTCTGCGGTGCTAACATTTACACCACCCGGCGATTGGTGGAGCTAAAGGGTCTCGAACCCTTGACCTCATGCTTGCAAAGCACGCGCTCTTCCAACTGAGCTATAACCCCATGAAAAAACCTCACTTAGTCCGCATTTGTCATACGACAAAGAGGCGTGTGAGGCAAATTGGCGGCTCTAACGGGAATCGAACCCGTGTCTCCAGCGTGACAGGCTGGCATTCTAGCCCCTAAACTATAGAACCAAATCAGGATGCGCTAGTTGTGTAACACATCCAGGAACTCCTTCTGCACTTGGCAGATGAGCTAAATCAACGTGGCAGAAATCCCCGCCTATGGACTCGTCTTAGCTACGGGATACCCTTTCCATCAAGGTCGGTACTGATGCGTCAGGCTCTACCGGAACCACATTTGTTTGGCGAAGAGGGAGAGATTCGAACTCTCGTGCCCTGTCACCAGGGCAAACATCTTAGCAGGGTGCCGCTTTCAGCCACTCAGCCACCTCTCCATATGCAGTCTTTCCTGCTGTCAGTGTTTATTCTTAATAGACTGCTTGCTCAACAAAACACCTGTACGAGCACTGAACCGCGTGTCTACTTGCGGGACTCTTATCTCCTGTTTCTGTCATCAATAGCACATTTTTATGCAGGAGAGCTAATACTGGCGCTGATAGAAGGATTCGAACCTCCGTGAGTGTTACCTCCAATGGTTTTCAAGACCACCGCCTTAAGCCAGACTCGGCCATATCAGCATGTAAAAATAAAAGGGTGGCATCGCCACCCTATAAATAGACCCAAGCGCCGTAGCATTCTTGAGTACGATCATGGTCAAGGTGACTGGATTCGAACCAGCGGCCTCCGCATCCCAAATGCGGCCATCTACCAAACTGATATACACCCTGATATAAACCACCTGATTTAAAAGAAATCAGATGGTAGTTTCTGATCAGTATTTTATTAGTCGCATACTGACTAGCGAACAATTTTTCAAAATAAAGCCTCGGCCCCGAAGGAATCCGAAGCATGCGATTTAAGCCATAAGTCCGAAGATCATTACAGCAAAAAACTAACTGGTGAGGAGTAGGGGAGTTGAACCCCTGTTTTGAGATTGAAAATCTCAGGTACTAACCATTATACGAACTCCACATGTGGTTGCGAGAGGCTGGATTCGAACCAGCGATCTCCAGCTTATGAGGCTGGCGAGATAGTCCGCTTCTCCACTCCGCAATACGGATGGAAGGAGGGATTTGCACCCTCAACTTCCGTTTTTGTTTTGTACCTTCAGCTGTTTTGCCTTAAACTACTTCCATCAAACTTTTCATCACAGTTACCTTCAAAATAACACCACGGCTGCTTTTAACAACCGTGGCGCAGCTAGAGAAAGGTGTAAATATGAATGAAAGAAGTCAGGCCGGAACCTATCTCAAAGTCCCGACCCGTTTATATATAAACAGCGTTTCCGCTGGATATATAGGATTAATTTTGAACAATCAGCGAATCTCTAAGTCTTTTTGAAAATTGCGCTTCCGGTTTAATGTGTGCCTTATACACCATCATTTCACCCGTTAGATTGTTCTGCTTGATAATTTCAGGAACATGCCTTCCCTTTAATGTGATCCCTTCGAATAGCTTTATAGCTATATCTACTCCAGGAGCAGCACAGGAAAGTAGCTCTTTTACTTTTGCCTCTAAAGTGTTGTATACGGCGGTTGTAATTGCTAACGCTCGTTTAACTCCCATTCTTTCAACGGGAGTTTCAGACAAAAAACACTTATCTGCCGTATCACGAATCAACATCGCTTTAGTATAGCTTTTAGATATATTTTGTTTATTCATATTTATTCCTCCGCGTACAGGAAATTTCTCCCAAATGAACATCTCCTATCCGATTCTGTCAATTTTGATAAAACAAAAAACACTGAAATTCGGCATATTTCAAATTATAGTAAATGCTAAAACCATTGAATTTCAATGGTTTTAGCGCTCATTTTGTGCTATTTAAGACAGCATCTTTTTTAATTGCCTTTCGGCCTTTTTCTGCTTTTTAGCACATTCTGGACAACGGCATGCATATTGATTTTTAGCAGAAACAGAAAATAATGCATCGCAATCTACGCACTGTATCGTCTTAAAATCCGGAATTAAATATTGTAGCATATTCTTATAAATCGAATCGCCATAGCAAAGCCATAGCAGTGCTTTTGCATTCGACCTATTTTTCCCATACACATAATCGACTAAAATATCTACAATTTGATTTTGATTATATCCAAATTCAGATAGAATGCTTTTCGTTTCTTCGATCATTTGCTGCTTCTTGGCAAGAGCACCATTTTTAGCGTATATTGATATCAACTCAGTATTGCAATAGTTCACCTGTAATACTTCTCCCAAGTCCAAAAAATATTTTTTATTTAATGCATGGTACGCCAAAATTAAAGGGTCTGTCTCTTCTGAAATGATTTTACCCGAATCTGTAAAAGCTACTCTTGCAGTGCAATTTGAATCATGCATTAAAAACCTATGTTCAACTTTTTCTAAACCAAGTTTTTTGAAATGGAACCTGGGGACAGGTATTATATCATCCAACTGATTTACGAAACTGCCATTGCGTTTTTCCACTTGATCGTCCAGCTTGTCTTTAGCATAAACGAAAAAATGAGGAAGCTTATTTCTTGTAAAGGCCAGGATTCTTTCGTGAATGTGCTTAGGGCGTTCTGGTTTATACAGAGTTTTGGCATAATCGATAACGAAATTATTTTCCATACAAAGCAACTTAATAATATCCAATGCTTCCCGACGTTCTTCATTGCTGCCGCTTATGAAAACTTCACTATTCCAAATCTTTGAAATATTATTGCTGTATATTCCAATATTACCGCCAACAAATGCTGCGTTCAACCCGTTATAGATCGTTTCGTTATTCAATTGCACTGGAGAAGCTTTACGCATGTTATAATACAAAGGAACAATTCCTTGCATATTACGCTCTGCAACGTCAATAATAGTTTTATCTGCCACCACCAGACTCTTATCTCCGTCAACATCAAACTGCAAAATCTTGCTGATCAAATCATGGCAGCTCGTATAAACTGCGTTTGTACCAAACCATTCTCTGATCTTGGCTTGTCTTTCTTTATAACCTATCCATGCGACATTCCTGCGAATAGGATGTTCGCGATATAAATGAGGACTTCGCAAGCAATCTAATTTTTCGCTTTCAGGAAATAACCAACAAAATACCTCTCCATCTTGCAAAAGCCCTTCCGGTTCCTCGATCCCAAGGAACCAATATTGGCATGCAGCATAAAAATCAGGGAGTAAGAATGTGTATTTGCCTCGCACTCTCAATTTTCCAGCTTTATAATCCTTGATCAAGCTATCGCGAATTGCCCGGAGGGTTCTCTTAATCCAATCATCGTTTAATAGATCAGGGTATAAATCTAATGCTTTGTTCAAACTACTCTTATCCTGATTATAATTTGCTCCACCAAATGCTGCTCGAATGTTATCTATACTGCTCGTCATATTTTCCAAACAGCCAATAGATTTATTTGCAATTTTTAAAATCTCTTCCGGAGTAATATCCGTCAGTGTTTGAAGCATTTGATAGTTGATGGACGCATTAGGAATATTCAACTCTTCTTCATTGGTATATCCGGCAGTACAACCATATTTCTTATAAGCCGCTTTATATTCGTTCCAGGAGTTATAGTATTTCCACATTTTATGCTGAGATTTGGTGAAAACTACCTGGATATCTTCGGAAATCAAATTGTGTTCTTTTCCGTAAATATCTCGAATTACTGGCGAAGCTCCTTGATCAATTATAAACTTCCTAAAATCAAAAACGCCAAGCAATCCTTTAATCCACGGTAATCGAACCATTTTATTTTTCTGGGTCTTTCCAAAGGCACAGGGGAGTATCATACCAGCGCCATCTGTATGAGATATAGGAACAAAATCTGAAACCCTGGTAATAGTATAGTCCGCATCATCCACGAGATCGTAGGTTCCAAATACATTGGTTTCAAAATCATCGATTACAATGGCTTTATCAATATCGAACTCAGGCCACAAATCAGTGGCTGAATTGCTCAAAGCCATATAAGCCAGATGCTTATTGGGATTGTTACCTCCCTTGCGATTTATCTCGTCAAGCGTTAATCCACACATAATTGTACGCTCATGCTCGTTCCAGATTTTTTCTTTTACAAAAACCGCTTTTTTTGTCCTGATCTGTCCGGCAGATGAAGTAAAATAAATATATTTCTCGCCCTTGTATGTATACCCATGATACAGAATATCTTTCAATACATCAAAGTAAAATACCTGAATCACCATAAAATCTTCGCATAATTCATTTTCCTTTGCTCCGATCATTCTCGTAAAGGACGAATCAAATACCGAAATGATATTACTGTTTACAACGCTATTCTCTCTCAAGTACCTCGTATGATGCCTTCCATTTGAGCTTACGTTCTCCTGGACTTTATTCGCCAAGAGCTTCAAAAGCTGCTCTTTGCTTTCGCTGATTGCAGCGTTCTTGATTTCAATTAGCTTCTTTTTCAAGTTGTAATCGGAAATCAAATGCTTAATTTCGCCTATATCCTCTAAGGTATAGTCGTCAAAATTAAAGCGTTCGTTTATGATGTCTTCTATGTCAGTAGAGTAAATACCAAATACGGCAAGCTTATTTTCAATTTCATCTAAACCAATAACGATCCGTTTGTCTCCATTTGCTCTTTTAACGACTCCGCCTTTTTTAAGTATTTTTCTTTCGCTTCGAAGTTTATGATTTTTCAAATGCAACCTTGCCTCATGGTTGCTGTAGAATCCCGCAGTATCAGTCGAGATAATTTGAATTTGCTTATCCAGAGGCATACAAACACCTTCTTTATTTACCCATTTCATTCATCCTTACTTAGTCTGAGAATTTTAGATTAATCAGCAATAACCGATTCATATTCTTCAAAAAAATCATGAGCGTATTCTGCAAAGCAATCATCGTCTGATATGTCCCTGATTAAAGAATGTATTTCTCGCCAATCTGCACCGCTGTTAAAATCTTCCGCTTTTAAATCTGGATCATCTTTGGTCGTAAAAGCACTTACAGGATAAATACCTGTATGATTTTGCGTATTCATATGGAGTTACCTCCTTTCGCTTGTTCTATTATTTTCTTTTTATTTTTGATCTCTTTCTCATAATACTGTTTACCTTTGACAAACTCATATTTTGCATCGCGTTTGTATGTATTGCAAAAAAGTGTTTGTCCAGTCATCCATCTTTCTTGTCCATTGCTGCTTTTCACCAAATGTCTGGGGAGTTCTTCTGCATATATTAAGCCAATCTCAATTAAAGCATCAACCGCCTTTTGAACTACATGAACTGTTAGTCCAAGCTCTTTAGCAATGTCTCGATAATAACAGTTATAAACCTCTGGATTATCGGCCTTATAGCCTTCCTGATTTCCCCAATATTTCTTTGGCATAGAATTTGGACGCCTGTGTATCTTTAATCTTAAATAAGCGAACACTAAAAGGGTGATGTCTTTATTTGAAATGTCACTGCTCAGTATTCGTTCGATTTCGTCTATATAAGCAATCGTGAATTGAGGGCAATTGTTATCTATCCATTCCTGATCGAAAAAGAAGGTTTGATTGACATTTAAATCGCAATCCTGGCTTAACTTTTTTATATACCCAAGCTCGATCAGTTTTGATAAGGAGTTTTCAGTTTTATCATTTATTTGACCTGGATGTCTATCGGGTTTTTTACCGAAAGAAAGAATGATCGTTTTTAAATCTGTGTCAACTTTATAATCAAGTCCACATCGTATTGCCAAATAAGTATATACAGCTAGACGCTGATCTCCGATGTTGAAATTTTCGATTATCATTCTTGGCAGTTTCAAAAAACGTTGTTGATAATAACTTAGCTCTTTATTTCGTGTTTCAGGATATTCAGTTTTGTCTTTATCTTGAAAATCCAATCACATGTTTCCCTCCTTTCAGCCTCTGATAAAAAATCCACGCGATTTTGTGGAAATATTTATAGAGGGTGCGTTTTTTTCCACAGATTTGCGTGGAAATTTTCACTTCAATACTTATATAGATTAACTTAGAAAGATTATAGTATACTGCCGCGCGTGGGGCGCAGCAGGGGTCGCTTGCTTACGCTGCGCTTCATACCTTCCCTCTGGGGAAGGGGGGCTACGACCTACGGGCTTACGCCCTCCGGGGTTACGGTCGCGCTTCCGCGCTCCATGGAGATGTTAGTTGCTGCGCATAAACATAAGCAACGCAATATAATTTGCACATAATGTTTATTGATAAAAATTAAGTGCAAAAAACAATGGACAACATAACTATAATGATTTTAACACAGATAAGGTTAGTTGTCAAGATCAAATGACAATATTCTTTAAAACTATTAGATTTCAGAGCTTTTCAAAATAACACGAAAAGTGAACAACGGTTTACCGTCGAAAATTTTAGTATTTGTATTCGAAAAGACTGGTTGTATTTATTGAAATAAGTGCTGAAACTCAATAGTTTTTACAATGAATCAGATTGACTTTGATTCGTCTTATTTATTTTGCGACAGGTAAAAGAGGAGAGGTATTATAGGTAGAAATCATGAAAGTCCAGGCTTGAGGGTGATTTAAATTGACCTAAAAAGACACTGAGTTTCAATAGCTTTTTGAAAATAGTAAAAGCTGCTACCGTTGAAGTATACCGTCGATTAAATCAAAGTGGATTTTGAATTGCGATCTTGCAGCATTTTTAGGATCGGAATGCGGTTCAAAAATCAATATGTCATAGATATACCAGACACCAGACGGCGGATCGCGCGAAAATGTTAAAAAAGTGTAAAATACCCCTAGGGGCCGGGGCTGTCGCCTAAAATGCGATATTAGCTAATTTTTTCGCTTTTTTGGTCGAATAAATCCGGGGGCTATCGCCGCCGCAAAAATCAAGCAAACCCACGGCAACCGCCGCCCCCGGTAACAGTCGCCCTGGCCTTGCAAACAGCCCCAAACGCCCAACAGCGCACAACAAAAAACGACGGTTTGCGCCGTCGCTAAAATTCGCCCCAATTTTCAAACACGGTTAATTAACCGCATATAATTAACCGTAAACGGTTAGCTATAAAGTATAGCAACATTAAACAAAAAATACAGTATTACTATTCTTCAGCCGTCGCCCGTTCCTTCCATTGTTCAGGTGTAAACCCCAATTCAAACCGCAACAATTCATTAATTAAGCCGTTTGGCGTGGTTCCAATACTATCGCAATATGCAACTATATCGGCCTTGCGTCCCTTCGGTATAGTCGTGTTTAATCTATCATAATTCGATTTATTAAAATCGTTTTGTCTTTTTATCGCTTTATCTTTATCGTACATAATAATCCTATAATGTATTGTGCAATATACACAAATACGAATTGATATTTTTGGTTAAAAATACGGGTTGACGTATTGCGCAATATGGTGTAACATAATACACGTCAGGACGGCAACGGAACCGGAACCCCGGAACCGGAACCCGAACGACACAAGCCCGAGGCCGAACCACGAACCCCGAGAGGACGCAAGCCCTGCAAGGTTGAGAGGGAAGCCGAGGCCGTGCCGAACGTGGTTATTATACCACGTTTGTACGCAAAAGGCAACTTGAAAATTGAATAAATTCAAGGGCGCAAAGGATACTACGCGCACGATTGAACCCCGTCTCAAAAAGGCGAAAAAAGCGGCAAAGGTCGCAGGGCGAATGGTCGCAAGTCCGGGGCTGCAATGGTTAATTAAAAACCTATACCGCAAAGGTGCAGGCCGTCGAAAAATCCCCTAATAAGGGCGCGTATAATCCTAAGTCTTGACGCTGTTTTTACAGCCTCATTAAAAGCCCTCAAACCTTTATCTTTTCTATCTTTTCTAACTAAAGTCTACTCAATAGGCTTTAGACGCTTGTTAGAATCGAGAAAGAATCACAAATCCGGCAGAATGCAAACAAGTACCGCATACGCCGAAAGTCCCTGCAAGCTGCTTAGGGCTTGACATTCAAACGAGATTATAACAGGCGACTAAAGCCCGTCGAAAGTCGGGTTTATGCATAGTAATAAACATTACTTGCAAACAAGAAAAGAATAGGAAGGTGTAAAACATGATGAAATATGCAAGTGTTAGGAACATGGTATCCCCCCGAAGTGGTCGCCCCGTTGCAAACCAGTTTATCATTCACTCCAATAATGCTGTTATTTTCCAGTCTTATGACAGCGTTATTGCAATCGTTGATTATGACGCGCAGGGCGCGGCGGCGTTGACTTTGGGTCGGAATTGGTGTTACTCCAATACAACCGCAAAATATCTCTATGAGTTTTTGCGCGAATACGCCCGTCACATTTTCGGCGGCGACGTTAGCAAAAAGCGAATCGAAATTGCAATCAAAAACAGGGATATTGCATATAACGACAACTTGAGATAATAACGCCCCTGAAGAGTCTTTGAAAATTAAGACGAAACGCCCTGCCGGGCGTCGGGTGAATAACCTAAAAAAAAGAGGGAAGGTAAAACACAATGAAAAATGTAGCACTTTACAAGCGTTATTCTAATATTGCCCCGGTTGGCGTTTGCCATTTTTCCAACTGTTTCGGCGTTGCACTTTGGGAACCCGACGACGGCGATAAATTCGAATGCGATTATATTGCGGCATGGGTTAACCCTGAAGGATATGTGGGTTTTCATCGTCATAAAGTCCACTATTCGACGGCAGGTCGGGCATATATTCGTAAGGGTGCAATGCGCATTTATCTTGACAATGTAATGCGCGTTTAGTCGTTTGGGCGACTTTAAATAGTTGATTAGGCCCAAAGCGTCGCCCCGTTTGGGGCGGGTTCAAAAATAGATAGGGAGGGTTATACAATGAAAAAACAGGGTTTTTATCTTCGTGCATACGGGTTTGACTGTTTCATGGAGTCCGATAAAAAGAATGTTACAAATGACCTTGCAATGAATTTCTTGAATAAAATTCAAAACAAGCTAAACAGATTCTACAATATCGACGACGTAACCATTAAACAGGCAAAACAGGCTATGCGCCGCGCTACAATGGAGTTAAAAACCATTCAGAACGGCAAATTCGCTGGACTTCAGTATATCGATATATACGGAGAAAATTTCGGTTTCGGTTGCGACCCCTGCGAAAATCCGTTCAAACGCTGCATAATTGTCTGAGTCGTCACGGCGACTATAAAAAGCCATTTAAGCCGTGAGCGTCACGCCCTGCCGGGGCGTGGGTATGGAAAGAGAAGGGAAGGTATAAACATGAGAAGAAAACGCTATGTGCATGAGTTTGCGCAAGATATGCTTCAGACAGATGCAGAAAATACGTTAATGTTAACGTCTATCAAAGAATTAAGAAAAACACGCATAGAAAATATTTTGCGCGTATATGAAAGAGGAATGTTGACGGATATTGAAGCCGTCAGAGCCATAGCAATGGAATACCCTGAAACCCACTGACGAGTCGCTGAAAATTGCGACGAAACCACGCCCACATGGGCTGGTCTGGGTTAACCATTCCCGATAGCAACCGCCAATAAATGTGCGTCTATCGAAACCGCGCAAAACTCTGTAGCCGGAGAATGAGATGATTATGCAGGCTACCTGTGTCCAGCGGCATGTAAGAACACGGCTGGAGGCGACCGGGGCAATCCCTTGAACCCCGATTCATTCCCATATAGCATGGGTCAAGCGTTTTGCCGTATCGTAGAAAAAACGGCTTTAAAAGATAAAAACGGCCTTGTGCTACCAACACAAGACCGCTTTTTATAAAAAGATAGGAAGGAGGACAACCGCCATGAAAGCCCTGTATCGGACTAAATACGGCTGGATGTGGTCTGATGGGATTATTCGCGCCACGGATAACCCGGACGAAATCTAACCGCATGGGGGTGGAGGGAATTTCCTTCCGCCCTTCCTATACAGAAATATATCATAGTTTGCCCCTTCCTGTCAATCATTTGGAAAGATAGGAAGGGGAATTTTACAATGAAAATCACATACGAGCTTGATTTGGAAACTTTCGAGGCATGGTCTGGAGCTGTCGATACCCTTGATCGTGTACGCAACGCCGGAAAATGTGCGCAGCTGGAGGCTGTTCTGGAGGATTTGTACCCGGATGGAATGACCGAAACTGGTCTAAATGATCTGCTTTGGTTTGAGCCGGAATCCGTGTATGAATGGGTTGGAATCCGTTCCGAGAAAGTTATCCGCGCCGAACTGGAAGAAAAACAGTACGAGCTGGAAGAACTCAAGGAAAGTTACGAAGAAGAAGTCGAGGAACAAATCGACGAAATCAATTCCAATCGTGAGCTTGCCGGAATGAATGAGCTGGACGAGGAAGAAATCGAAAGCCTGAGAATGGCAATCTGGAGAAGCAATTACCAGTCGGATGCCGATGATCTGGAGGAAGAAATCGCCGATCTGGAGGAAGAATTGGAGGAATGGTAAGCATACCCACCTGACGATGGCGAGTTGACAACGAGCCGAAACAGGCTGGCCTTGAGCTGGCCTGTCGTGGGAAGTCAAAACCACATGGAAAAGATAGGAGGAAAATCATGAAAAAGCTGGCGATTGGAGCATGTATTGCCCTTTGTGTGCTTGCATTGATGTTCACGGAATATCGATTCATCATGAAAAATATCCGGCCTTATCGGGGCAATGGTGGCATGGTGTATCTGGAAGTTTTCGGAAATTTCGACGAATACTACGCCGAGGCAATCGGTAAATGAACGGAGGAAGCACAATGGCAAGGAAATATCTCTATCGAATTGGTGTCGGAAAATCTGGCATGGCCTTGGAATATCACAAGATCGAAGCAACTAATGAGCAGGAAGCACGAAGCTATGGTATTCGGAATTTTCTTCACCCGGATAAAGGCTACGATCATATCGAAGTAAAGCGGATTAAGAAGGGAGCCTAACATGGAAAGAGATGCAGGAATGTACAAGCTGAAAGACCTGAAGCATGGAGAATTTTTCAAGTTGAAAGAGTCTGCAAATCGGGTCTATATCCGCGGCGAATATGACAGGTCGGAAAAACGTTACTGTTGTACGGCATGGGACGATGCTAACGCATGGAGGATGCTGGACGGAAACAAGATGGTTTATGCCGGATTCGTTTTTTAACCCCACCTGATGATGGCTGCCCGGTTAGCAACCGAAACGCTTGATGGAAAATCCTGAGAGCGTCGTGGGAAACCCCATGGAAATATCCATGGAAACCATAAGGAAAAGATAGGAGGAAACATACATGGAAAGGCGCTACAACAAAAACTACTCGGAAAATTGTGAGATTATCCATGCGGAGCCTGTCATTGAGGGCGAAGTTGTTCTGGCAAAAACTGAAACAAGTCAGGGAATCATGTGGATTACATGGTTTTGTATGAACGGAAAATCCTATTGTCACGGTCATTACTTCCTGAATGACCTTAAGGCTGCGATGGAAGATTTCAATCACCGTGTACAGCTTGAAATGGGCTGCATGATGGAGGGTTAAACCATGCGGAAAAACAAGTACATGGATTATTCGCATGAAGATTTGGTAAGCACCTATGGAATCATTGTTGCGCAGGAAATCCTCTACCCGAAGAACAAGCGTTATCCGCAAGAGCGCGTCAAGATCGAAAGGGAGCTTATCCGGCGACTTGGCGGAGACTGGTCGGAATTTTGTAGAATCAATGACTACACTATGGATTAACAGGAGGCGGCATGAAAAACTACATTGCGCTTTATGATGATGGTCACGATTACGGAGAATTTGAGTATGTAAGCGATCATCGAAACGGTAGCAAGGCAAACATGAAAGATGCGAAAGAGGAATTTCGACGGAAATTTGGAAGCAGACGCCTTCAGAGTGTGCATATCTATCACACGGAGCTTTCCAATCGAGATTAAGCAGAGTGGCAGGGCATAAGCCCTGTTAATGCGGCAAGGCATAAGGTCACAAGCCCCTAAAGCCAAACGCATAAGGAAAGATAGGAGGAAACACTTATGGCAGTAGCTATCATGGCTGAGGTAAAGCGTTTCTATAAGGTATACATTGACGACGAAGATGCAGTCGGAAAATCCAACGAGGAGCTGGAAACGATGGCAATGCAGCGGCTTAAGGATGAAGGTCTGAATGCCCTGTCGTTTGATGATACGCCTTTTGAGCCGGAAAACGATGTGATTTCCCTCTGGTACGATTACGCATGGAATGATGGTTAGGAGGTATGTATGAAGTACGTTTACGTTATCATGTCCGGCTGCTATGGTGACGAAGGAATCAGAGAAATCTATTCATCGGAAAAGAAAGCGCAGGAAGCCCTTGATCGAATGTACGCAGATAAGTATGATCGGCAAGGAGAGCCGTGGATGGAAAAATGGGAACTCAAGTAACAATCCACCTGACGAGAACCGGGTGATGCCCGGTCGAAACATAGTCGGAAAATTCCGGCTGTGTCGTGGAAAATCACCATATAGAAAAGAAAGAGGGTGTCTACAAATGATGCAGACCTTAACTCATAACGAGCTTAGATGGATTATGAACGCATTGCAGCATGAAGCAGATAGCATGGAAAATCCTACAGAGGGTATGGAAGCCCTTGCAAATCATGTAAAAGAAAACATGCTGCATGTCAAACGGAAAATTGAAGCTGTCTTGGAGAACAATTCTAAACGCATTGCGATTAAGTAGGAGGCAACATGGCTAACAAAGCAAGATATGTAATTTCTGAAACGATTGGCTTTGACCTGAAGCCTGTATGGGAACTCAAAGAAAGACGATTCTACACTGTTGGCGGCAGATGCCGTTATAACTGGAAAACCATTTATAGAGGTAGCTACACCGCTTGCGAACAAAAGCTGGCAGCATTGACTACCAAATCATTCAAATTAACCACACCTACCTGACGAGAGCTGGACGGCAACCAGCCGAAATGACAAGCGGAAGGTTTTCTTCCTTCCTATCTTTCCTTCCGCTTGTGTCGTAGGAAGCCACACCTGCAAGAAAAGAAAGGATGGAAAATCACATGAAGATGAAGTTTTATACGGAGAAGAAGGATGCCGTGCAGATTAAGGTCGAACTGAGCGCAGACCTGAACAAGTATGCAAGAGATTTCCTTGCGATCTTCAATAACGTGCGCGACAATGAGGAGCTTTTTAAGCTGGAAAATCTTGCCGGAACGAACAGCGTATTTGTAACCTGTGATGCCCGGTATGAAGAACAGGCCAAAGATTTCCTCTGTCAGTTTGGCGAAATCCTGTACGTTGAAAAGGTTTTGTACGTTGAAGCCCAGCTTGATTGGGACTATGACCTGCCGGAAGAATACGATTGTTTGGTGGTTGGCGCAGTCGGCGGTGACTAACAGCATAAACGCAGATGGGAGATAGGGAGAGGCGAAAGCCTCTCCTGATTCTTTAATGCTACATCGGAAAATCCAAAGTATCCGATATGCTAAAAGAAAAGAAGGAAGGTATGCAGATGGAAAATTCTAAGACCCTGACGATGCAGAGCATTATTGAAGGTCTGAGAGATTGCCCGGATTGCCTGTTTGATGCACTTGCAAATTATGGGCATGAACTGAGCAAGTCTGAGCTTGTCGATCTGTGCAAGGAACTCTTGTATGCTATCAATCATGAACTTTGGGCAAGAGATGCCGATGATGTATATGCTTGCGCTGCCGATGAATTGGCAGAGAGGTACGAAGAAGAATAACAGGAGGTAAATCAAATGAGCATTATCGTCCTCATGGGAAGCCTGAGCATTGCCGTTGGAATTTCCGAGGCGGTAATGTACGGATGGAAAAAGGTCGTTAAACACTATAACAGAATCAAGCGTCACCGTGAATTTGTACGCTGGCGCACTCGTAACCAGCGCAGATGGGAGGGCGTTTGATGGAAGTTTGGTCGGCTATTGGATAAATGACAATCGGTTCCTATGCAGCTTCGGCACAATAAAAAACAAGGATGGAGAGCTTGTCGAACCGATGGGCGAATACCATAAGAGCTTTGATCGGTTTGACTACTATTACTTGTATGGAGATCGTGTCTTAAGCGTTATTAACGAAACGGCTAAAAGCATGATGAAAGCTGCAATGATTGCCGAGATGGAAAAACAAGGAGGTTCTTATGAAAAGCATTCCCAATGAACTGTCCGCACGATTTGGCGAAGTCGAGGTTCGCAAACAGATTATGGCAGAGTATGGTGACTCTGACTCTGATTTTATCGGCCACAATGAAAACGGAGAGTTGGTTACAATGAGTGTCCGCCCGGACGAAATTATTGTCAAAACCTATCAGGAAAATGGTTGGCTGCGCGTCAACTACTTCGACTCCGAAGGATGGCTTAACGGAGAGTTGTTCGATGGAAAATGGGACATGGAAGGGTACGAACCTTATGAGCGCAAACGCTGATAGGCCAGCTTCGGCTGGTTAAAGCTACACACCACATATCTAAAGTAGTGGGTGCGCTGAAAGATAGACGGAGGCGAATCAAGACCTGGGATGGCCTTAAATGATTGGGAACCGATGGTAACATAAGGGTTTAACCTGAAGAGTAGATTAAGAATCACAGAATAGCGGCCTTGCCCATCCGGTTATAAAGGTGTATCGCTAACGCTCCCATGAATCCGTTATCAAAAGATAGGAGGAAGAATCTTATGACTTTGTATGAACTCGTGGCAATTTCCCAGGACGATTTTGATACCTACGATACCGTGTACGATGCCGAAGTAACCGTCTGCTACATCCCCGAACCCTTCAAGGAGAACTACGATAGGTTCTGCATGGAGATCATCAAGAAGGTCGAAGTGGAAAAATTCGATGCTTCTGATGTCACTGCTGTATGTAAGTGGGCTGACCTCATTACCCGGAACATGGAAAAATTCAGAACCTTTACTAAGAAGCATTGGTTTGAAGATTGCCAGTATGAAGATGATGATGACGAATTTGTATACCAGTGGATTACTGAAATCCATAACTACATGTGCGGCATGGTGTGTGAAAATACCTACGGCGCACTCGTTGAGCTTGTGAATGAACTGGAATAGGAGATCAATATGGAGCATGAATACATCCCTTATATCAGCGGATTTTCTGACTTTTGTGAATATCACGCAGACGGAAAACCCATCTACATTTCCCATGATCGTTTAAGCAATCGTCTGGTAGCCGGATTCGATCTGGCAAGCAGCATTGGTTCTCGGTACATTTTTGCTACGCCATTTACTCAAATGGAAATCGAACGTGCAATTTTTGCAAACATGTATATGTTCGACGTAGAAGAAAGTAATCTGTTCTACTATCCCAATACCAACATGTTTTCTCATAGCAACGCTGTAACCGGACTCCATGGTTTTATTCTGCGTTTGAAAGGAAAATACGTTGGCAAGCCCAACAGAGATCGAAAAATGGAGGATTACGAATGATAGCTAAACATCTTGCGAACAAGCAACAAAAGATCAACGAAGTCCTCAATGAGCGTTGGGGATTACAGGGCGGAGGAATCAACACCTCCGATTTTATCGACGAGATTATCCTGATGATGGATAACGATCAGAAAACCTACAAGCGTATGCTGAATCTTCGCATGAAGCCGGAGGTTATTGCATGGGATACCTTGCTGAATACCATTAAATTCTACCTTGAATGGTATGAGTTTCCGAATATCAGCACTACGAAAGATAATGTTCGCGCATGGTTCAGAAGCAATGGTGCAGAGGGCGCTGTGGAGATCGTAATTAAAGAGCTGTCTGACCATGTATGGGAAGTCCGGGAAGAACAGCGAAAGTGGGAGCGTGAGCAGGAAGCTAAGAATGGAGTATATCTGGACGGGAAAGGACAAGGTGATCTGGATGGAAAATTTGACGATCAACCGTGACTTCAGTGGAAATAAAGTATCTTTGACCCTGACCTTTGATGAAATGAGAGAAGCATACCTGCGTTATCAGCGGCAGGTTGATATTGAAGATGTGGAGCTTGTCTATGAGGGCATGTTCAATGACGATCAGCTCAATATCATCGCTAAGATCAAGCGCGACCTCATGGAAGATGATAGCTTCGGCTGGAATGAAGCTGTACATAAGGCCGTTAAGGATGCTGGCCTGTATCATATCGTAGAGGCTCATGAACGCCGTGAGCAGACCGAGGATGAACCCGATCCGATTGCAAGACACATGATCTTCACTAGCGAAGATAAGACAGAAGTTGTTTTTGATGATTTCAATAATGATGAAAGTGGATGTTGGTCTGCAATGTGCGTTGACTGTAAGAAGAAGTACGGCGCACTTATGATCGGAAAATTCGATGATTGCTGCGCTATCCAGCAGATTTGTGGTGTTAAAGGCTGCGGCAATGAAGCTGACTTCTATGTAGACTTCCACAAAGACGAAGTACGATTTGAATACTAAGGAGGACAATATGGGAAATACCGTAATGCACGACTACTATGTAGCTGTTCGATATATGGAGAGAGACGATGATGTGCCGGATATTGTGCGGTTCTCTATCCCTACTACGCCCTTCGGTAATGCCTTTTCTTTGGGAGCTGTCCTTTGCAATGACCTTGATGATGCAATCGAGTGTATGGAAGATATGGATTACGACGAAGATGGCGAGGAGTATTCCAGTCGAGAGGAACAGATGGAAGCAATCTTTGATTCTATCGCCGATAAGTTTGGCGGCACATGGGGTTATTATCCCATACTGACGAAGTACATCGAGGTATAAGGAGGCAAACATAATGATTATTGCCTATTTTGATGAAGTCGGATTGATCGTCCGCGCCGTCGATGAAAATGGTATCAGCTTTGCAGATGGCAAGGCATATTTCTCAGATGGAAAAACTGATTATAAAGTGCCTGTAGAACACATTGATCGAATTGGATAGGAGGTTCAAATGGATTACAAAGATAGCATTCTCTGTACTCTGCTGGATTGTGGGGTATGCGATCTGACTATGCTGGAAGATGTCAAGTATGATCTTTGGGATATTCTCAAGGATATGATTGCCAATAAAGATATGAATATTAACTCTATCTTCCGAGGTGTATTTGAACAGGCGAGATTCGATCTGAACGATGCCTTTGAAAATGATAAAGACGATATTCGCGAAGCAATCAAAGATGAAATAGAAAGATATGCAGCAGATGCAAAGGAAGATGGTGTGGAAAACTTCGATGAAGAAGATGGATACATCAAACTGATCGAATATCGTGATCTGCTGGATGCTGGTGAAATCAATCCCGAAGAAGATTTGACCTACTATCTCAACTACATGGATACCCATGTTGCCCTCAAGCACTATGACTTTTATTTCCGTTGGATGGAAGATCATGTGCTGCGCATTGAAAACCTTATGGGCTTTGAATTTGAGGAAGGGGAATGGTAATTGGAATATTTGGAGATGATTCGCGGCGATTGCGCCCTTTGGATGGAAATGAACAACTCTAAGATGCTGATGCAGAGTGTTTTGGAGGTGAACCCCATTGAAGGAACTAACCTTTGTTCATTATCCCTAAATGGCGGCGAACTCTGGTTTGGAACTCTGCAGGAAATCAATGCGGTAGTCAAATCCATGTTGCGCCGTCTGGATACTAACGACTTTTTCAATGAAACGTAGGTGTTATCGTAAAGGAGAATCTTGAATGGAATTTACGATCAAAAATAATCACACTGGAAGAAGCTATGTCGAATGTGGTAACGACTGTGAAACATTAGATATGGTTTGGAACAGTATTAAATACTGGTACTCTACTGGTACAAGCGTAACTATTACCGACAAGAATGGCAATTCTAAAACATTCACAAAATAATAAAGGAGATTATCAATATGGGAACCATCAACTATAAATCCTCGGACTATATCACCATCGGCTTGAACGTGTATAATCCTGATGACTTTGAAGTGGAAGATGGAGAGGATGTTTACGATGTAATTGCCGATACCATTGAAGCTGACCGAGAAGAAATCCAGTTTATTCTGAATAAGTACAACTTCCGCTTTTTCGATGTGAAGATTGAACCGGGTTACTATGAGGGTTTCTCTATTGATATTTTCCTCGACTACCTTTGGTATGATTCTTGGCAGGAAAAGAAGGAAGTCCTCAAGGAAGCAACTCAAGTTGGAAATTTCCTTCGGGAATGCGTGGAATATGGCATGTGTCAGGTTTATCCTGGCTGGTGTACCAAATATCTTTCATACAAAGAATCACTTGCAGGTATCCAAAAGGCTGTCCATGAAATGAAAGAAGAAATTCGCAAAGCTCCTACTGAGCGCACTGCAAAATTCGATGAATTGTGGGGAGGAAAAGCAAAAGTATGTTGAATCGTCAGGACATTCTGGAATATTACAACGCATTTGGCAAAGAATCCACTCTTTCTATTCTCCACTTCTGTGGCCCGGATGGATTCGATGGCGACTATGATGAAATGCGCAAAGAGTTGAACGGAAAATACGATTGGTAGTGGAGGTTCAAATGATTACTATCAGAGATATGTTGGATGCAGGAATCCAGCTTCAGGGTCGAGAGATTATCGTCAAAGAATGGCATGACGATGAAAACGATTATACCGAGCTGTACAGGGTAGAAGATGAATTGCTGGGCGTTGATAACGTTGCCCTTGATATGGAAGTCATTTACATCTATCCAATGGATCAGAACCTTATTATCGAAGTTGAAGCAAAGGAGTAAATCAGATGGAAAATAAACGAGAGTTTTATATAGATACTCCGCTTGGAAAAATCAAGGTATGGGCAAAGCATGAAGTAGATGAACCCAATGATTTCCCTGGCGTATACATCGATTTCATTCCCAACGGCAAACGTGATTGCTGTGAGGATAAGGACATGGTAGCCGTGGTCGAATACGATAGCTGCCGGAAGTGCATTCAGACCTGTGTCTATCAGCCCTCAGATGATGCCCCTGTTGTCATTATTAAACGTGAAATGGAGTAAGAATATGAAATTTTATATTGAGTCGGATAATGGTTCCGGCATGAAGTATGCCAGTAAGGAAGATTTTCTGAAAGAACTCTCCCTCCAGATTGATGATTGTATTGAGAATGGAGGAACTTATTTTGCCGTCCATGTGGATGCTGATGCTGAACGATTTACGACCGAGGACGATGATATTAAGAATGCGACCTTCACATCTGTATGGAATGACGGATTTAAGGCCACTACTGATTGCAAAGTTGACATGAAAACTGGTGAAGTTTCTGAGGTTAAACATACATATCAGGCTGATGGCAGCGCACCTGTTAATCAATACATCACCATTGATGGCAAAGATTATCCTGTATTTGACGGATCGGAATTTTGGATCGGATAAATGGAGGAAACTATGGAAATCTATAAAATCCTTTATCTTTCTACGGAACATCTCAAGCCTAAAACCTTCAGGGAAATGGTAGATCATGAATACGATGTTATCGTTTATAACGTAGAAGCCTATGATTGTTTGTATGGATGCTTTGTACTTGCTGAAGATTACGATGAATTTTGTAATGAACCTATTCCTGATGATCTGAAAGCATGCTTGGACTTCGCCCTTGAACATGATTGCGCATGGATTCGTTTTGATGGAGACTTTGAACCGCTGCCGGAACTGCCCATCTATGAACAGTTTGAAAGTCTGGAGGAATAAGCTATGGCAACACTTGAAATCGTAATGAGCAGAGATGAAGTGATAGAAAACGTACCCTATCAGATTGTATGCTCTACTCGATATGGCTGCATGTGGGACACCTACCGTCGCAGACGCCGCTGGGAAGCAGAGTTTAATGTGTATGAACGTGAGCTTGCAGAAAAGCTGTTCAAGCAGTCGCATATCTGGTTTGTAAGCCGTGGAATCCCGGAGAATGTACGCATGAATATCGCCACTTATACCCTCTGGCATAGATTGGCAAGGTTCTGTGCGTCGCTCTATCCTGCGTAAGAAAGGAAGCATTAAATGTACGACAACACTGTATATATCATAAACAACAACTACGATATCACTCATAATCCCAAAGTAAAAGCGAAATATCCTGCTCTCTATAATGCCGTACTGCGGCATGACAGAGTAAGTAAGAGTATCGTTTATAACCTTGGAAGAAAAGCCTATGAAGAATACCTGAAATATCAAATGGATCATAGCTTGGGCTATGTATGTCTAGCAGGAGGATTTTGAGATGGAAAAACTGAAAACCGTGATTGACGAACTGCTTGACTGTTGCAATGAATGGGATGAAGATATGTCTTATGATCGTGGATACAAAGATGGTTTTCACGATGCGCTTTTGGATGTGTTGAATCGAATGGAAATTGATACCGACGAAGAATATCGTGATTGAAGAAGGTGGAAGTAATGAATACAAATATTTATATGCCTCTTTAATCCGATGGGATGGTAATAAAAGAGTAATTATGTATCTAGCTGTGACGGCGAATACGAATGGACTTGGGGAATCGTTGGTATTCCCATGGAGGATTTTTGAGATGGAAAATCGTGTATTCGTGATTGTTGAAGGGAAGAAAATTCCCGAAATTGTGTTTCAGAAGGCAGCTAAGTATGAAATGCAGTCCAAAGAAGCTCCTTCAAATTCTCATGATTATGAGTGGTATCTCGGAAAATCCCGTGGTGTAATGGAAGGCGCTGCTTATATTTTCGACCTTGATCCCATGGTAATGCGCGATGCGTACAACAAATGGTGGGATGAAAACATTTCTGGATGGGGGTTCAAATGGAAAGTTATCGCAGACAAAGCATAACAAAGGAGTTTGGAGTAGAGCTTGTCAATCTTCATAAAACTGTCGAACAGCAGGAGATGATTATTGATGAACTGACTCTTAAAGCTGCCATGTATAAGGCAAATTTCTTTGGGAAGTACGATCTTGCCAATAAACTGCAAGCCCAGTCGAATGAAAACTACGATAGTTGTATTGGACATTGGGATGGCTTCTGTTTCTGTTCTTCGAGAAGGAACGCAGAATATAGAACGCTGTATGAAATGCTGTTGGAAGGTTTGATTACGGAAAACGAATATCAATTCTGCAAGGTATGAGTGGAGGTGCGACATGGATAAGCCTGTCCCCAAATATATTCAAAACCTTATGGAACGCAGCAGATATGATTTTGATTTTTGCAAGAATCACGAACATTATGCTGCTGGCTACACCATTAAGATTCGCAAGCGCAGTGCCTATTCACATATTTCTACCCTCAAACATGAAGTAGAACGATTGATGAAGTGGGCAAATAGAGTTGCTGGTATGGAAATTTTTCATGTGTTGGATATGCCCAAGGTCACACATCATTGCAATCAAGTTGCGGTGGTAACAATTTATGATCCTGTAATGCAGATGATTGAGAAATATATTCCTAGAAACTGATTAAAATGTGGGAGTGAAAAGAATGGAAGTGGATGTGAACACCATTATAATGGAACATTCAATCAAGGTAAAAGAGGGCTTTGATGCCGTTTTCTGCCCCTGTGGATACACCTTGTATTTTCCAAAGGTAAATGAACTTGGCGTACATGCGGTCACTTGTCCCAGCTGTGGTTATAAAATAAATTACTATCACCTGAAATCAAATACAGATTAAATGAGGAATGAGTCATGAACTGGAAAGAACGCTTTGATAAAATCCTGAAGGAACATTGGATATATGAGGAAGCAGAAGATGTTCTGTATGCCGTGCATGATATGATTGCTGCCGTTGCTGATGATATGGAATATAGCGATCCCGATGCTACCAGCACAATCAGACGTTTGAATGATGCTGCTTGGATTGTCTTTCAAATGTCGCAGGGAATAAAAGAATAAAGAAATCGGAGGCATAACCTATGTTCGAACCCAGGAAGCGAATCGCCCTGAATGGAAAAATCTGGTGGTGTGTTTATGATTTGGGACGTAAAATGTGGAGTACATACACATGCTTCGGCAGATATCCCCGGAAGAAAGATTGCCAGCTTGCTATCGATTATTATCAAAAGGAGTGGAATTTGATATGAGTAAGATGTATTACATTAACCTTTATCATGGTTGGGAAGAAACGAAATATGGAATCGAACATTGTTTTGAAGCCCTTGATCCTGCCGGAGAAAAGGAAAGCGAGATAGAAAAATACCTTGCAGAGCAGCTTGATTGTGATGCAGATAGTCCCATGTTCAACTACGACAGCACATTGATTGTGATCCCTCAGACCCTGATTAACAGGATCAAAGCTGACGCGCACAGAGAGTATTGTATGGCTCAGGTTTCGTTGCACACCTGCCCTAACTGCGGTAATGAATTTTATGATGCAAACAGAATCTACATGGACGATCTTGGACTACATGCGGTATGCCCGGAGTGTGAAGGTTCTTTCAACGTGGAAATGTAGGAGAAAAATAAGATGGAAAATATCAGCTATGGAGAATTGGCTTTGTGTCAGGCTATCGCCGGAACTGCTGCAATTCAATACAGGAAACTGCATGGCGAATACCCTCAGTTTGCAGATGATGCCGAAAAAGCTGTTATAGAATGGTGGCAGTCTGGACACGAACAGTTTTATGTAACTTTGGAATGGGTCAACAAATATCTGGAATTGATTATAAATCAGATTGGTCTGATTGTGGAGGAGGACAATTATTCATGACTGATAAGAGATGTGGCAGTCCTATCACACTGACGCTGCTGGAACTTCTGGAACTGGTTGAAGAAATGGAGAGGGTGGTTGGAATTGAATAGAAAAATCGATTATTCTTTTGACGAGCAGTTAGAGAACATTTTTAAGAAACTTGGCATTAAGCTGAATGTGGATAGAATGGATGATGCTGAAATGAGCATATGCGGTGAGGTGCTTTCGCCCTTTATTGAATGGGTTCTGCATCCCGACTACATCCAGTATGTGCCGAAAATCAAAAGCACTGGTGAATTGATCTTGGATTAAGGAGAATGTTCAATGTATAAATGGCATTGCCACTGCTGTGGTTATTGGGTTTGGTTCAGTGAAAAATGCTCCTGCGGGAATACTTTGAAGGCTGAATCGATTTGGAATCCAAGTTTGGGATCAGACATTGAAGCAATGGAGGAGGAGTAAATGAAGAATTGCAAGTGCGTATATGCTTTTCAGAATGTTCACGGTATGGTATCCGTGGTCAATTACAATGGCGTCAATGGAGCCGTGAATGATTTTCTCCATTGCTTTGATGCCTGGGGCAGCCGAGGCAAATTCGATTTGCCTACAAATGATCGTGTGGCCGAGGTTTGGTTTGAGCTTCCGGCAGAAATGTGGGAGCTTCTTCACATGGAAAATTTCAAGACGGCCTTTAAGCGTATGGACGCAGAGCTTGTCTTTGATTATCATCTGGTCAAATTTTGGCAGGAGGAATCTTAATGGACGTAGGAACTGCCATACAAAGTTCTGTATTGCCCGTACTTTTCGGAAAGATCGTTCGTTTGTACGAAGATAATACTGCTATCATCGAAACTGTTGATAAAAGAATGAATCCGAGATGGTTGCTTGTCAATCTGGATTATTGGCATGAGGTGGGGGGTTAAGTAAAACAAGTTATGAAGAATTGGATTTATATCATGTACGATCATCCCAATTTCAATTCGGCTAAAATCGCTATTGTATGTGTGGATGGCGATTATATTTTTACCGATAGTATTAAAAACGAAGCTCTAGCTAAGTTATGTAAGAACGAAAACATTGACGAGGGAAAAGTTCTGATTCACAATTGGATGCTTCTTGGAGACGATGAAAAGGTGACGATTCTTTACTAACAGCATGAGTAAAATATGCGGAGGATTTAATATGGGCAATAAATATGATATGAGGATTTGCAAATGTGGAAGAATCCACATGACTGAATCCGCCAAACTTGATAAAGCGATTGAAAATGATAAAAACCTTCTTTTGATTTGCGCAGGTTGCGGACATGCAACTTTGATTGGCGCAGATATTACTGAGGATTGGTATGAAGATATTCCTGGAAAGAAATGCTACATGATGTATTCAGGAACTTTCTCAGACTATGAAGATGCAAGCATTACGGCAGCAGATTTTGAGACCGGAGAACAGAATAAGGGGATCAGCGAAATTGTTTATAGCCATGGTTATAAGGTTCCGATGATGTCTGGCATGTATGCCACTGATTACTTTAATGGAATTTTCTCTGATCGTTGGTATCCTGATTTTTATAAAATCCAAAGGAACGATATCACGGTAAAAGAAATCATGGATTTCATTGATGAATATAATCACGATAGAACGACAGTGAATATGAAAAGGTTTATTCATGAGACGCCTGATGAAATATTGGATGAAATTTCCCACTACATGATTGACGGATTCAATTTCAAAGGAACCAAGTGGGAAAACAAATGGAACTCTAAGTGAGGTGTAGTTTATGACGAAAGAACAGTATAAGAAATACCTTGAAGCGGTAGATGCAGTTTGCATCGACTGCTATTTTTCTGATAAGCCAATTATTTGTTCACTCTGTCCTGTTCGTAAGACATGCGATATACTTGCAAAGGAAATGCGTAAGGATGCGTGAGAATAATGAAAATCGGATCAGATGAATATAGAAAAGTCTATTTTAAAATAGGTTGTCAGGTTTATGACGGAAAAATTCCCGCCACAAAAGAACTTGATGTTATAGGCTTTGCCCTTGAAAAGCAAATCCCGAAGTACGTTGTCAAATCGCCGAAGTTCAATGGTGATCGTTGTCCTGTTTGCAATGATGTGGTTTATAGATCAGCTCATTATTGTAAGCAGTGCGGACAAAAACTGGATTGGAGGAAACCTGTATGGGAAGATTAGACAAAGCAATGGAACTTACATGGGGCCAAGTATTTGAAAAGAATCTTCCTCTTAGTATTGAAATGGCTTATGATGTTCTGGATTGCCGAACCTCATTTGCACCGATGGTCTGGATAGAAGAACGTTATAGTCGTGAAGTAAAACCCGGCGAACTATTTCCACCTGGCGTCATCCCAAGCAGATGGATCGAGTTCAAAGAGTTTTGTTTATATCTGGATGACCAAGAGATAATGGCAGAGCATGGTAAAACATGGCTGCTGTTTTTGCGTAAGCCAAATGATAAAGAATATAAAGCTATACAATGGCTCGAATAACGAACAACTTTTCAAATAAAAAAGAGGTGCGAAAGGATGACTTTTCAATTCAACGATATGAAAAGCATCGTATTTGTGGAAACGTCTTGGAGATGTCCGGAACAATACGATGTATATTATGAAACACAATCGGAACGAAAGCTGATTGGCTATGTGCGATTGCGTTGGGGTGAACTTACATGCAGCTTCCCTGATGCAAATGGCGTATGCGTATATTATCATAATTTCGATGATGCGTATAAAGGTGGTTTTGATGACGATGGTCAGCGTAATTTTTATCTCAGGTTTATTGCGGAGGTTCTTCTGCGAAAAGTGGAATCGAATTATGAATCTGAGAAAGAAAAATTGTTGCCGGAAATCAAAGTAAAACCTTGCCGTACATTCGCAAATTGTGATATTTGCTTCGCTGTAAATAGAGAAAGCTGGATGAAAGAATCCGATACCAAAATTGTAGACCACGTTTATGCGGTGAAGATTTGCAGCCATGAACATCACTTTTGCAGAGAGTGTCTTGAAAAAGTCGTGTTCAACCTGAAAGCTGGTTTGGAAAATATTGATGAAAGAAAGGAATGACTATTATGAATGTTTATATCATTGTCGCAACTGATTCGATAACTGGACAGTTTATTCGTATCTGCGAAGTGTACAACGATCATGTTGAAGCGTTAAAAGCTGTTGAACGATTCGAAAAAGAGGATGAAGAACTCAGTAACGAACTGAACATGGATCGTTATTGTTTTACAATCCATGAAAGTACAGCTTATATTAAGATGTAGGAGGAAACAATGAAAGTTCATATCATTGTAAAAACAGACGAAGCAACGGGGGAGTTCATTAAAATCTGCGGAGTGTATTCCAATTATAATGCTGCATTGGGGGCTAAATGGTGGCACGAAAAAGAGAACGAAAAATTCTGTGAGAAGTTTGATTGCGACCCTGATGAATTTACGATTTACACGGAAGAAGTGGAGGAATAAACATGATTTTTAAGGAAATGATTCGAGATGGACTTCGATATGGCATTATCAAACTGGAACAGAGTCCTAATAATGATGGTATTGTATGTCGGATCGGAGATAATTGGTTCTATTTCGGCGGCAGCACTGCCGAGGAATATGATTCAGTGGAAAAATTCCGACAGGATATTCCTCAGAATGATATCATTGAGGATATCTATTCTGCAATTCAGGAATTTAGCCAGGAAAGCGAACTCAAAACTGAATATGATTATTATGACTCTTATTTGAGAGAGAAGCTTGAAAAGGTCAAATATGATTTGCTCCATATTCCGATTGGGCAAGCAAGATTTTCTCTGAGAAGGAATGATGATGGAGCTTATGGAGTCATGGTATCTGCGTCGAATAAAGCCGTTGAAGTAGGTGGTAATAATCTCAGAGAAAATTGGGACAACCAGATCATACTTCCCATTCTGTTTATTCAAATCGATAAGCCGGAACAGGCAGATGTTTGGGCAAAGGTGTTTCACGATCTCGCTGCTCGTATCAGAGAGGAGTGTTGTAACAATGAATGTAAGTCAGAACAGACTGAATAATTCTTTGAACAAAATGGAATCTATGATGCGGTCAATGGAAGATATGATTCGCTGTGTGCGTGGCGTCCATACATTGATCTCAGAAGGCTGCTGTGATGACCCTTGGCCTATTTGTGAGGCTCAGGAAGAAGCTCTCACAAAGGCTCTGCGGAGCCTAAAAAATGCCGCTGGATATCCTTTTACATATGGGAATTGGAAAGCAGTTGAATAACCGAGATAGAGGAGAGAGCGAAACCTCTCCTCTTATTTACCCTCATATGTAACAAGTTAAATGTTAGATGGAAATTTTGATGTTACATGTTCTACGATGCAACTCAGATGGAAAATTTGAATTGCTCCGTGGTATATGAGTGAATATTGATTTGCATGTAGAGGAGGAATTTTATGACACTTCATGATCTTTTGTTTGCAGAACATGTCGTAGAAGGAAAAATACAAATCAGCCATTTCAATGTTCAGCAAAGCAAACGTGATATTTATTACGAGGGCGATGCCGAGTATTGTTATCCAAAAGATATGATCAATTATGTTGGTCGCGAAATTGCCTATATCTATCCGGAAGATCAGCTTTTCTACGACGAATCTCGTGGAGAATATTATGAACAAGCAGTTATTTGTATAGAACTTTGTGATAAAGAATAAAGGAGGAATCGCCATGCTTCAAATTCAGTGTATAATTGATAATATCCCGGTTTATTGCTGCAGCTTTTGCCAGAAGCCAATCGATCACCAAGAAGCTATCGAAAATGAGTGGAAGTTTTGCCCTCATTGTGGAAGGGAATTGTGGAACTCTTATTCTAATCCCTGGAGGTAAGTTGCCATGTTTTCAAATGAAGAAATTGAACGCAGATATCAGGAGAAAATGAAAGAGTATTTACAGGCAATCACGCCTATCGTGAAGGTTGCCTATGGAAATACCTACATCAAAAACTTATCTCTTTTAAGAGATGAAACTTTTGATAGGTTAAGACATCTCCTTGATCTGATGAATGTAGAATTTTCTTTTTATAATGATATTCCTGAAACGGAAAATTGTCTTATACCCAGTAACTCTATTAACATCATGATTTCTGGCGATGATCCTGGTCGTGCTGCATTCATCGAACGCTTCATTAACAACGGATTTATTCTCAATTGGAGGGAATTTCATGTCGAACGGTAATGCCAAGGGTCAATATCAGGCGGAATATAATAAAAGAACTTATTATACTTCAAGAATTTATCTTCCCAAAGGTCGCGAAAGCGCGATAAAAGAGTATTGTGAAATATTCAATATCTCGCTTAATGGCTTGGTCAATCGCTTGCTCATGAAGGAGCTTGGAATGACCAAAGAAGAATGGAATAGAAAGGAATAATGAAATGAGAGTTCGTTTGAGCGCACCTAAGTGTGCAGAATGTTTGTATGAATGCTGCTCGATGCTTATTGACGGAGAATATTTGATTTTAAAGCTTACTGAAGAACCTGGGCATTTTATTACCGTTGCCTGCAGATCTGCAGCGGAAGCACAAGGTTTGTTTGAAGAAGCATTTGGACAAGGTTTTGCTGATCTTCGCGGTTTTCAATATTCGTAAGGAGGACGAAGAAATATGACTGAAAGAACGTTTAATATCATTATGGCTTGCAAACGTCGATCTGAAAATACTGCCGATGTAATCGATGGCGTCAAGGCTTATATGTCGGAAGAATGTGCCTGTCCTATCCACCATTACAGCGAATATAAAATGGCGGAAATCATGCGTACAGCCATGTATGATTACATCGATACCTGCGATAAACCCAGCACGTTCATGCGCCTATTTGATGATGTGTTTGATAAAGAGCATATCTCTTTGGGTGAACGCATTGCCAGGGCATTTACGCTTGTCAGGGTTCGCAGCGATGGAAATCACTATGTAAATGGATTTGGAGAGTGGATGAAATGAAGCTTTGGGTGGATGACGTTCGTCCTGCGCCGGAGGGTTATGTTTGGTGCCATAGCGTATGGAGAGCAATTAAAGAGATTCAGATTAGAGAAAATGAAATCAAAGAATTTGGTGATATTGAAAGCATTGAACCTATTGAACTCATTGACCTTGATCATGACGCAGGCGACTATGCCCAGTATGGCGGCGACTATATTAAGTTACTTGATTGGCTTGAAGAAACTGGCCGCAATTACCCCATCAGAATCCATAGCATGAACCCTGTAGGCGCTGAAAATATGCGCAGAATTATCCAGCGCAATGGCTGGACGGAGGTAAAGTAAAATGAAAACTGCAAGTACAAGTCAAATTATTGCGTTTTTGCAAGCGTATGAAATGTTGCACGGTGTAGGATCTGTAGCATCTATAGGCTATATCGTTTCCGGTGATAGAGATATAGAATATATTTTCTACGTCAAAGATAAATATGGGCGCGAAACAAAAATTGAAATTCCATCTATTCAGGAAAAAGATATATGGACGGAGGCAGAATAAATGATTATTAATAGTGTTTCCAAGGTGGAAAGAAAAGCAGTCGTCTGTTTGTCAGCCGAGGAGCTTAACTGTATCTGTAATGCTTTGGATGAGGTTGGCGATGAAGATCGAAATGAAAGATTTTTGCTGCTCTATGCCTGTATGCAGAATGCCAGAGATTTAAGTATCTATGGGCATCTGGATAATTTCAGCCTGGAATATGCCTTGAATTGCAGAAAACAGGCCGATATGGTAAAGGAGAAAAACAAATGAAAATGTCAGAGGTCATCGATAAAGTATCCGAATTATACCGCCAAGAGTGTAAAAAGCTTGCTGAAATGGAAGAAGAAAGAAGGCTGGTCGTCAAGGAACTCCTTGACGCAGAGCATACTAATAAAAGGAATATCAGTGCGTCTAGATACGAAATGTTGATCGACCATGAAAAGCTATTGCGTACCGAATCTCTTGTACAACAGTCTTTTCGTGATGGAATTTCTGAAGTTCGTGAGCTGCTTATGGACTTGGGGTTTGATACGGAGGTGGAATAAATGTTTCATTATTTAATTACGAGGAAATTTATAAATAAAGTTACAGCAAAACAAAATGCATGTCCGTGGTATGTCTCCTCTATCAACTTTCAGCGAGATTATTTTCGTTTTGCCAGGAATCTTTTATTCTGGAAATTTGGAATGATTGGGAGAACCAATTTCCTACTGGAAAATTTGTGTCAGGGTAACTGGGAACATTTATGGGAAACAGAAGCAGAGAAATCAAAATCAGTATACGATTGGTTTGATATGCTGCGTTGGGAAACCTTCTATTGTTCTGATCGTTGGTCATGGGATCGCTTTCTGCGCGTTCATTGGATTTTTCAGCGTATAATGGATCGCATCCGATATGAGAATACCGAAGAAAAGGTGGGGTAGAGTGTGCTTATTGAAATCGACATAACACTTAAAACAGATGGCGATTTCGAATTGCTCGATCTCGATCCATCTATTCGCAAAATGGCCGATTTTTATACCGAAGGATACGAATGGTATAATATTCATGGAAAATTTGAAAAAGCTTTAGCTTCCAGTTGTAAAATTGAGGCAAGAACATTTCTTGAAAGAATCCTTTGTGATATTCATGTGTGCTCAAATCACCGCTATTTACTCCCGATTATCTACAATATGTTTGATAAAGCGATTCAGTTTATCAACATTACCTCTGTTTCCGATTCTTGCTATGAAATCATGTCGGGGAATTATGAAGGAACCTCTATTGAAGTAACAATCATGTAATGGCATATGAAAATTAATTTTTGCATATCATGTTTAAGGGATTGATTTTCTGTACAAAATATGGTAAAATAATATCAGATCAGGGGCTTGCAAACCTGATTATGCATTTTATACAAACATAATGTGCAAAAATAAATGGGAGAATTGAGCATGAAAAGGCAAACTGATTTGAATGAAGTCAAGAGAATGGCAAGGATATTCTTATATATGAATATCCATCAAAGCGATTTGCCTTTTATTCTCTATCACCCTGTTTTTGAAACTGCAACGCATCCAGCGATGATTAATGGCGAATGGAAAATGCTGAATCTGTTAGATTCAAATGAGCTTAATCTTGCTCGTGAAGCAATGCTTCCGGTAATTGATAAGCAAACTAATGCATTTGGCGTCGTCATGATGATCCGAAAAGCTTATCAGCTTACTTTTCTAAAACATATCCGCACCTATCTTTCAAAGGAAGAACGGGATCGGATGTTGGCAACTGTATGGGTAAACGTAGAAAATCCAAATCAAGATGCAAATGTTTCCTTGCGTACAGCTGCATCGTGGTTCCGTCAGGCAAATAAAAAGTATCTCATGGATGCTGATGAACTTGCTTATTACGAAAGGTTGCCTCAGCATCTTACGGTATATCGTGGCGTCTCTGTGGGTCGTAACCCCAATGGTCTTTCGTGGACTTGGAGTCTTGAAACTGCAAAGTGGTTTGCCCACCGCTTTGATATAGCCGATGAAAAAGGTTATATTCAAAGGGCAACCGTCGATAAATCTGAAATCCTCGCTTATTTCAATGGCCGAGATGAAGATGAATTGGTCATTGACACATCAAAAATTAAAGAAAGGATTGAAATCGTACATGAATAATGTGGTCGCTTTCCCGATTGAACGGGACACTTCAAACATCGTTCCTCTTAGCGTTTTGCAGGGCGGTAAACAGAAAAAGAAAGTCAAGTACAATCTGGATGGTTCGATCAATAAAAGCCGCAATAATAAAATTGCAGGCGAATCTTCAGAAGTGTACGCATTTCGCACCCAGGAAGAAATTCAGGCGATGATCGCCATATTTGATAAACATATTACGTCAGCTTCTGGCGTATGTCGCAAAAAAACTGCTTCGCGAAACAAGCTACTGTTTTTGATCGGAATCAATGTTGGTGTTCGGGCATCCGATCTTCGCACTTTGCGCTGGTCGTTCTTTCTCGAACGAAATAATGCCGGAAACCTTGCTTTTAAACAATTCTATGCCTTGCAACCGCAAAAGCAAAAGAAGCAAAAGAAATTTGTAAAGCTGTTTTTCAATCAAACTGTACAGGCTGCAATTATGAATTTCATTTCAGAATACCCAATAGATAATTTAGACGATTACCTTTTTCCTTCTCAAAAGGGAAACGATCCGATTGAATCTAAATATCTCTGGAGAGTTATAAAAGATACAGCGGCGGAAGCTGGAATCAAACAAAATATCGGGTCGCATTCACTGAGAAAAACGTGGGGCTATTGGAGATGGCACAACGCAGAAGATAAGTCTAAAGCACTGGTTATACTTCAACAGGCGTTTGGTCATTCCAGTCCGCAAGTTACACTAAAGTATATTGGCATCATGGATACCGAAGTAGAAAGCATTTTCAATAGCGTGGAACTTGGTCTTGAATATATTTGAAAGGAGTCGAATGTTGATGATTAAACTTCTCGCAGGTCTTTTCCTTTGGGGCGCAGCTGCCGCTGCGCAGAATAAGAAAACCAGAGAAACCAATGCCCGTGCCGCCGAGATCAGGAAAACGCTCTATTATCTTCCTGAAGATCCCATCCCCCAGGGCGTTGTCGATATCGAAAGCTGGAAGTGGGATATTGAGCATTTCGAGAAACGCCAGATCAATGAATGGTATAGCGATGGTAAGTATCGCAAAATCATTAAACAACATCCTCTGCCTGTGGCAAAAATCATCGACTGGAACCGATATGAATACGATAAAATCAGATATAAGGACGACAAGATTTACGAAGGTAACGAACCCAGCCAGGTATACAGAAATCGTTTAATCGGTATGTATGATTGTATATGGGAGCAGGATAAAAACGGCAACTTCACTGGCAAGATTTATCGAGGCCCTTATTGAGCGAGTATAACAAGCAACAATGCTTATTTTTGATTATCCCAAAGAAAGTTATCAAATCCCCATTGAAAAGAAAGAGAGGAAATAATAATGAAGGAAACGTATGCCCGGTTTTTAGATTCAATCGAATCTTCTGGATTGAAACGAACTGCAAAAACATTTACCGCTTTGGAAGAATATGATTTTGAAAGTTTTACACAGCAGTCGATTGCTGATATTCTCATTGAGGCTAAACCTGTATCGGATCGCATTGTATCTCAATATCTTACCATTATTATAAAATATGCTTATTTTATAAACAGAAAAGATATCGTTAGCGCTGTTCGCAGATTTGATAAAGGCGTGTTTTGGGAAATGTATAAGGAAAATTCAAAGAAATACATCTCAAATGCAGATTTTGAAGCTCTTTGCTCCAGGATTCAAACTGAAGAAGAATACAATGTGCTGTACTATACCTGTCTGATGCGTTCTATTTATGAAGGCATTTATAATGATAATTTGGATGTGTTGGTTCACTTGAAGAGTGAAGATATCCATGATGGCTTTGTAACTTTGCACACAGACGAGGGCGAAATCTACGATTTGGAAATATCTGCAAAACTTGCTAACGATCTCATAGAACTTAGCAAAATAAGTGTTTGGGAACATCCCAACCGATTCGGAACGGTTTCTCGTTCTCCATTGGAAGGCGAACATGTAGATAGTTGTTTCAAGATGGCAGCTCGATCTTCGTCTGACGGGAGGTTTGCCCACGTTAAACATCAAACTGCGTTTAGAAATATTGCAAAACGCTATATTGATTATGATATTCGCCCGTATGATGTTTATATAAGTGGAATTATGCATCGTATTGCGATCAATCTTCATAAGGAAGGACTTGATATGTCTGAGGTATTTGAAAAGCGCTCCCGAAATAAGCGAGGATTTGAAATTATTCAAAATGAATTGAAACGAAGTAAATACAAGTCTGAGCTTCCGAATTTTCTTGTTACTATGCGTGGACGAGTAGATATGTTTGATGTACCAATTAGCCCGAACAAAACGTAAAATCGAACGAATGTTCTGAAAATCCCATTTAGTACCATTGCAAAACGTGACATTATGTGGTATCATTAGAAATATCAACCAAACGCTTGTTCGATAAGCGTTCTGGAACATAAAAACCACCTTGAGTTCTGAATCTTGGCGGATCAACTCAAGGTGGCCCCAACAACAAAACAGCTTAATTGGCCGTCTTTACCGGATGGCTTCGTTAAGTGTGCTTTGTTGGACATAAAGGCTTCAGTACAGGAGGTCTTTATGCGAAAAGATGCCGTACTTGGAGGTCTTTATGCGTCTATATCATAGCACATTTTCTACTCCTTGTAAAGAATACCAGTTTAAGATTATTTTATAAGGAGAGATTTTTATGAATACTGAAATCATCGTCGCCAATCCTTTTCATCTTCAAATCATCGATAATCCTTGTTCTTTATTTACCCAGGATCATTCATGGATTAACGAGGTTTCCCAATCTTTTGATGATCCCATTTTTGTGTTGCGCCGCATTCGCTCAGAAATTAAAGAATCTCGTACCATCAAAACACTTCGAGTCCTTGATTACGAAAAGAATAGAGGCAGCTTTGACTTGCTGGGTTTTGACTACGGTTACAATCTGCGCCTTTCTGAATGTACCGATGCCCTCTGGATTCTCGATCAGGATGGTTACGATTATATGGTAGAAGAAGCATTGGATATTGCACATATTGCTTTTAAATACGTTGGCACTCAGGATGGCTGCGATTGCTTTGAAATCTATCTTGTCGATGAACTTTCCACTTTTACAAAACTTGAACTGGTTGTTGAATAACTCACGACATATGAATTGGAGGCACAATAATGAAAAAGATCAACATTAAGGATATCTATGTACCGTCGTCTTTTCGCAACACTAAACCTGGTACTCACAAAATGGATGTCGTTCGTACATACCTCAAAGAAAATGGTAAATTGGATCGCCCCGTAGTTCTATCCGATAATGTCCTTGTCGATGGCTATGTTCGTTATCTTGTAGCTATCGAAGCCGGAATGGATCATATTCCCTATATTTCTGTATCTGAGCAGCAGAAACAGCTTGATAACGTAGTCTCGGTATATATCTGCGGCAAATTTGAAGGAAATGATAAGGAATATACCTGGCGCGTTGCAAAGCGCATGTCTATTGAAGTTGGAGATATTGTACAGGTCAAATCCAAATGCAAGGATGGTTCCAATACATCTGTCGTTACCGTAACTAAGGTGTTTACTTCGGATGACGAAAAGCTTTTGCGACATAAGCCCGTTGTTAAAAAGCTCAAAGGCGCATCGGCTAAGAATCAGGCTGGTGATTAATGTGAAATTTTCTATTGGAGACCGGGTGAAAATTCAATCGCCTAAAGCTTATACCAATGGCAGATATGGCGTGATCGTAGCTTTAAATTGTTTTGATGGTAGTCGTATCAGAGTAGAACTTGACAATGGCTATGGAACATATGAATACAGTCCCTATAGTTTGATATGGGTTGGTCGCAAATATAAAATTGCAAAAGAAGCAAAAGAGAATAAGGAGAAGAATCATATGGCAGTTTCTGGAAATTATATGGTGGCAGCTTGCCGTTTTGTTGATGGTACAAACCCGGTGAAGGATTATTATTTTGCACTTTTCGATCCTGAACATCTGGTAAAAGTAAATGATTATGTGCTTGTTGATTCAGCTAGTGGATTCCAGGTTTGTAGGGTCTCAGGTCTTGCTACACAGGATGAAGCCCGTGAAAGTGGCTGGACTATGCCTGTAAAAGAAGTCGTCTGTAAGGTCGATTTCGAAGCCTATCATAGACGCCGGGAACAGCGTAAGGCCAAGGAAGCACTGAAAAAGCAAATGGACAAGATGGTGAAGGATAATCAGGAACTTATTCTTTACCAGGCAATTGCAGATAAGAATCCTGAAATGGCTGCGCTGTTGGAAAGGTACAAGGAATTGAATGAGGTTTAATCATGAGTATAAAATAGGATTATAGGGGTTTTATAATACCTTTTATAGTCTTGAAGAATTTACTGAGAAGGTGAGAAAAAGTGAAAATATATAAGTCTACCCATGGTGATGATGTCGTCATTTATGCTAAGACAATTGAGGATCAAGCTATCGATCAAATTAAAAAGATGGCGGATTCTCCTTTGGGTAAGGACGCACATATTCGAATCATGCCGGATGCCCATGCCGGAGCTGGCTGTGTAATCGGTACTACTATGCATATCACGGATAAGGTATGCCCGAATTTGGTTGGCGTAGATATCGGTTGTGGTGTATCACTTGTACAAACCAATATTGATTTTGATTCTCGCCTTGATGAATTGGACGCCGCTATCCGATCTAGTATTCCGTTTGGTATGGATGTACATTCGACTGAGAAGGTATGGGAACGAGATTTCGAAGAATTGCGGTGCTGGGACAAATTGGATAAAGCGACCCAGGAAAGGGCAAAGTGTACCCTTGGAACTCTTGGAGGTGGGAACCATTTCATCGAAGCGTATGAAAATGGATATATCGCTGTTCATTCAGGCAGTCGCAATATCGGCCTGAAAGTGGCTCAATACTACCAGAACCTCGCCGTAAATCGCATAAAGAAATACAACTATAATTTGCGCATGGAGCAACTGCAGTTTATTGAACCTGTTATGCGCCAGCAATGGCTGTCTGAACATCATATCGCAATTGATCCCGATCTTTGTTATCTTACCGGACAGGACATGGATGATTATCTTCATGACGTTGCAATTCTACAGGAATTTGCTGAACAGAATAGATGGATAATGTTGCATACAATCGTATCTGCTATGGGTGGTGAAATCGATTATTGCATTGATAGTGTACATAATTATATCAATGTGAAAGAAATGATTTTGCGCAAAGGCGCAATCTCTGCGCAGCAAGGTCAGTTTCTTGTAATTCCTCTTAATATGCGTGATGGTCTTTTGATCTGCAGAGGAAAGGGCAATACCGAATGGAATTGTTCTGCTCCTCATGGAGCTGGTCGCCTGTATTCTCGCGCACAGGCAAAGAAGATATTTACCGTAGAAGAATATGCCGAAACTATGAATGGCATATATTCCACATGCATTAATGAATCAACCTTGGATGAAGCTCCTTTTGTTTACAAGGATTATCAGGAAATTATTAATTGCATTGGCCCAACCGTAGATATCGTAGATCGTTTTAAACCCATCTATAATTTTAAAGCAGAAGCTTGAAAATTTTTTTCAAAAAAGTTTGAAAAAGGGGTTGACAAGCTATGAATCTTGTGGTAGTATTATTACAGTCGTTGGCGATTTAAGATGTTTTAATAAACATTAAGTGCAAACGATAAAATGAATCACTGTCTATTATCAATCAATCCGAAGGCATTCAAATGGCGATCATTTGAAAAGGCAGTAAATCATTCTTTTATTGCTTATAAACATTATATGCAAAAATAAAGATGAAAACGATAATTCGGATTGATCTGATAAACAATAAACATTATGTGCAAAAATTACTTGGAAGTGTAACTCAGTCGGTAGAGTAACAGACTTTTAATCTGTGAGTCGCGGGTTCGAATCCCGCCACTTTCACCACTTACATCTGATTCCGGGTGAGATACGGTTTCATATGTACACCTCCTTTCTTGGGTGATTTCCTAAATCCGGCGTTATGGCCGTCGTAAGCCGAACGGCATGCCATACTAGGCGGGGTTGTGGCGGAATGGCAGACGCATCGCACTCAAAATGCGACGGCTAGACCGTGTGGGTTCAAGTCCCACCATCCCCACCATCGCGGTTAAGAGCAAAAGAGGTTACGCAGCGCATAAACCCATCTGTCGTTTGGGCCGACGTTAAGGCCCACCAATCTGCTGAGATGGCGGAATGGCAGACGCAGCGGACTTAAAATCCGCTGGCTGTGAGGTCGTGAGGGTTCGAGTCCCTTTCTCAGCACCAATCGTGAGAGAAATTTGGTTGTTTGGCCTCCGCTTATCAAATTAAAGTCAAACAATCCATCTTAATCACTTCTGGGCGGCAGTAAAGGAAGCTTGACTTCCAGGCAGGTTCGATTCTTGCAGGTGATTGCTCGTCATGGCGAGTTGAAACAGGACATTAGGCCATGAGCGTCAGCCTCTTATTAGAGGCTGGGTTGTCGAAAGGCATAGGTTATCGCTTAACCTGCCCCGTCCAGATAGCGGATAAAAACGAAAGTATGCGTCACATAGTAATACAATTGGAGTCCGTGATTTAAGTCAGGCATACACGCGAATACTCCTTCGCGGGACGTAGCTATCCATATGCATATGTATTTAATACAACCAGGGGCATTACATATGGGGGTCTAGCGCAGTTGGTCAGAGCAGTCGGCTCATAACCGATCGGTCACAGGTTCGAGTCCTGTGGCCCCCACCAGTCCCAAATATCGCTTGGTCAAGATAGTTTTCCCGATGACAAGGGGAGGATCAGTGGCGATATCACTGATTGAAATCGCAGACGCAGACGCAGACGAGGTGTCACGCGGCGTGTTTCACAGTGCCGACTACTGCTTAGTCGGATGCATGAATATATGGTGTAGCGGTTAGCACGGACGGCCCATGCCTTTGGCTCAGTCGTCGAGCATTGGTTCGAATCCAATTGTATTCACCAACTCCTGTCGTACAAATTCGCAAGGGTGACTTTAAGCTTATCACCTGAAGGACTGCCGTCACTGCTTCGGTAAACGGGCAATGTGGGCCTGAGAACCCACCGGGAGTTTTATGGCTCAGTAATTTAAGAGGCAAAATGCAGGAAGCCAAGTCTTGATTTCCGGGTTCGATCCCTGGCTGCGCCCAAAGACACTCGCGAGTCCCGGTGCAAATCCGGCGTTTCTACCAATCTGTACGATAACAGATTAGGGTATATGCACCAGTAGTTCAATGGTTAGAATGCTGGCCTTCCAAGCCGGAGGTTTGCGGGTTCGAGTCCCGTCTGGTGCTCCATCTAAAATTCAATGAAAGAGGTACAAATCCATGAAAAACTCTATCGAATCTCTCTCCATTCGCATGCACATCCTGCAGATGCGCGATCCCGTTGTCAATGTTAACATTATCAATAAACTCAAACGTCGTATTCGTTTACTGGAAACCCAGTAAATATATCGGGCTGGCGTAGCTCAATTGGCAGAGCAGCTGATTTGTAATCAGCAGGTTGCGGGTTCAAGTCCCTTCGCCAGCTCCACATGCTTCGGTAACTCAGGGGAAGAGTAAAAGCTGGAATGGCTCTTGTCGGCGGTTCGATTCCGTCTCGAAGCAAACTCCTTTCTTTCTTTTCTTAAGTTGATGCCGCAGCAGACGGCCATTTAATGAAGCTTATGTACGCGCAGTCATTCGCGCAGCCAACAACGTCGATGTAATTCTGCTTAACGCTAAGTGGGTGTTGGCACTGGTAATACGTTCGAGGGGCAGTGAAAGAGGTTGAAAGAGTTGGACGCGACCATCAACCAACGAGGGAAGCCAAACAGTCCAAGGCTAAAGGGGTAGGGGACAGGCCGTCTACCGTGTAGATCGTAACCCGGTTATGAAAGAGGTACTTTATGCGTTATGAAGTTGCATTTGCAAGGTCAGGATTGAAGTTTAAATCTTTTAATCGTCATTGTCGCGGAGCTTTTGTTCGTAGGTTTGAAACGCTTGATCAATTGGCTCGTTTTGTAGTCAATGCAAACAAGTTATCTGGCACTAGCAAAGACATCCTTTATTCATGGAATCTTTCAATCGTAGAAATCAAGCCCAACCTTACAAAAAGCGAGATTCATGCTTTTAATCGCAAGGTTCAGGCGCTTCGCAAAAAGCAAACGTGATTATTTTTGAGTGGTGAGTACAAAGCCATATGGAGTATGCCACAACGTACAAACAAGCCTATAACGGAAGGTACAGCCGATGGTTTGTGTGGCAGGGATTAGGTGTCTGGTGTAGGTGGAGAGCATGCTGGCTGGATAGTGCTGGCCGGAGGGTTCAGGTTCAAGTCCTGTTGATGCCGAGCAAAAAGAAAATCTCTTAAAAGTACGAAATATGAAAAAGCAAGGTAAAATTGTAGATGCTTGGTCGGCAAGATTAGTAATTAGAAATAGACCGTTAGAAAGTGGTTGCAAACACGAAACCTAACCCTTGCTCCCATAGGTGAAAGTCCTATGGCTCAATAATAATAAATAGGGAAGTAGTTTAATGCAAAACTCCGGTCTCCAAAACCGATGTAGATAAGAGTTCGAATCTCTTCTTCCCTGCCAATATGCTCCGGTAGCTCAGTTGGAAAGAGCACAGTCCTTCTAAGTCTGTAGTCGGGGGTTCAAGTCCCTCCCGGAGTACCATCTTTATTTTCAAAGATATCGACGAACAACAATAGGAGGCTTCTATGAATCTCACTCTCAGCGATATCAATTTGGTAATTAATGAAACCAGGCGTCTCAACGAAATCCATGCTCATGAAATGGAGAAATCCAGAATTGAGCACCAAAATGAAATTGAAGAGCTTAATTTGAAATTTAATCGTCAGCTTCGAGACCTTACAGATATCCATCATATTGTAGAGGAAACTCGCGACCGTGAACGTCGTGTTCGTTTGATCGAGCTTAGTCGTATGATGGAACGTAAGCCTACATTTTTTGAGAGCTTGAAAGGCATAATTGATTATGTATGGGCATGCATTTACTGTATTGCAATTGCACTTAGAATTGCAAAACCCATACAAAATTAATCCTAAAAGCGAGGTTCGATCCTGCGTCTTATTTACCGCAGGTGGCACGGTACGATTCCGTGGGGCAGATTCTTGACCGTCTGCCTAACGCTTAGACCATTGTTGTATTTATAGCCAGGTGGTTCAGCCTTCTCCAGTTCGCTACTGGGTAAAAGTAAATTGAGCATACAAACGATGGCGTTGGAGACTACGAAAGTGTCTAGTGCCGGGAACTGCGAAAGTGTTCAAGCGGAGGAAATGCTACCTCTGCGCAGCAGCAAGACATACGGTCTTAAAGTGCATCCTTTGGAAGTAGGAGTAATGTGTTACGAAGAAATGCCTGAGCTGAAACAATGTCCCGTTAGCTCCGCATTAAAAAAACACAAGGTTTAAACTTCTCTGCTGTTGGGGTATAGCCAAGCGGCTAAGGCATGGGACTTTGACTCCCACATCGTTGGTTCGAATCCAACTACCCCAGCCATTTCACAATTCAACCTGCAACCAATCGTCGGAAAAATATTTCGCCATTCGTCGGATTATCCTTTATTGGTTTGCAGGTTCATTTTATCTCAGGAGGTTTCTATGAACATTAAGTGCAAATACAACGTGGGTGACAAGGTATATCGTGTTGAAAGTTCAAATCGTCCTCTCGTGATTCCTGGTTTGCTTTGCCCCGCCTGTAAAGGCGCTGGAGAAGTAAGACTTGAAGGCGACCGCATTGCCAAATGCGCTGCCGTTTTTCATGTCTTTGGGGATGCCCCTGCCAGATATTTTTGCCAAGCAGGGAAACTAGCAAAAACTCAATGGATGTATTATGCAGATAAATATCCTTTTACAGTTGAGGCCGTTATTGCATATAACGACTCAGACGATGAGACGGATACTGATATAAGCTATGAAGTTTCTTGCGGAGACGCTAAACTTGAGGTTCCTGAATCCAAATTATTCTCATCATTCGAAGAGGCCCAAATTGAAGCAGACCATAAAAACTCTGAATCGAAAATCAAACAGGAGGTTGCCTAATGCCGAAGATTATCAATGAACATATCCTTGATGCAGATGAAAATTACATCGTAATTCCCATGCCGATTTCCGGCGACATGAGTTTCAACTCTCTTTCAAAAATTAATCAGGCTTTTCCCCACGTTCATCGTGAATGCCTGAAATATCTACGTCATTGTTCTAAAAAGAACATCGATCCTCGCGGCTCTATTCAATTTATTCCCGCAGAAGTCTGGGCGCTGACTATGGTTGATACTATCAAGAATACATCCGTGCCTGATTATGATTCTCATTATCAGTACATCGTTCCCGTTTATTGCTGTCGCGAAGATCGCCAGATTGATGCTACTGCCTTTGCAGGAGGTATACATCTCGTTGCTCAAATGGCCGAAGAAAATAATGCTTCCATTGCCATTTCCATGCCTGGAAATTTAAACTCCCTTGTTATTCAGAATGTATCTGAAAATGTGTTCAAAGGCTCGAATCTTAGCGTTGTTATTTGTAGGCATAAATAAAGGAGAATAATCAAATGGAATTTTATGAAGTTGATAATTGTAGCGGAATCCATCGTGTTCGTTTAACCCTACAATATCATGAGTATATAGGTCATGTTGCGTTTGAAATCGGTGGAAATTGCCATGGCCGAAGCATCCTGGAATCTGCACTTTCTTTCTTTGAAGACTGTGATTATGAATTTAAAGCCGTAGAAAATGATTGCGAGTTTGCACTTATCGATGGTGATGGCGAAGATTGTTTCAGCATGACTCTCTTTGATGAAAACGATAATCCTATGTGGATTTCTGATTTCGTTTCTGAGCTTGATGATTTGATTGTAGGTGCGGAAATTATCTCGTATCAGGCCGAAGAAGATGATTAAAGAAGGTGTTACCATATGTCTATATGCGAATATTCTGTCACACAACAAACCCGAAGAGAGTCTTTGGAAAAAGTAAATAAAAATCGATTATATGCATTTATCCTCGAAGCCTTAAACAATGCACCTGATGGTCTTACTGCCAGAGAAATTGCACATGTTTTATATCATGAAGGCGTTGTTATCCATCAGGATCGTCAGGCTGTTCAGCCTAGACTAACTGAGCTTGTTAATAAAGAAATTATCGCCGTATCCGGCAAGCGTTTTGACAATATTACAAATCGAAACGTAGCCGTTTACATCTTATCTAAATTAAAAAAGGAGTCTTAATCATGGAAAAACTTTTAACCGAACACGAAGTTCATCTCTTTCGCGAAGCTATTAAGCAATGCAAAAAGGATGTATACCTTTTAAAAAATGATAAATCCGAGCAGTTCAATCTGAAATCTGGAATTTCTGAATTTCTTGCGATTGGCCGTTTGCTTGAAAAGCACGGTGATGAATATGAGCTTTTCTGCACTGATCCTGGCGATACAGGTCATATGCTTGCTTTCTTTGAGGCATTAAAAAAGTCGCGCACTGATGTGTCTGCTGTGTTAAAAGCTTATGCGAGTAAATAAGAAAGCTCTTTCCTTGTTTACGCTTGAAGATTTGCGCGAAGAAGCTGAAAATCGCGGATATACACTTGTTAAAAAGCGTAAACGCCTGGAACCCATTCCTTGTAATTGCGGTGGAAAAGCTATCAGCTGGGTTGTATACGGAGAACATCAAATAGAATGTTCTAAATGTCACCGTACATCCAATCTGCATTCTAAGTATCGCGATGCGGTTGTTGAGTGGAATAGCATGATCCAAAAAGAAGGTGTTTCTGATGATTCATTGTGTTAATTACCATCCCAATCCATTATCTTGGCAGGAAATCAAGTCGATTTACAATGCTCGACAAGATCATTCCTGGCCCACTAATATGCCACCTTATCTTTATTTTGAATCGCGTTATCAAAAAGGTGATTCCGGATGGATTTGTTGGCGCGAAGTAATGTCTATCGTGGAAGGCGAACTCTTTGGATATACGCCCTCTATGTACAATCAAACCTATCGAATTTGGTTTGTCAAACCCATCGATGAACAACGTGCAGCTGCGTGTTGGCGCACGTTTGAATAAGGAGTTTATATGAGATTTATCTATGCGCTTCGTAAGCCACTAGCAGTTATGCTTGGACTTAATTTTCTGCCTATTTATCGTGGTAGGGGGAATTGTAAATGAATTATGATCATCTTCCAACTAGAGAAGTATATCAGGCAAGAGTTATGCCTAATACAAATTCATTCTCAATGAGCAGATATTCTGCTCCTAAGTATCTTTGCCCTAAATGCAAGCAAGGTGGGATGTGTAAAGATGAAAGCATGGTTCTTTGCTCGTACCCTCCTAAATATCAGTTTGTTTGTAATAACTGCCATCACGTTGATTATCAATATGGTTGAGGTAACTCTATGATTACAACTGAATGCAAATATAAACTGCCCTGCGGTTGGTGTGAAAAGCGTAATATCGAATGTGAACGCATTTCGACAGCCGTCTTTTATCCTCCTTCTGAAATGGAAACAGGCAAAACATTCCCAGGTCATACAGGTCTTGAACCATGTATTTGGGAATGGGTGAGCTTTTCAACACTTGGCAATCACTATCGTTGTAGTATTTGTGGCGCTACAAAAATTGAACCTATTAGCAATTCAACAATAAGCAATTCTACGATAAGTTGAAGGAGTTCTTATGGATAAGTTTCTTGAATCAATGGAGATTGCCGCCCGCTGTATTCGCTATGTAGAGCGCCGTCTGGCAACCAACAAAGCCTATCTTGAAAAGAATCGCAGCTGTCTGTCGGATGGCGCAATCCGAACCCATGAATATAACATTGCTTTAATGGAATATTCACTCGGCCAAAACGATTATCCGCCACTGCGTAATCCTAATAATCTTTAAAAATGGAGGTTTAATCTCATGAAGAAGTTTCTGATCATTTTCGCAATTGTCCTGTCTCTTATTCTCGTATCTACTTTCGCTATCTTCGGCATTCAGAATAAAGCCATTTCTTATGAAGGCCAGGTATCCATCGCCGAAGCAGAAATCGCTGTTCAGGAAAAGCGCCGCAACGACCTCATTCCCAAGCTCGTTGAGTGCGTTAAAGAATATGATAAGTTTGAGTATGATACGCTCAATGCGATTATTGAAATGCGCGGCGTAAACGATGAATCTGTTTCTCAAATCAAAACCATGATTAATGCAGTCGCAGAAGAATATCCCGAACTTAAGTCTGCAACGAATTACAGAGAACTTATGAACGAACTTTCCGTAACTGAAAATATCATTGCCAAAGTACGCGGAAATTACAATACCTGGGCCAATAAGTACAAGATTTATGTGCGCCAGTTCCCCAATGCGCCGATTCTGGGCTTGCTCGGTTATGAAGTTCAGTCTTACCCTGAATTGGAATTTGAAATTACATATGATCCCTCTTACAAGCTCTTTGAGGATTAATATATGAAGATAACACGCAGGGAAGTCTTACTCAGTATTTCAATCATTCTGATCATGCTTTTAATCGGCTTGATCATCCATCAGTCTATTGATAATGCATTAATGCTTAAATATCAGGATTATAATACTGCACTGCAAATTGTAAATGATCAATCTGAATTTGAGTATGGTATGCGTACCAATATCGGTAATGCTTTTGTTTATGGCGAGTTGAAAGCGTTGAATCCCGTTACTTACCCTGAAATTGGCGGCGAATATGCGCAGCTTAAAAAAGTAAAAGAACGATATACCAGGCATACACAGACCTATACCGTTATGGTAAATGGCAAGCCTCAAGTGCGCACTCGCACATATTGGTCTTGGGATTATGTATCGTCCGAATCCAAGCATACCGATCAGATCGCTTTTCTAAATGTTCCGTTTGATTATGGTGTTATTGAACTTCCATCCATGTCTCATATTGATACCATAAAAGAATCATCTCGTATCCGCTATGTGTATTATGGTACACCTGTATCATGCATTGGAACTCTTTATGCCAATCTTGCAGATTCCGATATTCAAAATACCGAGTTCTATTATGGTTTTGATATTGATCAAACCATTAGCCACTTGGAATCCGGCTCTGAATTAATCGTGTTCTGGGTCGTATGGATTATTCTTATAACAGCTATTGTTACGGGGTTTTATTATCTCGAAAATAACTGGCTCGAAGATGATGATTCAAATACTAGATATCGAAGGCGTCGAAAAAATAGAAATCGTTCCCATGCTGGAATGACCATTACTACCACACGCAATTTTTTCATTAGGAGGTAACAATCAATGACTCTTTTTAAAAATGATAAGGTTGTTCTTATTAAGTCTTATCAGGGCAAACTGATTGTCGGCGAAACTTATGAGATCGGCAATATCACCGAAACTTCCATTATTATTCGTGATCGTGTTTCTAAGGTTGCATTGGCGGCAATTGATGTGAATGTAGTTAATGAATACTTTGTGAAGCCGGAAATCATTCAATTAAATCGAACCTGGACGCCTTGGGAACCTGCGATTGGAGCCGATGGCGCTACATATGGATTTTATCGTACTAACAATAAAAAGGTACAATTTAAATTCATGGATGACATTCGTGGTGAGGCGTCCTGTCATGCAGATGACGAATTTTCTTTGAAAAAGGGCATTAGCCTTGCACAGCTTCGTGCTACCGATAAGGCTTTTACTCAGAAGGAAACAGAACTCGATTCTAATCTGAAAATGCTTCGCGATGCACATGAAAGCATTCGTCATGCAATTTCTAGCCTGTCCGGCAAACCTAATAAGAAGGTGTCTGCCAAGTGAGCTTTGACCATTTTCGAAAACTGTGTGAAAAATATCGATTCGTTTATTCGCTTACATCTACTGCGTTTAATGGGATTCGGTTAAAGCTTCGTCCTTTTGATTCTTTTAATCATGTGGAATTGGTTGACCATACTGGTGATTATTCTAAAATTTTTGCCAAAGCTGCTGAACATATGAAACAGGAAGTAGGTGAATCTCATGCACGAAATCTATCTTGATGAAGCCGCCACTTCAATGTCTGATCCTGAAAAACGGAATATGATTGCAGATATTATCAGTCATTATATCAATATCAAATGGCATAATCCTTCTGCTCATTATAAACCTGCGCATTGGATTCGTGGTGAAGTGGAAAGGGCCAGAAAGGTAACTTCAGATTATATTAATTCTAGGTCGCTTAACGAAATCTATTTCACATCCGGTGGCAGTGAATCTAATTGTTGGGCAATCCAGGGTTATATCCATAAATGTCTGTCTGATCCACATAGAAATACCTATCCTGTAATTATTACGACGGCTATTGAGCATAAATCCATTCTGGAATGTGTAAAAGCATGGGATAATATTGCGGACATTGAAATTCTTCCAGTTGATCAATATGGATTTGTCGATACAAATGCGCTTCGTGAAGCCATGGAAAAGTATAAATGCCGTGATCCTCTGGTATCTATTCAGTTCGCTAATAATGAAATTGGTACTATCCAACATATCGGGTTTCTTGCCACATTGATTCATTCTTATAATGCGAATGCACTTTTTCATACCGATGCTGTCCAGGCATTCGGCCATATCGAAATTGATGTTCAAAAGCTTGGAATCGATATGATGTCGGCATCCGGTCATAAAATTGGTGCTCCAAAAGGAATAGGTTTTCTCTATATTCGTGATGGCGTCCAGATTCAACCTTTGGTGTTTGGTTCCCAAATGGATTCTATGCGTGGTGGAACAGAAAATGTTCCTGGCATTATGGCTTTTGCAGAAGCGGTCGAATGTATCAACCCTTTAATAAGATCAAAGCTTGGTGAAAAACAAAAAGATATGATCAATCTTTTGGAAAAGCGCGGCTGCAGATTAAATGGTGCTTCATATGATACAAGGTTGCCAAACAATATTAACGTCACTTTTCCTGATGGTGTTTATTCCGAATCCCTTTTGTTTTTATTGGAATCAGCTGGTATTTATGCTTCTGCCGGATCGGCATGCAATTCCCAATCCATTAAGCCTTCCCATGTACTTAAGGCCATTGGGCTTTCAGATCAGGATGCGGCAAGAACCATTCGTTTCACATTACCAGATAACATCACCCATGAAGATTTACAATTTGTTTTAAACCAGATCGATAAAGCAATAAAAATTCTTACTTACGAAGGAGACATATAAATGAAAGTATCTGAAAATTTTACTCGCGAATTATCCTATATCAAAAATTCTGATATTCGCGCAATCACTGCTGCTACTCTTGATGCCGCACCGGATGTAATTGTATCCATCCCTGCATCCTCTTCCGGAAAATATCATCCTGCCTATTCCTTGGGAGAAGGTGGTCTTATGCGACATGTGAAGGCTGCTGTCGGTATGGCTCATAGCCTTATTGAAACTGAAATCTTTGCCAATATGATTGGAGATTGCGCGGCCAAGTCGGATGCGGCCAGGGTATCTCTTATGGCAGATTGTGCTTATGCTGCATTGATCCTTCATGATTGCTGCAAGTGCGATGATACTCCCAAGCATTCCACTCGCTTTGATCATCCTGTCGTAGCGGCGAAGCTGTTTAAAGAAATGGTGGCCAATTATATTCGCTCTAATTCCGGTATTTCCGAAATCCGTGTAAATGTCCTGAAGGATGCTGTTCCTGTTATCTATGGTGCAATCGCTTCTCATATGGGACAGTTTAATACTGCCAATTATGCAAAAGGCGTTGTCTTACCGAAACCTAATAATGGTATTGAACATTTTGTCCATCTTTGTGATTATCTGGCGTCTCGGAAATTCCTTTTATTTGACTTCGATGTTTACGCAGAAAGTGATCGTTAATGGAAATTTGGAAAACTATAAAAGAGTTTCCTATCTATAGTGTATCCAATTTAGGAAGAGTTAGAAATAACCAATCTGGATGCATACTTATTGGAGGCCATGATCGCGATGGATATCGACAAGTAACACTTCGTCATAAAGGAAAACAGTATAACCGCAGGATTTGCCGCCTTGTAGCAATTGCATTTATTCCAAATCCCAATAACTTACCTCATGTGAATCATAAAGATGAAAGCAAAAATAATGATAGCGCAGGTAATTTAGAATGGTGTACCGCAAAATATAACAATAATTATGGTAATAGGACGCAAAAAACCAGGCGCAAAATAAAGTGTATAGAACTCAACAAAATCTTCGATGGAGTTCGAGTCGCAGCGAGACATTTTGGATGCGGTCATACAACAATTAGGATGGCATGTAATAATCCTGAAAGAACGGCCAAAGGATATCATTGGTCTTATTTGTGAGGTGATCGTTAATGGAACTTCTTCGTTGTCCTAAATGCCGCACTCCTATGGAAATAGAGATCATTTATCCTGCGCAAGGGAAATGGTATTGTCCTTACTGCGGTTATACTCCTACATTTACATATAGCAATACTACTAAGGGATCAGAGGTGAATCCAAATGTCCAAGTATCGAGTACACCTGGGTTCATTCGTAACGAAACTTATGAAGCGTAAGTTTGTCGTGTCCGCGTCTTCCAGGGCCGAAGCACTTGAAAAAGCTGAAGATCTGTTTCGCAAAGCATGTCAACGCCATGTCTATACAGAATGTGGTGAAACTATCGAATGCGATGGAATTGAGTTGATCTCTGAATGAACAAGAAATTTTGTCCTTATTGTGATCCGGAAACCTGTAAACCTCTTAACTCTTATTCGGTTGCATATAGCGGAATTGAAATGCGTTTAATTGCTGCGCATCTTCTGCGATGTCGCCATTTTCCTGATGATTATGATAACCTGCATGATCATCAGGATGCAATCGCCATTAATTTTTGTCCCATGTGTGGACGTAATTTGAATCCGGAGGAAAACATTCATGCTGATCTATCATTGCACAACACCTAAGAAAGCAAAGCATTATCGTGAAAGTAACTGCATCCATCGTCCTGTTCGCGGGTTTACCACGTTAAATGCGGCACTTGCCTGGTGCTGTAAAACAGGTCGTACAGTTATTTACGAAATTGATTCCGATCTTCCTCAGTATAAGCTCCCGGATCATCACAATAAATATGGTGAAGCATGGTGGATAGACGGAGATGTTTCCGTAAATGATATCACCTGTGTATTTTCAGCTGAAAAGGATGCGTGATTGTATGCCTAAGTATTGCAACATTGATCAAATGATAACTGACTTCAAATTGATGGCAAAGTATCAACCTGAATGGAAGCAAAATACGATCCTCGGTATGTGTGAAACTATGCGGTTTGCAAAGGCAGCGAATGTAGAACCCGTATGTCATGAAGGAGATACAACGTTTATAACAACCGAAACTATTGGCTCTTATGCCAACAGGATCATTGTAAAACAAGGAAATCAGTGCCGTGTTTATTATGCCGATGAAGTGCATTGTGGTTATTGGGTGCATCTTGGGGGCGATGAATGGTGCTGTTCTCAGTGTGGCGAAGTAATTCATACCGAAGGCAGTTGGGAAAAGCCTGAAAAGAAGTATTGCAGTGAATGTGGGATTAAAATGGAGTTTGAAACAAATGAGGAAAAGTTTAGTCGTTGACAATATGCATGATAATCCATGGTTTAATTTTAAGATTTATGAGGCTAAGTATGATACCTGATAACGCTCTTGATTTTGGATATTTGAGTCAATCTCATTTAAGAAACAATTTGTATACATGTGGCTGTTGCGGCTATAAATGCACATATGCCGGAGTTCCACTTCCTAATTTTTGTCAACGTTGTGGAATTATGTACACAAGCATATCTAAAGTGGTTTATTTGAAAGAAGACGCTGAGAAAAGAATTGACATTCAAGAAGAAATGACTCCCAAAAAAGAAGCATTTTGGAAGCGCATTGCACGAAAGCTTATTTCGTATGAAATGGAGGACATAATACATGAACCAGCAAATTGAAAATAACTTTACATATCATCCATCCAAGGATGGACAGCCTGCCAAGTATGCTATGATTCGGGCACAAGCTAAGGAACTTGCTTACATGATTGATATGCATACACCTGACAGCCGTGAGAAATCTTTGGCTATGACCAAATTGGAAGAATGTGTGATGTGGGCAAATGCTGGCATTGCTCGAAATGAGGTTGACAATGAAGGTTGAACTCTCAAAAAGCCAATGCAGAAATCTTGCATTGTTCATTGAAATAAATTTACTTCATGATATTCGCAGCGATCCTGACATGGATAATTTAGATTATCTGCGCGATATGCTTGATGCTCAAAGGATACTTCAAGATGCAGCTGCAAAGGAGGAAGAATATGGGGAAGCTCTGGCAAAAACAGGAAGATAAACTAATTAAAAGCGGTCGCAAATGGGCTGAATCTCCTGATAAAATGCCATACAGATGTGCAGAATTATTCTGCGAATGCTGCGGTAAAAGTCTTGGCGTCCATGATATTGTATACACCAATTTAGAAAGCAATATGTTTTGTGGCAAATGCCAAAGACCTTATATTCGAAAAACTCCCTTTGATTTGGCTGAGAATATTCAGGTTGTATCCGATGCTGGTGGATTTGTATCGCTTCGATATGTTGATGGGTATTACCCTGATCTTACCGTAATGAAGGAATGTTATTTCAATCGTAAAGGTCGATATGTGAAAATTAAAGGCAAGCGTCATTATCTAAACTTGATGCCTCTGCCTAAAAAAAATAAAGAAGGTGAATAATATGGGTGCCCAGATGGATTTCCCTAGAACTTTTGATGAATTTATAAATTATGAAAAATTTAAAGATGCAGAATGCGTATATACCAATGGAGCGTATTTGGTTAATGTTTTGCGTGTCCGTCAAGGTGTAGATCATTATTTTAAGAATTATCCTCGAATGAACCTTGGTGATTTCCTCGATTATCTTCCTGATACACAGAAAGTCGAAGTGAGATTTGGTGACAAAGATGCCGATGTTGTATATGGCGAAGCCTATTCTCTTTTGCGTCGTTTATCGGATTCCTGTCTCAAATATCCGATAGATCAATTTGTAGCAGACGAAAATACTTTGAGAATTTGGGTGGTCGAAGATGAATCAACAGACAATTGATCGAGTTAAAGCTGGACTGCATTGTTGTAGTCGTGCCGATCCTTTCGATGCCACATGCGAAACCTGTCCTTATGATTCCGAATGTAAAGAAGGCTATGATAAGCGAGATGAAGTACCTGGTTCTCATCTTATGAATGATGCAGAGCTGTGCATCAAAGAACTTGAAGCAAATGTGAAAAATCAACTTGTTTGGCATAAGCGTGAAGAGGCAGAAAACCTTAAAAACTTCGGTCGCTATCTTTGTCGTTGCATGTTTAGGTATGATGATATTCCATTTGATCCTGACGAAGAACGTTATGCTTACTATTGTTGTATGGATTGGTTATTGTTTCGCTGTGTGCATAATGAAGAAACTGGTCAGGATGAAGAACGATGGGAACCTCATTTTGCAGATGAAGGTAGAAATGGTATAGTCGTCACGCATTTTGCAGATTTTCCGCGTCCCATGATTAGGTGATCTTACATGATATTGTCCATAGTTTGTTGTCGTTGAGAGGTGTCAATATGAACAATCGTAAACGCCAAATTTACAAAGCATCTCTTGTCTTACAACAGCACGAAGCAAGATATAAACGCTTGGTAGACAAGTTGATTCAAGCAATGCATGTCAGCTCTGAATTTCATTGCTTGAAATACGATCAATCTCAATACCATAAATCTTCATTTTCGGATTGTTGTAATATGTTTCTGAGTAAATATATCAACTTGAATAAGGAGTAATTTCTATGATCGATTTAAGATGTCGCGGTAAGCGCTTAAATGGAGGGGAATGGGTATTTGGCGGTTATACCAAACTTAATAACGAACGCCATTTTATTACAGACCTTAACGGTGTTGCCTATCCCGTCGATCCTGATACGGTTGGACGCTATATAGGTATTAAAGATATAAACAATTGCGAGGTTTGTGAACATGATATTGTCCGTATTGATCCATTTTTACTTCGTCAATTTGATATCAATGAGCCTGTTGGGAAAGTTTATTATCACAAAGGAATTTTCTTTGTAGGACGCAAAGAACGATTGATTGATTCCGTCTATGCCTTATCAGATTTAAATTTTATCCTTCGTGGTGAAGTTATCGGCAATATTTTTGATAATCCTGATCTTTTGGAGGAAGCATATTATGCCGGAAAACATGAAGCAAATTAATAAGCATTGGTTTGAAGTCTTTTCAGATGATCGTTGCTTTTATGCCATGTATTATTGGGTCGGTCAGATCGGCAGCAACATTTTAAGTCTTACTGCTGATAAAGATGTTCAGGGGCGTTGGTGGTACGCATCAGATATTCTATCCTTTGGCGATTTTGAAGCCGATTCCCTGGAAGAAGCCATGTGGTTTTGTGAAGATATGTATCTGGATTATCTTCAGAAGCAAGTCGAACACATTCAAAAACTCATTGATAACTGGGATAAGGAAGAGTCTGATGCGGATTCGGTCATTACGCATTGCTAAAAGGAGTGACTTTATGAATAAGAAAATTGTAACCTTTGTTTTGTTTCTTGCTCTCGTTTTGATATTAACTGGCTGCACTCAGCAAAGTATTGCTCGAAATTGGGGCGGAACCTATGAAGTAGATCTTCAGGCTGGTCAGGAACTGGAAGTTGTTACTTGGAAGGATGACGATCTTTGGATTTTAACCAAGGAGCGTCCCGCAGATGATCCTGCGGAAACCCATCGTTATTTTGTGGATAGCACCTATGGCTTTTTTGAAGGTGAGATAATTATCCACGAGAGGTGAAATCTATGCCTATTGTTTTTGAATCTCAAATTCATTGCTCCTGTGATCAATGTGGTGAATGGTGGGCATCTCAAATAGTTACAATGAATGAAGCTAAAGAACATTTGCGATCTAAAGGTTGGTCAATCGGCAAATCTACATATTGTCCTAATTGTAATCCTAAACGAAAGAAGTTGGTTCAAAATGAATAAAAAAGAAATTCTGTGTCCGTATTGTCCGTCAGGTGTGGTGATGTATAAAATGTACAAGAATTATCAGTGCCCGTGCTGTCATTCCACTTCTCCTGATATTTTCTGGTTTGAAGAGGCCGATTCTATGTCTGAAGAAGTAAGAAGCAATTTTGCACATGCGTTGGCAGTTCGTCGCTATAATTCATCTTCCGGTGGTGATTCTTTATGGACTTCCCATTCTTAATGCTTATACTCTTGCTTATATCCGTTATGGCATATTCTCTTGGATTTAAACATGGACATACTACAAATCAACAGGATCGCAAAGAACTATGGCAGCTTCGTCATCAATCCGGTGTAGACGAACTCGCCATTAAAGCTCTACAAAATGAAAATGATGCACTTAGAAAGCTGGTGGTTTTACATGACTCAAGTACAGTTCGATCAATTAATGAATGAATCTCGTCCTTTAACCCTTAAAGAAGTTCGCGATGTTTATGAATACTTCGATGAAAAAATGGATTGCATTGGTTTTCCCTGTTTTATAGAACGTGCTGCATCCGGTTTATCCGCTGGTGTCGTAGATTTTTATGATGATTACCTGGTCGGTGTCTTTGGCGCAAATCCGGATGATTTTCTTCGCGAATATGACTACGGTATTGATTGGCGAATCTGGTTGCATATGCCCACTTCCAACGAAAGAAAACTTCCGTTTGAATCCTATTCTTCGGATGATGTGGAAAATGCTATTTCCCATTATTCTGCGCTTTCGGAAGGAAAATGCGGCGATGTTTCTAAGTTTGCTCGAATTTCCCTATATGCAATCAACACATGCAAAAGGGAGTGCTTGCTGTGATTACAATTCGTAAATTCTCTTTGGACTTCTTTGAAACCCAATATGTAACTGCGCCGATCATTAAGCCTCTAAAGGTTGATTATAAAGATGGCTGTGCTTGCTTGTGGGCTGTTGTCGATACAATGGCTGATCCACAGGAATGGGTCGTGTTCAGAGCCGGAACTGGGCATAATCTAAGTACCCCAGCATTTTATAATCACTTGGATTCTTTTTTGAATACCACTGTTGCAACGTCTGATCCTTATGTATGGCATTGGTTCTGTTATCCGTTAATCGAAAGTATGGATATGTAACTTGTAGGTGATGATTATGAATACAGACGTTTATTCTAAATCCTTTAAATTTCATCCGGATTATATGGATACTGGATGTGCGATACTTGCGGATCGAAATTATGTTTTCACCCCTGGCGTCAACATATTGGGTGGATGTAATGGGTCTGGAAAAACCACTTTGCTTCGTCAATTAAAAGATCAGCTTGAATCTTCTAATATTCCGGTTATTGCCTTTAATAATCTTACCGATGGCGCTGAATATGTAAAAGGCGCGGCTGCACTCCAACAGGATTGGAATCTGGTTGGTACAGCCATGTGTTCAAGCGAAGGTGAAAATATTATTCTTGCCCTTGGTCAAATGGCTGCGAAAATAGGCAGGTTTTGCAGGAATTATCGCGGCGAACCTGAACTGTGGTTCTTATTTGATGCGATTGATTCCGGGTTATCTATCGATAATATTCTTGAAGTTAAAGAGCATCTTTTTAATTTTTTGATTCGCGAAAATCCTGATTCTACTATTTATATTGTTGCTGCGGCTAATAGTTTTGAATTGGCTTGCGGAGAGCGTCTTATTGACGTTAATTCTGGATTCGACACTTGTATTCTTAACTACGAAACTTATCGTTCTTTCATTCTCAAATCAAGGGAATTAAAAGATAATAGAACTTATATAAAGTAGGTGATAACCATGTCCTTTAGAGTTTATTCTATTCCCGAATCTCGATTCTTATCCAGTTCAGATAATGCATTCCTTTCTCCGGATGGTGATCTTTACCAATGGAAAAGAGCGTTTCTTTCATTTGGCAAAATCCGGCGTCTGTCTTTTACCGATTATAAGTATCACAATGCTATTGGAATCTGTGATAAAAAGTATGTCGATATTCACGAAGGTGATATTTGCAAATTAGCATTGCCACTGGAAGATAAAGAAGTTGTCGGTGTCATTTCTTTCGCAGAAGAACTCTGCGGATATATCATGCTCGATGATATCGAAATGCATTTTTATCCCATTGAAAAATCGATGTCTCCTTACATAGAAGTCATTGGAAATGTCCTGCAAAATGCAGATTTGTTGCCGAGGCATGCAAAAGAAATTACGGAAAAGGATGTAGATACCAATGAATGAAGTTCGCATCTATCTTTCTGGCGGAATGACTGGTATGTCTCTTGTGGATCAGACGGAATGGAGAAATCGTATAAAAGATGCATTGAAGTTCCAATATGCTCCGTCTAAGCCTTTTACCGTTTTTTCTCCTCCGGATTATTATTCTGTTTTTACCAATGCACATACTTGCGAACGCGAAGCCATGGAATTTGATCTGGCTATGCTTCGAAAGTCCGATGTTGTTGTAGTAAATTTCAACAATCCATCCAGCATTGGAACTGCTATGGAATTGGCAATCGCCAAGGAATATCGCATTCCGGTGATTGGATTTGGAGATTCCAAATCTTTGCATCCTTGGCTTCTTGAATGCTGCACTCGTATGTGCTCCGGCTTAAAAGGTGCTGTTGAACACCTGGTAGAGTTTTATCTTAACTAATAAGCTAATTTGCTTTTAGTATATATATCTTATTTCAAAGGAGAAATAATATTATGGCTAAAAAAACAAACACCTCTAAAAAGACCATTAACCGTACCGACTGGATTTCTTCCTTCAACCTGACGGGCAAGGCCAAAGTTACCGAAAAAACTTTTAAAATTGATGAACATGCCGAAAAGTCTTCCTGGATTTATAACAACATGTATCTGGGTATAGATTGCGGCGATAAAAACGGCATTGTTTATGCTGAACTTATGGGAGGCTATAGCGACGAAAAGCCTGGTGTCATCTATGCCCACGGCAAAAATGACGATGGCTCCGATAATTATGATGATCAGATTGAGGTCGCCTGGGAAGATCGCTTTGATGAATCTATTCTGGAAAAGATTGGCGATCGCTCCTTTATCACTGTTGGCCTTGAAAAGACCACAAAGAATAAGCTTTTCCGCAAGAAGTTCTTGTCTGCTTATGATGCAATTGCTTACATTAAGGATCATCTGGAAGATGGTACTACCGTAAATGTGCGCGGCTCCTTGCGTTACTCCATGTATCAGGATCGTGTCCAGATTCGCAAGAATATCGATACCATTATTCTTTCTGAAGCTGCGGAAGAATATCATCATGCTCGTTTTACCCAGTCTATTTTGCTCGATAAGCTTTCCGCTTCCCTTAAAAATGTTGATAAGGAAAAGGGCGTAATGTTCGTTGATGCTAAAGTTCTCGATTATATGAAAGAATACAACGGCCAGGAAGTAAAGAGTCAGTTCCCCTTTGATGTCCAGTACGAATTTGGAATGAACTTTGAAAAGGAAGCTCTGTGCAAGAAGATTGTGGAAAAGCTTTTCAAAGTAAGTAAGGGCTATACTCAGATCACCTTTGAGGGTGAATTTGTGTCTGGCAGGGCTTCTGCTTCTATTACCTATGATGATCTTCCTGATGATATCCGTGGTCTTGTTGATCTTGAAATTTTCAGCCTGGAAGAAGCAATCGCACGTTGTTCCGGAAATGGAAATCGCGTTGAGCGAATGGTGCTTACCAAGCCTTTCACTCGTAACGAAGGCGATGAAGATAATAAAACCACCGTACTGCTCAAGTTCGAGAATCGCTACACCGAAGATGATTTAATTCTGCCTTGCATGTCTTCTGAAAATGCAGAAGTTGAAGAAGACGAAGAGGATGATGATAATCCTATCGATATGGGAGATGCAGAGCTCTCTATTGATTGGCTTAATAAATTGCAATAAACATTAAGTGCAAAAATTAATGTGAAAGGACAATAGTTGATATGAAAATGAAGTATGGCAAGAAAAATGAAATCAAGATCGATCCGCTTGCTTATAATCTTGCGTTGATCGGCGAATCCGGTATCGGTAAAACCACTATTATCAAGCAGTATGTTGAAAAGCTTGCTGGCTCCGATGGATACATGTTCCTTGAAATTGGTAAGGAAGATGGTGCAGATGCAATTGATGGCATCAATTTCCTGAATTGCCCCGAATGGGATCAGGAATACGATGAAGAAACCAACTCTATCGGTTTCAATACTTTCGTGGAAGACGTTGTAGATAATCGCACTACGGATTGGGCCGATCTGAAGGTTGTTGTCGTCGATACCTATGATGAACTCTTTGCTATTGCAGAACCTGAAGTTATCGCTATGCACAACCATGAAAACCCCACCAAGCGCGTCAAATCTATTAAGGGTGCATTTGGCGGCTTCCAGGCAGGTGAGGAAAAGGCAATTGAAATCGTTCTGGATCGCCTGTGGGCGTTGAAGAAGGTGGGCGTATCCTTTATCGTAATCGGTCACACAAAGTCTCGCAATGTCACCGATCCCGTCACTGGCGAAGATTATATGCAGCTCACCACCAATATGTCCCAGAAGTATTTTAATGCCATTAAAACTAAGGTACATTTCCTGGGCGTTGCAGCGGTAGATCGTGAAATTGTAAAGCAGAAAACTGGCAAGAAGAATGCCGTTACAGGCAAGGATATTGAAAAGGGCGTTGTAAAGGGAGAAACCAGAAAGATTACTTTCCGCGATGATAATTTTGTTATCGATTCCAAATCTCGCTTTAGCAATATCGTTGAATCTATTCCTATGGATGTTGATGCCCTTATTAAGGCAATTACTGATGCCATTGCAGCCGAACATAGCAAGTCCGGCGTATCCATTGATGAAGCTCGCAACAAACAGTCTGCCCAGCAGGAGGCACGTTTGGCTGGCATTGCGGTAAAGAATGAATTGAATGCTGTGATTACCAATATTATTCAGTTCTTTACTGAGAATAAAACCAATATCGAAGTTATCCGTCCGGTACTCATGAAGTGCAAGGAATTGGGATATGAAAATCCCTCCAAGATTACCAAGCTTGAAGATGCAAAAACCATTTTCGCAATGATTGAATCTGAAGCTTAATTCGTCTATCGCCCCTTATGGTTTTCCATAAGGGGCAAAAGGAGATTTATATGTGTGTTGAAATCATTCAAGATAACGATATGATTGGCAAAAAGTTTGATATGCTCACTGTTATCGCTTTTGTCGGCAATAAACCTACCAGGGGCAAAAAAAGAAAAGATGAAAATGGAAATGTCATCACTGAAGCTCCCAAGGGAACCAATAAAACCTGGCTTTGCAGATGTGATTGTGGCAAAGAAGTTGAGGTAGCAGATAACACATTAAAGAAGACTCGAAAAACAATCTTGTCTTGTGGCTGCACAAGAAAAAGACGAGAATACCTGTCCGATACAGATTGGGATTTGTTGTATCGGCATGTGAAGTATGAGATTCTGCATTATCCCGAAGAAGTAAATATTCCTTCGCATATGATGCTTTTGCTTGTTGGATTAAAACGTGGGCAGAAAATTGCTGATTATAGAAAGGAAGCGCTGGCTAATTATTCTGATCGAGTCGTTTTAAATACATTTATTGCCTGCAAAGATAAAATTGATTGGGTAGTAAAAAATAAGAAGTTTTCCAGCGATTATCATAAACTTTCTTATGTATGCACAATCGTTGCAAAACACTTAAATCAGGTACTGGAAGCAATGAAAGCCCATGAACGTGCAATGCAAGATAGGGCATTATCTGCCGTTCCCATTGAAACCTATGAAGAACAAATGGGGCGTTATGTAAACGCTCATTCTTCGGATAAAAAACTTAAAGAAAAAACTGGCGTATTTGCAGACGCATTCTAATAGAGGTGATTTTCCTCATGGCAGAAAAAAACAAAAAACAAACTCCGTTCGAAGCTGAACGAGAGCGTATTATAAATAGAATTTTCGAATATAAGCGAAATGCAGAATCAAATATTATTGCTGCGATTTATAAACAGCCGGATTTGATTTTCGAGGACAATAATCTATCTGTAGATAGTTTTGATGATGATTGTTGCCGTGTGTATTTTGCAATTGCTTATGGCGTTCTTGTCAGCGAAAGAAAGAAAACCCTTGATTCCGGTACGGTGAATTTTTATTTGGACAAACATCCTAAGTTGAAAACAAAATATGAAGAATATGGTGCTTGGGAAGAAGCGGAAGCCGGTTCTAAATATGTTATTACTGAGAATTTCGATGCTTACATTATGGAATTGCGGAAATGGCAAGCTGTCTTAGAACTGGCAAAGCAAGGTTTTCCCGTAGAAGATAAACTTTCACGTTTTGCAGATGTTTCCGTTGAAGATATTTATGATGAATTTGAATATGTCATCAGCAGTATTTTTGCAAATAAAGTCGAAGGCATTAAGCAATACAATATTTTTGATAATATCGGTGAGTATATTCGCGAAATGGACAGTGGTATCTCGTGCGGTATCCCGTTCCATGGAGCAGAACTTCTTACTAATGAAACTTGTGGATTCAATTATGATGGAAACATTTATGGCCTTGGTGCTGGTTCTGGTGTCGGTAAATCTACTATGGCATTTAATTACTTGTTCCCATCTGCAATGGACACAAATCAGAGAGTCGTATTCATTATTAATGAAGAAGATCAGCGCAAATTTCAGCTGGAACTTGTTATATGGGTGGCAAATAATATATACAAAGCTGATTTTCAAAAGCAGGTGTTCAGGCGCGGTGGTTTTTTAGAAAACCATTCTGAGCTTATGAGCAAATGCGAGGCATGGATCGATGAGCGTAAAAAGGCTGGATATGTTATTGTGATTCCTTTGGAGCGATATACGGTCAATACTGCTAAAAAAATTATCAATAAATATGCTTCGTTTGGCGTTAAAATTTTTGTCCTCGATACGCTAAAAGAAAGCGCAGACGCAAAAACTGATGAAATTTTTAAATCTATGATGCGAGATATGGTCGCTCTTTATGATGTCGTAAAACCTGCTGCAAGAAATGTTGGACTCTTCGTAACTTATCAGCTTGGCAAAGGCAGCTTAAAAATGCGTCATCTTACCAACAATGAAATTGGACAAGCAAAATCCATTCTGGATGTCATGTCTGTAAATTTCATGATGCGCCGCCCTTATGATGATGAATATAAGGGTGAACCACGAGCATTGAAGTGTTGGCGCGAAGAAGGGAAAGGAACTCTTGTAAATTTTGAACTTGAACGAGGTAAGAGTTATATGATTACATTCGTATTGAAAAATCGCTTCGGTAATACTGATGTCCGTCAGATTATATCTGAATGTGATTTGTCTACCAATACATATAAAGATATTGGATTCTGTAATGTACCCCTGGATTGGTAATCCTTTGTAAAGGAGCTTCTGTATGACAGTAACTGAATTAAAGCAACACATTTTCAAAAATGAAAAGATAGAACATGTGCTTGAAAGCATTGGCTGTCATCACATCAAATATCATCCGCAAAAAAATTATTATTCCTGTGCAAATCATGACGGCGATAATGATACGGCCATTAATGTTCAAAATAATGAATATCTTAATGTTGTTAATTGGACTCGTCCGGCTGATTTCGATGAAATGTCAGATTTAATTACACTTGTTCAGTATGCCAAGCAAATGTCTTTTATTGAAGCAATAAAGTATTTGCACTCTATTCTTGGCCTGGAATATAAAAATGCAAAGAAGCCAATTAAAAAGAAGTCGAACGGATTTGGCAGAAGAATTAAGAGCTATGCAACATATTCTCGCGTTAATGTCGAAGAAATTGATGTTTATGACGAAGCTATTTTTGAAGACTATGTTCCGTATCTCCACATAGATTGGGTGCATGAAGGTGTAATGGAATGGACACGCAAGAAATTTGGACTCATGTATTCTTATGAATATAGCAGGGTCGTAATCCCGCATCGATATTGGCTTACGGGCGATCTAATCGGGTATAACATGCGTACTACTGTTCCAAATTGGGAAATGCTCGGAATTAAAAAGTATTATCTGCCTCCGGGTTACAACAAATCCATCAATCTTTATGGACTATGGGAAAACCGGGAAAGCATCGAAAAAGCCGGATATGTAGTCGTTGTAGAAAGCGAAAAATCTGTTTTGAAACGCGATTCACTGAACGATCCTACTTTAGTTGCTTTGTCTGGCAAGTTCATGTCAGAAGAGCAACGGCGCATTTTGCTTGGGCTGGATGTACAGGAAATTGTGATTGCACTGGATAAGGATGTGCCGCAGAGAGAAGTTTGGAATATGTGTGAGAAACTGTGGAGACATCGCAAAGTGTCTTATATTTATGATAAGTTTGATCTTCTGGGTGAAAAGGACAGTCCAGCTGATGCGCGGATGAAGATTTATGATTATCTCTTTCAATTCAGAATAACCTATGACGAATCTGAACATAAGAAATTTATCGATAGCTGCAAAAACAAAGGAGGATAAAATGAAATGCGATTATTTAAAACAGGGTGATTGTCTTGAGCTTATGTCCGATCTTCCGGATGCCAGTATAGATATGATTCTCTGCGATCTTCCGTATGGCGTCACCAAGAATAAATGGGATTCGGTTATCCCTCTGGATAAACTTTGGGAGCAATATAGGCGAATCGCAAAACCTAATACAGCCATTTGCCTATTCGCAGATGGCATGTTCGAAGCAAATCTCATGCTTTCAAATCCTAAATGGTGGCGTTACAACCTTGTATGGGACAAGGTTCTTACATCAGGATTTTTAAATGCAAACCGCATGCCGCTTCGCTCTCACGAAGAAATCTGTGTTTTCTATCAAAAGCAGCCCACATACAATCCTCAGAAGGTAGTCGGAGCGAAGAATCACTCAAAAGGCCGTCCAAAAGAAAATGCCAACGAGAATTACGGCGATTACAACTTTGTCGATAACTCTGATCAGCTTGGCAATATGAAACATCCCAAATCTATTCTCACTTTTCCAAAGCCGCATCCTTCTGTGGCAATTCATCCAACTCAAAAATCCTTGGAACTTTGCCAATGGCTTGTTCGCACATACACAAATCCGGGAGATATCGTCCTCGATAATTGCATGGGCTCCGGTACATCCTGTCTGGCTGCGAAAATTGAGGATAGACATTATATTGGCTTTGAACTTGATGATAAATACTTCGATGTTGCTTTTCGGCGATTGTCAAGCACCAATAAACATTAAGTGCAAAAAAAATAAAGGAAGTGATAATATATGGCTCGCCTTACAAGGGAACAACTAAATGCTGTAAAAGAAAAATATGGCGTATCTGAATTATGGTCTTGGTCTAAATTGGACACTGCTATTATTTCTCCTTATCTTTTTTATTTGAAATATATCCGCCATGTAGAAGAAGATAGAAATGATTCTGCTTATGCACCTATGGGTTCCATTTGTCATTCAGCTCTTGAAGCCTTTTATAATGGCGAAATTAAATATTCTGATATGCTATCTCATTTTGAAGATGGCTGGCTCACTGCCATTGATTTGGCAGACCTGAAATTTGATCGTAATGATCCTAACAAAAATGCAAATATTGCTCGTAAGTACAAAGAAAACCTCCTGCACTTCTTTGCGAATCATACTAAGTTAAAGTATAAACCTGCTCTTGAAAAGTTTGTGGCTGCGAAAATTGGAGATCATGTATTCCAGGGCTATATCGATGTAACTATGAAGGATGATGAAGATAATTTCCATATTATCGATTGGAAAACATCAACAGTTTATGCAGGAAAAACAGCTCAGGAAAAATCCGGTCAGTTGGTAATCTATGCCATAGCTTTGAACCAAATGGGTATTCCGCTTGATAAAATCCGCTGTGCCTGGAACTTCTTAAAGTATGTAACGGTAGAACATCCATTGAAAAATGGTTCTACCAAGGTTCGCGATATTGAGCGTTGTAAAATTGGCGAATCTCTTCAGGCAAATGTAAAAATGTGGCTTAAAACCTATGGATATTCCGATGAAATCACAGATGAATATCTTCGTGAATTACTGGATTCTAATTCCATCAAGGTATTGCCGCCTGAAATTCAGGCCCTGTATAAAATATCCGATTGCTATGTCTATATCGATATCAATCAGGAAATCATTTCTTATTGGATTGATTATATCAATAAGGCGATTGTCGATATCAATATGAGAATTGAAGAGCACAAGGCTCGTAATACCGATCTTGCCTTCTGGGATAGCGATGAAAGCATCAAAGAAAACGAATACTTCTTGTCTACTCTGTGTGGATATTCTCCCATTTTACATCGTCCGTACTATGCCTATCTTGAAAAGAAAAACGATAGTAAAAACGGAGGTAATTTGTTTGCTGGCGTCGGCTCTCAAGTTAATGCATCGGTGAGAAGAGAGCCTGAACCCGAACTTGATCTTTCCTGGCTGAATGCCATGTAGGTGGTGAACTTTTATGTATGTACATCATCAAGGTTTTTCTGATGATTTTGAAGTCTATGAATGCAAATTATGTATCGAGGAAGGTGATTCCGTCAGAAGGCAATTTATGCAGGCTCCTAAAATCATGATTCAGCAAAATTTCCTGGCGTTAATGAAGCAGGCAGCTCGATCACCTTCTCCGATTCGAATTACCCTGTATCGCTCTTGTCCCTTTTGGCTTGAACTTGAGCAGCGATGGATCGAACACGAAAATAGCATTTCATTTGAAAATTTTGCATGGATAGATCGTGAAGCCGGAAAGGCAGGGGATACCAATGCGGTATAACAATTACCATAAACATACTCATTATTCCAATATTCGAACTCTTGATTGCGTTTCAAAGCCGGAGGATTATATCCTCCGTGCTTTGGAACTGGGGCATACAACATATTTTACAGCTGAACATGGTTATCAGGGGAATATATATGAAGCTCAAACTCTTTGCGAAAAGCATGGTCTTAAATGCATCTATGGCGTAGAAGCATATTATGTAGACGATATGTTTGATAAATCCTCCAGATCAATGTATCATATTATGCTTGTTGCGCTCACCGAAAAGGCCAGAAGAGAAATCAATCGTATCATGTCTATTGCGAATCAGGATGGTTTTTATTATAAGCCTCGCATAGATCTTCAGTCTTTGCTTTCTCTCACTCCAACTGATACTGTTGTAACAACAGCATGTATCGCAGGTCGTCTTTTCAAAGGTGATGATTGGGAAACGGCTTTTCTGCAGCCTGTTATGAATCATTTCGGTTCAAATTTCTTTTTAGAGGTTCAGGCGCATTCTGCGCAGCAGCAGATTCTTTATAATATGCGAATCCTGAAATTGAAAGAAAAATATAATGTAGGTCTTATTCATGCAAATGACTCCCATTATATTTATCCCGAAGACGCTAAGTATCGCGATTTGTTTCTCCGGGCCAAGGGCATCTATTATGATGATGAATCTGGATTTGAACTTGATTATCCTGATGCAGAAACCATTCTTGCCAGATATGAAACGCAGGGCGTTCTCAGTAGGGAACAGGCAATCGAAGCGCTTGAAAATACATTGGTCTTTGATCAAGCAGAAGGTGTTCATGTAGATAAGGAGTTCAAAATTCCTAAGATCAAAGAAGAGCTTCTTCGTAAGGATTTACATATCCCAAATTTTGATTATTCTGATGATAATCAAGTGCTTAAAGCAATTCTGGCAAGAGCATGGAGAAGAGAAAAGGGTAAAGTACGGGCAAAGCGCATTCCAGAATATCAGGATGCTATATATTATGAAACTGATATCGTAGAAAAATGTGGTATGGCAAGATATTTTATCTTGGATCATCTGATCGTCAAAAGGGCCGTCAATGAGTATGGAGCCGTTCTTACCCGTTCCGGTCGTGGTAGTGCAGTTTCTTTCTATATTAATCATCTTCTTGGGCTTACAGAAATTGATCGTCTTGCCGCACCAATTACATTGTATCCCACGCGCTTTATGTCTGCGGAACGTATTTTATCCTCCAGGTCGCTACCGGATATAGACCTTAATTTCGCGTCCGTAGAGCCCGTTATACAGGCATCAAAGGACATCCTGGGCGAAGAGGGCATTTATTATATGGTGGCTTATAAGCCACTTCAAGAGTCTTCTGCATTTCGCCTGTGGTGCAAAGCCAATGGGTACAATCTTGAAGATTATGATGAAATTGCTAAGAATCTCGAAGATCATCTTGACGATGCCCGTTGGAAAGATATCATTGAAGCAAGTAAAGTTTTCCGTGGTGTTATCGAATCTATTGCTCCGTCTCCGTGTTCTTTCCTTCTTCTGGATCATCCGATCCCGGATGAAGTTGGCCTGATTCGCGTAGGCAACGCCACCAATTATACCATGTGCTGTGCCCTGGATGGTTACAACTGTGATGTTTATAAATACCTGAAGAATGATTACTTAACCGTTAAGGTATATGACATTATTGACCGCGTTTATAAGCTCATAGGCCGTCCAATTGATGATATCAATACCCTGCTTGAGAATTGTGATGATAAAGTATGGGATATTTACGCCAATGCGCTTACCACAACCATAAATCAGTCCGATTCCGACTTTGGCAAACAAACATTAAAGCGTTATAAGCCCAGGTCTTTGGCGGAAATGTCTGCATGGGTGGCATCCATCAGACCGGGATTTGCATCGCTGCTTAATACCTTCTTGGATCGCGAACCATACTCCACTGGCGTTGCAGAACTGGATGCAATACTCGAAGATTCTTTCCATTTTATGATGTACCAGGAATCCATTATGAAATATCTCGTATGGTTGGGCATTGAAGAAAAGGGTACTTATGACATTATCAAAAAAATAGCCAAAAAGAAGTTCAAGGAAGAAGAACTTCTGGCTCTTCAGAAACAGCTTGAATCCGGATGGATTAAAAATGTTGGTTCCATGGATGGTTTTGCAGAAACATGGCAGGTCGTTCAGGATGCTGCAAGGTATTCTTTTAATGCTTCTCATTCGCTTTCCGTTGCTATCGATAGTGTTTATGGAGCATACCTTAAATCCCATTATCCTTTGGAGTATTATACCGTCACTCTGTCTTTGTATGCCGACGATATGGCTCGTACTGCAAATCTGATTGCAGAACTTCCTTACTTTGGTATTGATTTAAAGCCTATTAAGTTCGGCAAATCCGGTGCAGATTATTCTATGGATCGTGAAAACAACTGCATTTACAAGGGAATTGCGTCAGTAAAGTATTGTAATGCTGAAATTGCCAATAAGTTGCTTGCTCTTTCTGAAAATAAGTATGCTTCGTTTATTGATCTGCTTGAAGATATAAAGAAAAATAAAACTCTGGATTCAAGGCAATTGGTAATTCTTACCGGACTGAATTTTTTTGAAGATTTCGGTTGTAATCAGTATCTCTTAAAATTGATTGAAATTTATGATGAATTTGCAACTTCAAAAATTATTTCAAAGAAAAAACTGGATGTCTATTCTCATAAGTTCAATCTTGGCGAAACAGAAATTCGCGATTATTCCGGAAAAGAAACGCCAGCTCAATTCCGCGAATTAAACAATATCGGCCTTATTCAGTTTTTGGCGTCTAAAGTTCCTAATAAACCCATGCAAATCATTGATCAGGTTAAATTCGAAATGGAATACCTTGAATATACTACATATATTAATCCAGCATGCTATCCGTGTTTTTATGTTGTAGTTGATTTCAAAACCTATTCTGATCCGTCCCGTCCTTCGTTGCTTCTGCGCCAAATTCAATCCGGCAAAGAAATCAAAACACGAATCAAGCAGGGAAAAATCTATCGCGAAAATCCATTTGGTGAATTTGATCTATTAAAGATAGATAATTTTACTGAAGTTCCTAAGATAAAGCTCGTGGGTGGCGAATGGATCAAATCCGATGAAACAGAGTTTGTTCTTGAATATTATGAAGTGATTAAGAATAATGTTCCCGAAAAATTACCGGAAGCAAAGTCTAAAATTGAAATAAGGTAGGGCATTGCTTTTGCCCTACCTATATAGGAGTTCTATATGAATAAAGATAAAAAGGTTTCATTCAGGGCAACTATTGCAAAATGTATATGCGATTACCCATCTTTCAAAATCTATGCTGCCGACATTGATAAAGGCAAATATCCGGCGATTCGCTGCAACAAATATGGCAACGTATCATTAATTGGGGATCTTCAGGGCTTAAGCACTGGCGTAGAATATGAAATTGTTGCAACTGAACAACACAGCAAATATGGCATAGGATACAATGTCTTGAGCATTCGCCGCGATGTTCCTATTACCCTTGATAGTACCCGCGCCTTCTTGCGCGAAGTTTTGACCTTGAATCAAGCAGATGAATTGCTCAAGCATTATCCCGATATCATTCAGCGCGTCCGTGAAAACAGGCTCGATGATATCGATTTGAACAAGCTGTACGGTATAAAAGAAAAAACATTTGAAAAGATCAAAGAAAAAATCATTGAAAACTTCTGCTTGTTTGATTTGATCGCCTTGTTTGATGGTGCTATTTCTACCACTATAATGAGGAAACTCTACGAAAAGTATCCTTCAATTGAAACAATTAAGCATCATCTCAGAATTGAACCCTATAAGTGTTTGTGCGATCTTGCGCGTGTAGGCTTTAAAACTGCAGACTCCATCTTGCTTTCTATGGAGGCGGCAGGTCGAGAAGCTGTTAAAAACGGAAAAGAACCTTCGATTCAGTTTAACTCAGATTTAAAAACCAGCATAGAAAGGTGTCAGGCATGTATTTATTATTTACTTTCTCAAAATGAAGGCGAAGGACATACAAAAATGTCCGTTGCCGATTTAAAGGCAGCTTGTCAAAATCTTACGCCTGCCTGTGCAAAGCATTTCTTTGATGCTTTGAATGATCCTGAATTTTATTTCTGTCCTGATGCAAACGAAGCTTCTCTTAAAAATACTTTTAATACCGAGCAATATATTGCACAAACAATTATATCCGGTCTTGCAGCTCAAAACACCGTTTGGGATTATGATGTAGAAGCTTATCGCATGGTGGATGGAATCGCGCTTTCAGATGAACAATTAAGTTGTGCTAAAAACGTATGTAAATATACTGTCAGTATTTTAAATGGTGCTGCCGGAACAGGAAAGTCGTTTTCTACCCAGGCTATAATCAATCTTCTGGAAGCCAACCAGAAAACATATAGGCTATTTTCTCCCACTGGAAAAGCCGCAAAAGTATTGACAAACTATACTAAGCGTCATGCGTCTACAATTCATCGTGGTCTTGGATGGAATCCCGGAGACGGTGAATGGACGTTTTGCGAAAGTAACAAACTGGATGCAGACATTGTTATTGTAGATGAATTTTCTATGGTAGATATCTGGCTTTTTCAAAGGCTACTTAAGGCCATTGATTTTAATCGAACTAAGCTACTTTTGATTGGCGATAATGCGCAGCTGCCATCCGTATCATGTGGGAATCTTCTTCATGACTTTATGGAAACCAGATTGATTCCGTCTGTTACATTAAAAACAGTGTTTCGATATTCGGAAGGTGGCTTAATGAAAGTAGCAACCGATGTTCGATTCAGGAAACCGTATCTCAATTCAGGTATGCGAAGTAAGGCTACAGTCTTTGGCAATAATAAAGATTACACTTTTGTGGATGTGCCAGCGCAATCTATGCAGCAAACCATTGTTCAACTTTATCGTAAACTCTTGTCTTTGGGAAATTCAATGGAAAATATCCAGGTTCTTACCGCTAAGAATGGAGGGGAATGTGGCACAATTGACTTGAATAATGAAATCCAACGCATTGCAAACCCAAATTACAGTAAAACAGCTTGCTTTAGTCATGGCGAGTCTGTTTTCTTTGAAGGCGATCTGGTAATTCAAAAGGCAAATAATTATAAAGCGATGGTTGATCCGGATCATTATTCACCAGCAGAAAGGTTGTTGGCTGATGAGTATCCAAATAAAGAAATTACTGCGTTTATTGCAAATGGCGAAACGGGAATTATCCGATCCATCTGCGCGTCATATGCCATTATTGAATTTGATAATGTATTCGTCCGCTATTCTCAAAGTGATTTTGACAATCTAAGCTTGGGATATGCAATTACATTACATAAATCTCAGGGCTCTTCCATTGATAATGTAATTCTTTGCACTCCTAAAAGCCATTTTTTCATGCTTAATAGCAATTTGATTTATGTTGGTTTGACCCGAATGCGCAAAACCTGTTTTCACTTGGGAGAACTAGATACGATTAATAAAGCAGTTTTGAAGAAAGAGAATCTAACCAGGCATACTTTCATGCAGCGTCTACTCAAATCAGAAGTAGAAAAGAAAAGAATGCAATAAATATTATCTGCAAAAATAAAAAATATACATTGACTTTGATTCAAAAATGTGTTATTATAATCATGTGGTGCAAAAAATAATTGTACCAAATGAAAACATAATAAACATTAAGTGCAAACATTAATAATAGGGATGGATTTAACTATGCAAGAAAAAGAAAAGAAAAAGGCAATGAAAAAGTGTAAGCGTTGCGAAAATTTTAAACCCGATCAGGTGGATTGCATCTTTAAAGAAATTAAAGAATGTACTGCTGAAGATATCCAAAATTGTGAATATTATCTCGCAAAAAAAGAACATGTATTATTCTGATCGAAAGGGGCTTTAAATCATGCCTGAAATTACCAATATCGCTGAGTACAAAGATGCCGTTCGTCAACTTAATGCTTATGCGAATGCCTATTACAATGATAATCAGTCACCCGTACCTAATTCTATGTATGATGAGTTGTTTGATGCAGTACGCAAATTTGAAAATGAATCCGGCATTGTTTTCAGTGCGTCGCCCACTCAATTTGTAGGATATGAAGTAGTAGGTAATCTTAAAAAGGTTACGCACTCTCATCCCATGTTGTCCCTTGATAAAACCAAGTCCGTTGATGATCTCATTTCTTTTGCAGGAGATCGGGATTGTATTCTTAGCCTTAAAATGGATGGTCTTACCGTATTGCTCACTTATGATAATGGGAATCTTGTCCAGGCAGAAACCAGGGGTGACGGCGAAATCGGTGAAGATATTACCCATAATGCTAGGGTGTTTAAAAATATTCCCCTCACGATTCCGTATCCCGGCCATTATGAAATTGAAGGCGAAGCTATCATTACTTACGATGATTTCAATCGTATTAATGCCGAAAGCGAATCTGAATATAAAAATCCCCGCAATCTTGCAAGTGGCTCTGTTCGCCAGTTGGATTCCGGAATTGCAGCCAAGCGATCTCTGCGTTTCATTGCATGGAAAGTACCTGGTGAAACAGAATCGATGCTTGGTGGGCTCAGAAAAGCAAAATCAATGGGATTTGATGTTGTTCCGCTGCTTACTTATTCTCAAAACACAGATAAAGACTATATCGAAGCAATGATTCAAGCTCTGAAAAACAGCGCCCAAAAATATTCTTATCCTATTGATGGTCTTGTAATGGCTTTTGATGATGTGAAATACGGGCAGTCTCTTGGTGCAACCGATCACCATCCTCTTCATTCTATTGCTTTTAAGTTTGAAGATGATACTTTTGAAACCACTTTAACGGATATCGATTGGACTATTGGTAAAACGGGCGTTCTTACTCCTACAGCAGTGTTTAATCCCGTCGAAATCAGTGGCAGCTCTGTGTCTCGTGCAAGCTTGCATAATCTCAGTATTTTGCGATCTGTATTGGGAGAATGGCCTCATATTGGTCAGCGAATATCCGTAAGCAAGGCAAATGATATTATTCCCCAAGTAATTAGTGCGGATAGAACAGAGCCTCATGACGTTGCTGTTTTCCAGATTCCTTATCGTTGTCCTTATTGCGGTGCTGTTACTGTTATTCAGCAGGAAAAGGATTCTCAGGTGCTTGTCTGCAAGAACTTCGATTGTCCGGGTAAAAGGCTCGGTCAACTCACACACTTTGTTTCCAAACAAGCAATGAATATTGATGGTTTGTCTGAGTCCACATTAAAGAAATTTATTGATTTAGGCTGGCTAAATGATGGTCTGGACATTTATCTCTTACATAGAGCTCGGTCTGAAATGATTCAGCTTCCCGGATTTGGCATTCGATCCGTCGATAAGCTTCTTGATTCCATCGAAGCAAGTAAGGTCACTACTCTTGCAAGATTTATTAATGCGCTCTGTATTCCGAATGTTGGCAAAACTGCAAGTCAGGCAATCGCAAACCATTTTGAAACCTTCGATGCTTTTTATAATCAGTGCTGTGAATCTGAATTTGATTTCACTACGCTTCAAGGCTTTGGAAAGCAAATCAATGAGTCCTTGAATCGTCATTTGCATGAATACAAAGATTGGATTGCCGATCTCGCAAACCGCTTAACCTTCTATAACAATAGAGAACTTTCAAATGCGGTTCCTGATTACAGAAAGTGTCTTGAAGGCAAAACGTTTGTTATTACAGGTAAGCTTAATCATTTTACCAATCGTGATAATGCGGTCTTCAATATCGTTTCTTATGGCGGCAAGGTATCTGGATCGGTAAATTCGAAAACTGATTATCTCGTCAACAACGACATCAATTCTACTTCCGGCAAAAACAAAAAGGCTAAGGAACTCGGCATTCCAATTATTACCGAAGAAGAACTGCTTGTCATGATGGAAGGAAACTGATATGTACAACTATCGATATATAGATAAAAGTACTTTACAGGTCGGGGATTATGTTGGCATTCCTGTTCGCGTTTCTATTGGATGGGGTAATTTCAGATACGATTATGTTGAAACAAAACAAATCGCAAGGATTACCCCTGCTAGAACAAAATTCGTAATGACGGATGGAGAGGAATATTCAAACCGTACTTCATTTGTCGATATTGATAAGGAAATTAATAAAAGAAATGCGGTGGTAAAATGTGCTCAGAACATCTATTCGAAAAAGTATTCTATCACCAAAGAAATAGATGAAAAGCTTTGTAGAGAATTATCGGATAAACAGATTGCTGAAATCAGTAAGTATATAAATTGTATTGAAGCAACTCTTGAACAAAATGATTAAAGGGAAGTGATTTTATGCTCTATGTAATTAAACGCGATGGCAGGAAAGTACCGTTCAATAAAGAAAAGATTTCAGCTGCCATTATGAAGGCTTTTAGTGATGTTGACAAAAACGCACTCGAAATAAGCGAAGGTTTTTCTATCGCTAATCGAATTGCTGATCATATCGAAAATATGCGGATCGATACGCTGTCCGTCGAAGAAATTCAGGATATTGTGGAAACGCAGCTCATGCAGTCCTCTCGCCCCGATGTGGCAAAGGCATATATTCTCTATCGTAATGAGCGTACCAAGATTCGAGATCGAAATTCCAAACTTGTGCAGCGCGTAATGGAGCGTGTTGATTTCAAAGTTGATAATCGCTCCAATGCCAATGTAGATGAAAAGTCTTTCTCTGGTCGCGAAAAGGAAGCTTCTGCCGATATCGGCAAAATTATCGCCCTTGATTTCGGCGGTCTTTCCAAAGAAGTTGCCGATGCGCATAAGGAAATGCTCGTCTATCAGCATGATCTGGAAAAAGCAGTATACGGCATTCATAATTGCTTGCAACTCAATTTCCAGGAAATTTTCACCTATGGATTTAAAACTCGCAATGGCGATGTTCGTCCGCCGTCTAATTTCTCCACTGCATGTCAGCTTGTAGCCGTTGCATTCCAGTGCCAAAGTCAAGTTCAGTTCGGCGGCGTTGGAACCATTCATTTGGATTATGATCTGGCTCCTTTCGTAAAGAAATCCTTCTTCAAGCATTATAAGGATGGTGTCAAGTATATTGATGGTCGTGAATTGGATTATTCTTTCCATCCTGATATGTCCATTGATGATCCTGATTACAAGGCATATTCTGAAAAAGCTTATCAGTATGCCATGGATATGCTGGAAAAGGAAGGCAAGCAGTCCGCCCAGGGTCTTTACCACAATCTCAATACACTCGAATCTCGCCAAGGTTCCCAGGTTCCCTTTACTTCTATCAATCTTGGCCGTGATACTTCTACCGAAGGTCGAATGGTTACTCGTTGGATTATGGAGGCAAGTCTTGACGGTATCGGCAAACATCATCTTACATCCATTTTTCCGATCTCCATCTTTCAGTATAAGCAAGGAACCAATGCCGAAGCTGGTGATGCAAATTACGATCTGAAAAAGCTTGCTTTGGATTCTATGTCCAAGCGCATTTATCCCAATTGGTGCAATTGCGATTGGTCTCAGGCACATGAAGACCCTGAAAATCCTGATACATATTTCAGTACCATGGGTTGCAGAACTCTCATTGGGTTTGATCGCCATGGCCTTGGATATATCCGGCAGGGTAGGGGAAATAACACTCCTGTTACCATCGTTCTGCCTAAACTTGGTATCGAATTTGGTATCTGCCAGGGTAAACGTACTGAACCTGATCTGGATGGTTTCTGGGACGCCTTCGAAGAAACCTTGAAACTTGCGGAAAAAGGTCTGCTTGAGAGATTTGAAATCATGATTCGTCAGTCTCCCAAATCTGCACCTTTTATGTATCAGAATAATACCATTCAGGATGCCCGTGCTTGCGAAGAAGATGTGTTTAATGCTTTGAAGCATAATACTCTCGCCATCGGTTATATCGGCATTGCAGAAATGTGTCAGGCTATGTTTGGCAAAAATCACGCACAGGATGAAAAAGCGCTGGTGTTTGCTTTGAATGTAGTCTATCGAATTAATCGTTTTGCTGCAGAGGCATCTGAACGTAATAACTTGAATTTTAGCTGCTATGCAACTCCGGCAGAAGGTCTTTGCAGAACTGCATTACAGGCCCTGCGTAAGCAATATGGTGTCATTGAAAATGTAACCTCTCGCGAATACCTTACCAATTCCCATCATGTTCCCGTGTGGGAGAAAGTTTCTATCTATGATAAGCTTCGTATCGAGGCTCCGTTCTGCAAGTATCCTACCGGAGGATGCATTACTTATGTAGAACTCGATTCTACATTCGTTAAGAACACTCAGGCAGTCGAAGATATCATTGACTACGCTTTCCGCGAATTGGATATCCCGTATCTGGCCTTTAATTTCCCCATTGATTCCTGTCTTGATTGCGGTTATCAGGGCGAATTTAACGATCATTGTCCTGAATGCGGCAGTACAAATATCCAGCAGTTGCGCCGCGTCACCGGATATCTCACTAGCGACTACCATAATTTCAACGATGGAAAACAGGCAGAAGTAGGGCAGCGCGTAAAGCACAGCCAATATATCGATGCAAAGGAAATCAATAATGCCTAATCTTTGCGGCCTAACCTATGAATCTTTTGTGGATGCAATCGGGGTATCTTGTGTTCTCTTTATTAGTGGATGCAACCATAATTGCCCCGGTTGCCATTCTCCTCAAACTCATTCTTTTGATTTCGGTGAACCGCTGGATGATTCACTGATTGAGAAAATTAATAAGGAAATTGACAAGCGTCCTTATTTAAATGCATTGGTTTTATCTGGTGGCGATCCAATGTATTCAGCTAAAGATCTTATTCCTATCGTTGAGAAACTTCATATTCCCCAAAACAATCTTTGGTGTTATTCCGGTTTCACCATAGAGGAAATTCAGGCCGATCCCGATATGGCGGCATTACTTGATAAATGCGCATATCTTATAGATGGCCCATTTATTCAAAAACAGCGCGATGTTTCCCTGCATTTCAGAGGTAGCAGCAATCAGCGCATATGGCAAAAGAAAAATAATCAATGGCAGCTTTCGGAGGTAATGCTTTATGACTTATAACATCGGTCAAATTCTTACTACGAATCAAGATATTGTAACCGAACGTGAATTTACCGGAACCCAGGAAGTTCTTCCCAAAGGTACGAAACTTATTGTTGGCGTAGATGGTTTTGCTCATAATTTCAGGGATTGCTCCATGATGAATCTTCCTGAGAATGCATCTGTTTCCGGTCACAATCCGTATGGCCTTTCTGAATGGATTTATAAATTCCTGAAGGCAAATTTGCCTATCCAGGAATGGCTCGATGATTATGAAATCGATGCCGAAGAAGTTAAAGCTTGCATTACAGAAGCCCTTGAAGAACTTGGCATGTGTTGGGGTGATAATAATGAAGAATGATGAAATCCAGTCTGCGGTCGCTTCTTTGTGTCGCGGAGATTTGGTTCGCATCAATGACTGGGATGGTGTATTTAAGGTTTGCGGTGTATCCGAACATTATGTTCTCGTCTACTGCCCTGAAAATTCTGAATATTCTATTCTTCATATCTATCCATGTTCCTATACATATAATGGGATTCCCAAGGGAAGTATGGTTTGCTCCATGGACAACCTGATCTTTGGTTATGCTGGCGGGTATCATTTTGAAAATTGGGATTGGGTATTTAACTATCTAAATGACCTTGAATCCGGTAGGGTTGGAACATCTGTGAAGCATAGAGAAAAGTTATTCTATATTGAAACAACTAAAGTGGATTAAATGAACAAAATAAATACTCTCGTAATTCTGAAAGATCATTATAAAACAAAAAATGAATTTGAAACTGCAATTGGTCAGGCAGTTGTGTTTCTTATGAATAATGGCTATATCGTTTGTTCTGAATATGATGCTGGCGAAATTGATCTTGGTGTTGCGGTAATACAATTTGAATCTAATGATCCGAATTGCATTAATCTATATCCATATTGGCTCAACGAAGATCAAGCAGAAGCTTTAGATAATTTGATCGAAAATCCTGAAATGATCAAATTGAACTCCTTTGATGATTAAATTGAAAGAAGGCTGATTTTATGAATGTTGTCGCTCATTTTGAAAAAGTATCATATGAACAATTTGAAAAGGATTGGGTAGAAACCTTTGATATTGATTTGTCCGAAGATAACGAATGGATGAAAGATCATATTCGCAATATTTATGATTCTATCCGGCTTCCCAAGCGCAGCACATCTGGCTCTGCTGGCTATGATTTCTTTGCCCCGAATAGATTTGTTGTTCGTTCTCTTGAGTCTTATAAAATTCCCACTGGTATTCGCTGCCGTATTGAAAATGGATGGGTGCTTACTGCATTCCCTCGTTCCGGCCTTGGGTTTAAATACGGTATCCGCCTTGCAAACACTGTCGGTATTATCGATTCTGATTATTACAATGCAGATAATGAAGGCCACATCTTTATCAAATTGGTAAACGATAGCTCCATTAGTAAAGCGATTGAAATCGACCGTGGTAAAGCCTTTGCCCAGGGCATCTTCCTACCCTTCGGCGTAACAGACGATGATACTGCAGATGGCGTCCGTGTTGGTGGGTTTGGTTCCACTGATAAGTAAGGCCGGGTGATTCTATGTTATCTGTAAATACTCGGTATTGCACTTTTTTAGAAGCTTACAATCAACTCCATCCTGAAATCCCGGAAAACAATAAATATGGTAGGGTAAATAGCATTTATCCTAAAAACCCTAAGTCCTATATCGACTCCATGCTCTGTATCAAAGAAGCTGGTTTAGGCTTCAAAAAGGGTGATGGCAAGTTCGGATGCCCTAAGAATGCAAAGAATTGCGAAGAATGCTGGAATCTCAAAGCAGAATTTGACCGGGAATCCGGAAAGTTTATTCGGATTATCGAAGGGATGGCGGTGCTTGATGGAATTAAATGAAATCAAATGGAGAAATGGCAATAATTTAAGTGATGGTCTTTTAGCACAAATGGATCGTCTTAAAAAAGAGCGCGATGCTGCCATTGCTGATCTTACAGAACTTGCATATTTCATTAAGCGAAGAACCATTTGCGATTTCTGTAAACATGATAGAGATGATCCGAATGATTGCCAGGGCAAACGCAATCCTAATGAATATATAAATGATTGTTTTGAATGGCGCGGCCTGATGAAAACATAAAAAGGTAAATGATATGAAGTTAGAAATTGAACTCGATCTCAATAAAATCGATTATGATTCGATCAATACTCAAATTACTCAAAAAATAGCACAAATGGACATCGCGGATTCGCACGACCTTGAATCTAAAATTGCGTCAACAATATCCAGTGTTATTCACAATAAGGTGGAAGAAGCATACAATCAATATCTTGATCGTTGTTGGTGTGGTTATACGCCCGAAGGCAAAAACCTCATTGAAAAAATCACAAAAGAAACAATCGAACGGCGTGTTAATGAAATCATGAAAAAAATCTTTTCCGAAGATTTCAACGAAGATCATTTGAAAAACATCATGCTTGATATGCTTCCTCGTGTTTTTACTTCTGTTATGTTCTCCCGTATGGACGCTGCCTTGTTTTCCAGCGAGTACAATTACACAGAAAGAGTGCGCAATATGATTGCTGCCGAAGTTGAAGCAGCGTTCAACCGTGCTCGATATTAAGGCGGTGATTTAATGAATCTTGTTTTCAAATGTGAATATTGTCAGCAAATGGGCACTCATAAAGAAATATTAGATCATGAATCAGTGTGTCCCAATAATCCTTCGGTCAGGGCATGTACCACTTGTGGCAATGCCACTGGTATGATTAAAATTCAATGCTCTCTTGGAAAGGAAATTCCTTCCATGAAGTGCATTATAAACTGTCCGGATTATGTTCCTGGCGGACATCCTGAAGATAAAATTCTTAAATCTTTTACTGATATATTCGGTGATCCAATTGGATGGGGAAAGATGTAAATGAAAAAACGTCTTATAATCTGGTGCGAAGTTTCGTGTCGCAAATGTGGTAAGGTTGCAAATGCAAGCGGATGGTATTCTCCTGATACCATCCGCAACCTGAAAAAGGAAACAAAATCCTGGGATTCTGATGATTCTAATTATGGGAGTTTATGCCCATATTGCAAATCTGAAATGAAAGTGAGATGTTGAATATGCCTATGTGGGCAGTAATTACAAATGATCGAACTAAAGCCGAAAAAGCTATGTCACAAATCGAAACAAAAATTGATTCTGAAGTCGTTCAAAGGGTCAACGGCTCTTATCGCATGGAAGTCAGGTTTACTAATGGTTGTATTTTGCGATGGGTAAAGCCAACCGAATCTGCTCGTGGATTAAAATTGGATCGCATGTGGATAGATGAATCTCTACGCACTACTGAAATTATTAGAGATGTATTTTTTCATTCGATGATCCATTGCAATAAAGAAAATATCCATTGGATTTAGAGGTACATATGAGAACTACTTTATATGATGTTCGCAATAATTACGAAATGGGAAATTATTCTGTCAACGAAACATGGCCCTATCCTGTAACTAGAAACCATGTGTTTGATGAAAATCTTTCAATCAAAGAAAATCGCGAAATGATTGAAAAATACAATTGTCAGGTCGCGGAAAAGAGATTGGCGATTTCCCAAGAAAAACAACGCCGTCAACAGGAAATGCGCAATGATGTGGTTGCTGCCATTGCTTACTCCAACGATCTTACAGAACGGCAATCTATCATAATTGAAAAATATGCCTGGGATATACGCCACGATTGCATTCGTGATTATTTCGATGAAGCAGAGGAATTAGCTGATATGGTTTGCGATGTTTTACGGGCAGGTGAAGAATAGTGCCGTTAAAGCCAATGAAATCGGATTTGTACGCGATTGATATTGAATTTATCTCCTCAATCAAATGCGTTGAACGTAAATGCAAATGCGGATTCTTCAACATGGGAATGTATTATATTTGTCCTGAATGCGGAGCTAACCTCAAAAGATTTGAATGGAACGAACCTTTCTATAAGGAGAATTAATGATGTTCAAATTTAATTTTCAAGATATAAAAAGCTTCTGTGATGAATTGAATGTTCCTTATTGTATTTTCAAATTCAATACACAGCATGGGCCTATTTCAATCAAATATGATCGAGAAACTAATTATTTCTATATCAACGATGTCTTGGTAGATGAAAAATATAAGGCTCCATATTCCTTCAATGATCTCAGATTAATGCCCGATGAAGATAACGCTCTTTATCTTATTACAATTCCTTGTGAGGAGGAAGAACTTAATGAATGGCGTAACCATAATGTCTGAAATTTTGTGCCGTGAACGTTCACTGGCAGATACACTTGGCACAGGAATATTTACAAGTGCTTTAATGCTATTGGCGATTTTTGCATACTGGAAGCTTATATACCCTGGTTTCAAAAAATCATGTATTCATCCTAAAGACTTATCCATAGCGAAAGCATTTTTAGCCATGATTTCATTGCTCTTTGTTGTATTAACCATTATTGGGGATATCAGCCTTTATCGTCAATATCATAATACGCATATGGAATACGAAATTGTAATTGACGATTCAGTGCGATTCAACGATGTCATGTCTACCTATGAAATTCTCGATCATTATAAAAACGAAGGCATTTATCGTGTAAAACTGTTGGAGGAACCAAATGGATAAACTTGATTGTGTTATAGCAGCATATGAAAAACGTCATGCGGGATTCGTACATTTCATGCGATTCTCAGGCATTCCCAGAAAAGATATTCTGTACTTCATTCCAAACAACTTTCTTCGCAACCATGGTTATCATGCGCTTCGCCGTATAAAGGCCATGCGCCGTTTGGCGATGAAGCGATCTCAAATGCCGTTTTTCTATGCCATTCAAGCGGAAATTGAGCGCAGCATTAGCGGTACTATCTCAAATTTTATAAACAATATGGTAGATATTAAAGATGTTCCGTATGGAGCTCCGGTGATTGCTTATGAAGAATAAAATCGATCAGTTTTTACAAAAAGAAGCCCAGAAGAGTCCTTATATATCCCTTCTGCTTTCTCAAAATGTTGATGTATGGTATATCCTTTTATACTTCTCTAATAACTACCTAAGAAATCATGGCATCCCTCCTGTGCGCAACAGGGCAAAAAGACTGGTTCGTTTTTGTCTTATATGGGATCGCGAAATGTGCGGCGTTTTAGACGGAATGCAAAACGTAGCTGAAGCAGCTCAAAAATTAGCAGATGCTTTTTCAAAAGGAAAGTGGTGAAAAAAATGATTCGCGTATTCGATAAATGGGTCATCGATTCCGATGGTCGTCAATTCACTTGTGGTGAATTAGATACAACGAAAGTGAAAATAAAGCTGGATAATGGCGAAGAAGGATATGAAGATAGAGAGTATATAAAGAATCCCATGTATCACACAACATTCTCTGGCTGTCTACAAGCCCTTTCTCGCCGCCTCCGTCAAAAGGCTATTAAGTCTATGAATGGCTCTCTTGAAGATGCCATAGCAGCTATACAAGCCGTAGATAAGAGTCTGATAGATGCTATGGGTGTCGTTTCTTCTTTGTCATTTGATAATGTAAATGAACCTGTAAAAGACGTTGTAAACGAACAAGATAATAAGCAAGATAATACGCAAGATAGCCCCGAACCTACATCTGAGAAACCCAAACGAGGCCGTAAGAAGAAGGTGTCTTAATGGGATTTATACGGAATTACGCTCTTGAAGTATTTCGGGAAATTGATAAACGAAATCAAAAAAATAAACATGATGTGTTCATCAAAGAATACTCAAAGCTTATTCAGCAATCTCGACTTCCCAATGATGTTGGTTGTGCCATAAGCAAAGATTGTTCTCTTAATGGCTGCTATCGTTATTGCATATGCGATTTTAAAAGAAAGAAGCTCAGTTAAGGATGTGATTTTATGGAATTAATTTTTGGTGGTCGCGGCTCCGGCAGAACCCTTAAATGTTTTGAATGCGCAAGGGCCAATAACGCAATTATTGTTTCTGATTATGCCCGTCAGCTTAAGGTAAAGGCAAAATCTCTTGGCTTTGATGATCTTGAAATTGTAGCTCCGTATGAAGTATACGATGCCCGTAATCGAAATGTACTTCTCCATAAATGGGATGAAAAACTTGAAGAACAATTCCGATTCGAAGAAGGAGCCAAAGTCATCGGTATTTCTTTTAGCGATCCTGAAACTAAAATCGTTTAGAAAATGAGGTATCCAACATGACAGGTGAAAAATACGCAAGAAGAATAATTCGCATCAATACAAAGGTTACAAACTGGAATGAAATTCAGGAAATGATCAAACCTTTGATTAATTATGCCAATAAGCACGAAGTCGATGTTGTAGTAGGTTATAACCGAGATCACGATTTGATTTGCGAATGCATTTCCAATGGCATCACCACTGCCTATTGCAAAGGCGTTTGTGCCGAAGTTCAGGAAGCCTTAAAGCGGATTTTCCGTTGCAAGCTTGATCTTCTTCTGTATGAATACTAATCGAGGTGATCTTATTGAATACTAATATATTTGTACCAAAAAAGATCAATGTCGGCTTTCAGAATCGTGATGATACATATACTGGCAAGCTTGCCTATATCGTCTATTTCGATGAAAAGGGGAAGCTCCGCAAGCAAAGCTCATGGGATAATTGGCGCAACCAGGATATTCCCAATGAAATCTTTGATAATGAACCCACTGAAGGTTTTGTAATCAATAAAAATGCCGGAGGAGTAGAAGCCTCATGGAGCCATAATGTTCGCAAAACTTATGTTCGTGTCTATGATCCTCGCGGTTTTGAATTTGAAATTACCATTCCGAATCTCCTTTGGATTCTGGAAAACTGTAATTCTATCAAAGGTAAGGGGCTTGAAGGTCAATTCGTCTATGGATGGGATGGTAAAGAACTCGTCCTTGTTCCTATAGAATCACCTGATTATCGGGAAATTCAGGCGAAAAATGAAATCATTCATTCCAATGATTTTATATCAGCAAAGGATTTAATTCCTGGGGCAGTTTATGAAACTGTCAAAGGCGAAAAATTTGTATTCCTTGGAAAACACGATTGCTTTGAGTATGAAACCAATTCAAAGCGATATCGTAACCAGGAATGGATTCACCCTCTTGATGAAACATGGAAAAAAGATATTGTGTTCAGAAATGATGATGTTCGCATTCGCGCTAAAAATTGTGGTAAATGGTTCTGGTTCATGCGCCTTGGCGATCCGAATGCATCCTGGTGGGAACGCGAAAACAGATTGTGCTGCTATAAATCTGTAAGCCGTAAGTTCTGCCGTATGATCTCTGAAAGATACGAACAGTATCCTGAATTTTATGCCGAAATGGAACAGTCTGATAATTATTCGCCGATTGATTTTGACGCTTCCCAAATCCTGCCATTATCATTTGAAGCATTTAAAGCAGGATTTATGGAATTTACCGTCAATGGAAGTATCTTGCGAGATTTTCATTTTTACTCCAATTATAATGGTTATCTTGATGAACGTCGTATTTCTCCTACTTATTACTACGATGGAAGATATGATAAAGAAAGACATTACTACTATTATTCTGGCGTAAATAAGATTTTCTTTGATCCGTTTTCTGATTTTGAACTACGAAAAGTATATGAATTATTCCAGCCTGTATATGGGGAACAATTCCTGACAAATGGCAAACTGTATAAAAGGAGAGGTTACTATGGCACAGAAAAATGATGATCGTATTATGCTGCTCAAGCAAAAGGTGGATTCCAAACGAAATGCACTCAAAGGCAAATCTGATCGATTCACACCTATTACAAATTGCCTCCTGGTTTTTGATAAAGTCACATATAACCTTTATGTAGAGGCATCTCAGCTTCTGCTCCTCAGACTTAATTCTCTGGTAATGGCTGCTCAGGATTTAGGCATTGATCCCAAGGAATGCATTATCTCTGGTTATAGCCTTATTGATTGGATTGAGGATATCAAATCTTTCCTGGCTATACAGCAGTATCGAAAAGAGAAATCCGATCTTGCCAAGCTTGAAAAGCAGCTTGATTCCCTCTTGTCTGAAGATAAACGCACTGAGCTTGAACTTGATTCTATCGCTGCATTATTGGGAGAATAAATATGAATCAGCACAAAATTGAGTTGCTAGGCCAACTACATACTCTATTGAGAGAGGCAACAACCAATCAAATCGCGTTTGATTCTAAGCCACTTGAAGCTCCAATAATCCTCACAAAGAAACTGCAAGTGCAAAACCAATATGGAGTTCCGATTGACTTTATTATTCTCAGCATTGATGAAGTTAAATCTCTTGTAGAACTTTTCAGCCAAATACTCGAAAGCAAATAAAACGGCGTTATTGGGAGAATAGTTAACTATGACACATTATCAAAAGAAAATAATTGAAGATATTAGAGCTCTTTTGAAAACTGCAACAAGCAATATACATTGCAAATCCGGCCCTTTCCTTCTTCTCAGCAACGATGAATTAAGAAGCCTTTTGAAACTAATTAAATCGTTATGCGATTGCAAAGGATGTGAATTTTCCTATGACCAAAGCAGATAATTATATGATGCAAACAATATCACAAATCATAAACAATGGTTATCTTGATAAAAATCCTCGCCCCAAATATAAAGATGGAACTCCGGCGCACACCATTTCTATCAACCATACCTTCAGAACTTATGATTTATCCGCTGGCGAATTTCCTATTTGTACTCTTCGTCCGATTGCATGGAAAACTGGTATCCGTGAAATCTTCTCTATTTATCAGCGGCCTACCAATTCTATCTCGGAAATGGAGTCCATGGGTGTTAAGTGGTGGAATGATTGGGATATTGGAGATGGTACTATCGGTCAGCGCTATGGCGCAACCGTCAAGAGATATGATCTCGTCAATAATTTGATTCATGATATTGAGAATGATCCCTATGGCCGTAGAAAAATTATGTCTCTATGGCAGGAATCCGATCTTCATGAAACTTCCGGTCTCGCTCCCTGCGCATTCCTCACCATCTGGAATGTCAGAAATAAAGGTGATAAAGAATATCTCGATATGGTTCTTGTCCAGCGCTCCGGTGATCTCCTTACAGCATCCGGCCCTGGTGGAATCAATGAAGTGCAGTATGCAGCTTTGCTCATGATGATCGCCCGTCATACTGACTATCTTCCTGGCGTATTCAGCCACTTTGTCGCTAATGAACAAATTTATGATCGCCATCAGTCCGAAGCTATGGAAATCTATGGCAGGGGAGTAGATCGGGCTATGACTTCTAAAACAAGTTTTGCTATGTATCCTCCCAAACTTGTGTTGTCTTCCGATGTCACAAATTTCTATGATTTCAGAATAGAGCATTTTGAAATGAAAAATTATTATCCTATAACTCCCCAAATCGAACTGGAACTTGGAATTTGAGGTGATTTTATATGGCTGAATTTGTAGAGGTAATAAGACAGGCTCAACGTCTTATGGAAGCTAAAGATCCTAATAAAAATTTGGATTATATCGATTTTATGTTTAATTGTTACGATCAACCTGTATATGCAAATTCTACATTGTATGCGTCTTCTCCAGAAGAAATTGAAAAATACATTATGGATTGGGCGGCTGCAAATCCTGAACCTAAATACCCCTCTTTCCTGGAACATTTTGAATCAATTTTTCCTATGTGCCAGAAAGACGAAATCTGTGTGGAATTTATCTATGGCGCAGATCAACGCCCTGCTTTAATTGAATGTGAACGCTCTCATTGCGCTGAATGTTGGAATCGCACTATTCCGGATGAACTCGCAGCTAAACTCGGCGTCAAAAAACAAAAAATCATACCTTTGATTGGAGTGGTTAAATGATTTCTGCTATTGTATGTGCCGATTTAAATAATGCCATTGGCTATAAAGGTGAATTGCTTGAGCGCATTCCCGAAGATATGGAATGCTTTAAAAAACTTACTACCGACAAACTTATCATAATGGGCAGAAAAACATGGGATTCGTTACCTGTAAAGCCATTGCCCAATCGCTTCAATTGGGTAATTACTTCGAATAGTCATGAAGCCATATACAAAAATAATTCCTATTTCGAGTCTGACTTGATATCTGCGATAATAAATCTAAGTCTCATAAAGCGCGAACAAGATATTTTTATCATTGGTGGAGGGCAAATCTACGAACAGCTCCTTCCGTATTGTGATTGTGTATATCTTACCCGCATTCTTCACAAGTATCCCAATGCAGATACCTACTTCCCCGATATTGAATCCATGCCTGAATGGGAACGCATTTCTTGCAGCGAAGTCAAGCAATGGTGTGATATCCAATATCAATTTGAACTTTATGGAAGAATAGAAGGTGATTCTAATGGCTGATTTCGTTGAAACAATCAAAGAATATAACAACATGTGCTCTTGCTTCAAGAACTGCGAGGATGGATGTGTGATTAATCAGGTTCGTCAGATAGACAATATGGATGATTGTGCAGCTCTGCTTTTGCAGGAACCCCAATTGATTCTCGATGCAATTGCTTATTATAACGATCACAATCCCTACATTCCGTATCCGACCTGGAAAGAGGTATTTACCGCATTTGCGAAGATGGAGAATGTATCCTTGGAAGAGTTTTTAGATACTCCGATTCCCAAGCAAGTTGCAGATTTCTTTGGTGTTCGATTAAAAGATGTGCCCGATGTTCAAGCTGCAAAAGAAAAACGTAGGGAAGCAGATATCATAAACATCAGCGATCTTAAAGAGCCTCGTATTACACATTAAGGAGAACAATTATGGCTGAATTTATAGAAGTAATTCAAAACGCTAATAGAATGTGCAAAAGCATCAAACTATGCGAGGATTGTCCAATTTACAAATTTCGAGATTCTGATGGTGCCTTTTATAATTGTCCGTTTATAGAAAATTTTTTAAATATCGAAATAAATAGAGACATGCATCAAGTAGAACATGCAATCCAAAAATGGGCAGAAGATCATCCTTCTCCCGTTTATCCTACCTGGTATCAATGGTGGGAAGAAAACTTCAAAAGCGAAGGCAGACGAATGCTGAAACCCTGCGCATTTGTATCGCCCAAGGAACTGGGATGCAGTATTGAGCACGACGGATGTATGCAAGCTCCGTATAAGTGCTGGCACAAGCCAATCCCTGACCATGTTGCTAAAAAGCTGGGCGTAAAGCCATTATCTGAAAAAACAGATGTTCCTTCTGGCGATACGTTACCTGATTCTAAGTCAAGCTCTCATGGAAACGTTTTTGTTGTGAAATGTTAGATTTCGAAAAGAGGTACTTATATGAAAAAAAGCGAACCTAAAATTATCCTGAATGTAAGTTTTGAAAATGAAGAACTTGAACAGAAGGTTTCAATTGCAATGGATCAATATCTGGAAAAGGTCATTTATAAATCGCTTGATTCTGCAATTGAAAAGGCAGTCAATGATAGAATTAATTTCCTACTTAATGGTTCTCGATGGGATGTCCGTTCTAAAATTCAAGGTGTAACTTTCGCAGAGTACGTTAATACCAAAACCGAATCCGTTATCGCTGATATTATCGAAAAGAATGCCAAACAGATTCTCGCGAAGAAATTGGCTATGCTGATATAATATGCCTATGTTCGTAGATTTTGATTCGGTTTTTCATCCAAATGAAGATTGGAAACGCGAAATACTTACAGATAATTCACCTTGTAAAAATTGTGTCGAGTATTTAAGTGGAAGAGGCAATCCTTATTATCAAACCAGTATATGTCCTTGTTTGCAGCATACTCTATGGGTTCAAAAGGTTATTCAAAAATTATACTGGTTGGAACATAAAGATTCCTAGTTACTCTAAAGTTACTATAAACTACTCTAAAGGAGTTGATTTTTATGATCGTCCTCGTAGGAGAAAGCGCATCTGGCAAGTCCAGCATCGAAAAATTTCTCGTAGAAGAATACGGATACAACCATGTGGTTTCATACACTACTCGTCAACCCAGAAGCGGGGAAGTGAATGGTGTAGATTATCACTTTATCACGGAAGAAGAATTTGAAAAACGACTGAACGAAGGATTCTTTGCCGAATCTACCTGTTATAATGGTTGGCATTATGGCTGCGCCGTAGAAGATTGTACTGATGATAAAGTTATCGTTGCTAATCCTCATGGCCTTCGTCAGCTTCGCAAAAATGACAAAGTTAATGTCATCGCATTTTATATTGATGTACCTCGCAGAGATCGATTGATCAAGATTTTACAAAGAGGAGATAATATCGAAGAAGCTTATCGTCGTAGTCTTTCCGATGAAGGTCAGTTCACTGGAATTGCAGATGAATGCGATTATGTGATTGAAAATCCTGGATATGAAAAAACAATTGGGCAAATGGCTCTGGAAGTAAACTGTTCCATGTGTGGTTTTAAATCTGACTGCAAATGTGCTGTGCCTAAATCGTAAAAAATAGCCGTCGCTCCTTTATTGGAGTGGCGGCTTTTTTATTTGTCTTAAGCGATATAAAATTGTCTATAATTCACTTGACTTTAGGCTCATTTTTTTGTATTATTAAAGTAAGTAGAACCCCTGATTTTGATCAGGTCATCAAGCGAAATTTAGGTATTCCTGATTTTAATCATGTAGTCACCTTTGAAAAACACGAGGAGACAAAAATCCCAAACCCCTTGAAAACGCGGCATTTTGACATGCACCTTTAGCTCAGTTGGTAGAGCACCTGACTCTTAATCAGGGTGTCCAGGGTTCGAGCCCCTGAAGGTGTACCAAATGGTCAAAAGTCTTTGATTTCAAGGCTTTTGGCCTTTTTTGTTTATCTGTAATTCGTTCAAAGGACTCCAAGAAACCAATTAAATCAGGATGTCAGTTTCAGACACCCAAAATCAAATCAGGGTTTCACCTTTTAATCACCATTATGAAAGGAGAACCCATATGGCAACTCAAAGAAAAATGGTCAGAACGAACGAAGTTAGTTTGACAATTGAACAAGCATATTACAAGTACATCGCTGAGAAAATCGCATCAAATGCTTCTAAAGATACGATACGTTCAGCCAACGACAGCTTCAAGAGGTGGAACAGTTTTTTAGACGAAGAGGGTCTACGGACTAATATCAAAGATGTAACAGAAGAATATATACTCAAGTTTTCAAAACGACTGTTAGACGAAGACCTTTCCCCAGCTTCCGTAAATCACTATCTGCGCCACGTTAGGGCATTTCTGTATTGGTGCATGGAGCATAAGTACCTTAGCGAATTTGCAATAAAATTGGTCGGAGAACAAGAAAGTATAATAGAAACATATAACGATCAGGAACTGCTTGCTCTGCTGAAACGTCCTTCTAAGCAAGATTCATTTACAGAATGGAGATCATGGGCAATTGTAAATTGGATTCTTGCAACAGGAAATCGTGCTTCGACTATTTGCAACGTCAGAATAAAAGACGCAGATTTAGCCAATAAAGAAATCACAATTAGATTCACTAAAGCTAAAAATGCAATGATACTGCCAATGTCGATTTCCTTAAAGAATGCCTTAGCGGACTATATTGATCTTTGGCGCGGCATGTCTGATCCAGAAGACTATCTCTTCCCAAATGTTGGCGACGAAAAACTGACTGTCAATGCGCTCAAAATATCAATTCGTAGATATAATGAATATCGCGAGGTAGGCAAAACATCAATTCACATGTTCCGTCACACCTTCGCAAAACATTGGCTCCGCAATAAAGGAGACGTTTTCAAGCTTCAAAAACTACTTGATCATCGCACTCTTGAAATGACTAGAAGATATGTAAAAATGTTCTCTGAAGATCTGAAAGAAAATTACGAAGACTTTAGTCCTCTTGATGTAATTAAGAAAAAGAATAGTAGAGTTCATCGTGTTTCCAGAACACAATAATAATTCAAAATCGTAAAAAATAGGGGAGAGCCAATCGCTCTCCCCATTATCGTATGTGGATGCCTTTTATGCTAGGCAAACAGCCGCAATGCCCTTCCGAGCATCTACTACACGTCCATGATATTCTCGCCGTCATGGCCGACTCGCATTTATAGGGCTGCTGATCACCCAATTGCATGAGTTTATCGTCTTCATGCCGACTGTACATTAACTATTTTTCCATTCACTGCCGTCATTAATATAACATGCTGCCTTAGCCCAAGTCTCGCCAGTATAGACATACGCATCTGCCGCTTTCCACTCCGTACCATCAAAAACACGAATTGGGTCTAAAGATTCCCATTGAATAAATAATTTTTGATTAATTGGCGAAATTTTGCAAGAACCTCCACTTACCGTTCTATCTAAAAAACGCAATGTAATGTAAGAAGTTGAACTAGGAAAACAATTGTTGGAATCGCGCCTACTATTAAAATATTCAATTGTTTCGTTTTCAAATATAACGACTGTAGGCGTCGTAGAAATACTTACTGTTTGGGATTCTCCATTAAGAATAACATTAAATGCGTCAGAGCCAGAGTTGGCTTTTAATTGTACACTTATCCCCGTAATTCTAGCTGGTTTACCTTCGTTAATGTCTCCAAATGGAACTCTGAATTGGACGATGCCTTTTGTTCCTGTGCTTATTGTGTAAGAAGCACTCTGGCTATAATATGAAGTAGCCGTTCCTCCAGATCCAACGCCGTTGCAATTCTGGCCTCTATAACCAGATACGCTTACCCTTCCTGTCATTGTAACGATCTCCTTTCAACATAATAGATTTAAGCAGTCAAAAGGAAAAATACATCGCCCTTTTTACCGTTAGCAGGTAAAGAAGTGCCAAATTTATATGCCGTGTCGGGAATGTTGTATATTGATTCAATTATATTACCATCGGCATATAAATAATTAGAACCTTCATAACAATAAATATTGGGAGTAGAAATTTGATAAATCAGAGGCTCGGTTCTTTTATAAATAATCATACCGCTTAAACTACCTACAAATGCTTTAAATTCATCCTCAGTAGCAAAATCAGTTGCATTATAAATTGACAGTGTATCTCCATCATAATCCAATCCATAGCTGCCGATACTATTGGTAGAATAGTGTGTACAAAACAAGTCGCTATCATAATCATCAATCTGTATATCTGATGTAGACCAATATGAAATTGAATCGCCTGTTGGAGTTGCTGTTGTGTTTTTAGTCCAAGTCACAGTTTCAGCGACCAAATCAGAGAGCATTACCACGCCATAATTCATCTCGATAATCCCCTGATTTAAGTCTACAATGCCAAAGTATCCTGCACTAGCATCCCAGGCACTATCCACATCAATGCTGATGAAATTGCCTTTTCCTGCCTCAAAAGTAAGCTCTTCCGGATCATAAGTAGCATAAACGCCTACACGCAATTCAGCTAGATCGCTTGACGTAAGCTCGCTTTCATCCAGCTTTGAAATTGAAATTATAATGCTATCAACTACGCCGCCAAGTCCCCAATCTCCATAGCTCACATACGGTGATCCAGATTCCATAATATCAACACTGCCATAGCTATATATACCATCAGATGCCCGGTCGCATACTATGCAAGATATACTAACCGTATCGGGAACATTGAATAAATTGATAAATAATTCTCCCTGAGTAGGAATATAAATTTTATTGCTAATTGCCATAGACGCAACAGCCGTTCCAGACTCATTTACACCATAATTCAGAGCATCTTTATTAAACATATTGTTATTAATGCCAGAATATATGAAATAGTTTGTTTTCTTTACTGGAATATCCGCAGGAGAATCTGGTGTGGGCCAATTTTCAATAATAGTTTCCTCTCCGCCATTACTGGTTGGTCTCTCAAATTCATTTATAATTTTAGCACTCACTCTAAAGTTTTCTATACCATTTTCAAATATAATAGGATTTCCAGTTGCTTTACGCGGACAACACGTCATATTACCTTCTAATATAGTAATTTGAGAATTAATATGATTGCATAAATGCTGCAGTCCTGTCTCTTTTAAAACCGCCATATCATTCGCTCCCTTCTTTATATCAAGTGGTAGCTACATCGGCTGCTTTGGTGTATTCCACTATGAACCAGGACTCATGAAGGCCACCATTTGTGCCTGCTGAGACGTAGACTTGTGGATCGGTATCAAAATACGAAATAGCAATACCTGCCGTTTGAGGCATATCCGTAGCTACTACCGGTAAGGGACGCAAATCTGTATCGCGTCTACCATATCCCCATAGATGTACAAGAGAGGAAAGAGGGCCTGTATTCATTGGTTTAGACATTATTGTACCGTTGTTTATTTGTCCAAAAGGAATTACTTTCCTATAAATTGGCTTCCCATCAATCCATGTTCCGCCAGTAAGAGTCTCTTCCGTACTATAATTTACTCCATGAGTAGGAAGAGCCTGTGCTACTTCTAATATTGATTGTAAAGTAGCGTTGTTTTCTTGTAAGTCTGTATTATAAGACATTGATATCCCTCCCTATTATGCGGAAGTAACTGTTTTAGTATAATAAACAGTAACAAATCCGCCTGCAATTTCTATCGAAGTTCCTGTTTGAATAGCAATTCCACCAGATTTAAACCACATAGAAACCTTATAACCAGATGAGGATAAATTGGCAAAATTTATCGGATAGTATACACCGCTACCGTTGTTTACCATTCCTTCTGCGCGAATAATTGTTTCACAATCTGTGCTCACGGTTATCAATACATCCGTTGAAGTTCTATTTGCTGCAATTTCCGGAAGTTCAATTGTTTTTCTATAAATAGGTTTACCATCAATCCAAAAATCTCCAGTTTTTAGTTCCACAGTGTTATAACAAATGCCCATAGCACTCTTCATGTCTTCTGTAATATTTTCATTACCTTTGGTAAATACGACATTGGCAATACTCCAATCAATGCCATTGCTACTAAAAAGCAATTTACTATCTTCTGAAATTGCAATTAAACTGTTTTCAGTAGATAATAAATGATACCATCCAATACTGTCATCAATATTTGTTTCCGTCCATGTGTTAAGATCATCGCTAATATATGAGAATCCATCTCCTCTCATTTGACTAACACCTACGGCAACATATTTCCCGTTGAAATAAACAATTTGAGGATCAACGTCAACTCCAACACTACCACCTTGCGTCCAATTTATTCCGTCCGTACTATAATAAATATCTCCAAAACTAGATGCAATAAATCTATCGCCTGTATATGTAACATAAAGAGCTGAAAAATTTGTATTACATAAATCCCAATTAATTCCATCAACACTATATACAGTGGGACTAGAACCGCTACTATAACGTACAGCCACAAATACGCCATTTCCAAAAGTTATATCTCTCCAAATAGTGTTTTCAAAAGGCTGAATTTTTTCATCCCATGTAATACCATCGTTACTACATATCATGTAGCCTTCTGAATTAACTGCCACATATTTTCCATTTCCATAGGCGATTTTTTCCCAATGATCTTCTACTTCTCCCGTTTCTGTGACTGTCCAATTCTCTCCATCAATACTGTATGCTCCATGTCCCATTGTTCCAACCGCAACGAACTTACCGTTTGCATAAACAACAGAGTTAAGTCCGCCTGATGACATAACTCGATCAAGCACAGCTTCATACCATTCAGAACCATTATAACTATATGCAGCGCACCCCGTTACACCTCCGCTTACTTTATAACCTACTGCAATATACATGCCATTTCCATAGGTAAACCCATCCCAGTTTCCGGAAGGTAAATTTGCGGGTGGAGAATAAGTCATCGAAATAGCATCTATATTTTTTCTAACTTGTGCCTTCTGTTCCTTGGTTAAATCTTGTTCTGTAAAATGCACAGCTTCATCATCAATGAAATCAAATGCATTTTGGTTTATCGATAAATTGCTCATTTTCATTCTAGTTCACCTTCCTTATCCGGTAATAACCACTGTATCGCCCTGAGTTGTAACTGTAGCGTTAGATAATGAAAGAGACAATGTTGCCGTCTCTTCGTCGTAATCTGTAACAATCATGCCAGCTGCTTCGAGCACTCTCATTCTTAAAGTTTCTACGATGCTCGTAAGAAGTGAGTTCTGATCGATAAGTTCATTATCAATGGTAAAATTACCAGTTTTTTTATTGCCAGCGGCGTCTATTGTTTCATATCCATAAAAAATCTCCGCCTCGCTTGCGGGATTTTCAAGCTTAGGCAGAGATATTGTGGGAGTTGTTATTTCTTTTACCAGGTATTCTCGTAATTGCGGAACAGAATATTTTTTTGATTCGCCAGTTTTAACGCGAACTGCATCTGCTACCGCAACCATATCTTCATAATTACATATAAGCTTGTCACTCATTACAATACCTCCTCCTCGCCAGAATACAAAGTCTCGCCAAACATAGCATCGATTTGCTCATTGCTTATGTCTGCCAGATCAGTTGTACGAATTTCTTCCGCCATTGCATCAACTTCCTCTGCAATTTTTTCTCCTGTCGCTTTGGCGTCTGCAGCTGCTCCAGCTGTAACCAAGCTCGCATCAATTGTTGTATTGGTAGCCCCATTTTCGATGTTGCCGAGTTTTGTTTTTTCTTCATTTGTGTAATCATTTGAAGACAAGCCTTTTCCGTTGATCTTATCTACTTTGTTATTGAGTCTAATACTGATATGAGACCATAAACGTTCTATCCCAGATCGAGTAACAATTTTCATTTATAATTACCTCCTTCATCCAATTACCCAATATGTATAACCAGCATTTGTCCTTATATATGATGGTGTCGTAAATGTATTTTCCGTTATACTATTTACATTAACCGATGTTCCGCCAGTTGAGGATGTTAAATATAATTTATCCATATAAGAGGGCGTTGTTGCCGATGCAGTGGAATAATAAGAAAACCTACTATGTTGAACTGCCCAACCAGTTGTTGTATATGTATCGGTCGTTTCATTGTATATAGATACGCTAAATAGACTTTCATAATATGAAGAATAATTAGTGCTAGTTGAAGGACTTGTTCTTGTATTTGTTTTCCATATAATAAAACGTGGCTTTCTACCTAAATTATGATTTACTATTTCTGCCGTTCCATTTACAGTTGGTTTAAATCCGGATTTTGTCACTACATCCCATCCCGCATTTGTAGCAAGATTTAGAATGGCATTAGCCATTTCACCAGGCAAAAACACATCTGTACTTCCGCTTTTTTCTCTAATTGCATCTGCAATATTCACTAAGCTAGTATCGTCAATAATAACATTTGCCATTAATAACTCACCCCATCAGCAACAACTTCAGCTCCGCAAATCTCATCAATTTCGGCATCCGTTGTTTCTACTAAATCAGTCGTACTTACTTTATCTGAAAGTAAGCCCATAACCGTCTCTAAAATTTTATCGAGAAAGTATTTAAGGCCATCCCAATTTATATATTTCAATTTTACCCATCTCCCTCAAAATTCTAATTTTTCCATTCGTTATTGTGACAAATATAAAAATCAACAGGTATCCACATAGATTGAGTGTAAATATGAGGTTCTGCATTTATCCATTGTCCATTAACAAATATTTTCGCTTGATTCAATGCTTTCCAGGTAATTGTCAATACTGATCCAGTGCGCGCAATTCTAATATTTCCATCAGTATCTTGACTGGAAGAACTATAAGAAGTGTCTGCAATATGCAAAGCAATTCCGCTTTTTGCTTTTGAAAAACACTTTCTTTCATCTCTGAAGCTATTAAAATAATCAATTGTCTTTTGCCCCCATGTTAAAGTGCGGACAATGTTTTGACTTAAAGTAGCTGTTTGTTTTTCAGTGTTAACAAAATACCAGCTAAATGTATCAGCTTGTGCCCCATATGGACATGAAGTCTTCGTTTTAATGCCGATAATCTCTGCTGGCTTACCTTCATTAATAGAGTTTGCGCCTATTGTGAAATACAGCTTTCCTCCTGTACCTCCACTCATTAAATAACCATAGCTGTTTACACTATCAAGGCCCTGATGATTTGAGCCTCCGCTACTTGTAACCTCTAAGTTGCCTGTCATAAAAACACCACCCAACTAGCTATTTAACAAAAAAAACAATTCTCCTTCGGAAGCCGTTTCGGGGAGAGTTGTTCCATATTGATATGGATTACCAATAATAGCTTTCAAAGTTTGCGATGAATCTTCATGATCTTGCATTAAAAAAGGAGTTTCGATTGCCCATTCAACGCCATCCTCACTGTTTGATATTACTCCGTTTTCAGAAATCATCCAGGTTTTATGATTGTCGCTTGTTCCATTCCTCCAAGCAAAATTTAAAACCGAGCCTTCAATCCATGTTATTCCATCACTACTGTAAATAAAATGAGCGTCAGATGACGCGGCTAAAAATTTGTTTCCATTATATAAAATAAATTCCCATTTCGCAGACACAGGCAATTCAACCTTTGTCCAATTACTACCGTCATTACTATAAACACCTGTGTTCCCGGAGGAGTGATCGATTGCAACAAATACGCCATTCCCAAAGGCAATATTAGCACAATAACATTCATCAGGTAAATTGCTTGCATTCCATGTTACACCATTGTCTGTACTGTAATTAATGTATCCCAAATTAGTGGCAGCAGCGACAAATGTTCCATTTCCAAATGTCATTTGGCTCCAAAGCGCAGAAGTAGACAATACTGTCGGTGTCCATGTGATGGCGTCATCACTATAAGCAGCTACTTTACTTCCCATACTGCCATGAGAAACTACCACAAATCTTCCATTGCCATAAGCTATACCATGCCAGTATTCAAAAGATGGTAAGGAAGCAGCATGCCATTCAATACCATCAGAACTATATAATATTTGATCACTATAATAAATCTGGATCACAAACCTGTCATTTCCCCAAACTACATATAATGCAGTTGATACCGTATCGAGATTGTTGAGCAATCCGGAAACGTCAACAATATTCCAAGTGACACAATCATAACTATATGCTACTTTAAGCCCATCTCCAATTGCAACATATACGCCATTGCCATAAGCAATATCTCTCCATGTGCCTTCTGGCAAATTATAATTAATTGTTTCAATGCCTAAATAAGAATGCTCATGCTGATCCGGAGCTGCGCCGACATCTTTATAATTAATATTTGAGATAGCGTTCTCAATTTTTTGAACAACTTGCATCCATAAGTGCTCAAGTCCATTCCGTTTTAAAACAGCCATTATAACACCTCCATATCTCCTGAATACAAAGTGTTTCCTACAATTTCGTTGATTTCATCAATCGTAATTTCTGAAAGCTCAGTTTCTATATCACTTATTTTTTCTCCGGTAACTTTCGCATCTGCCGGAGAACCCTCAATAAGTAATGTTTTATCTATATCATCACTTGATAACGCACCTATATCAGATGCGGAAAGTTCAATGTCTTCATTTAATTTTTTTCCATTAATTGTTCGAGTAACAGGTACTTTTTCAGCAAGAGTATCACCTACTACTTTTGCATCAGCTGCCTTTTCAGATTGAGATAAAGTAGCGTCGATTAACTTGCTCCGATCTTCTTGCATTTCTTCTATTTTTATTCTTGCTTCTGAATCAACAATTTCATATTTTAAATCATTGAATGTAAGCGTTTTCATTGTTTTCTCAGCCATTCTTTTCACCTCTAATATAAAATAAAAGAGGCGCAGAATGTGCTGCGCCTCGTATTAAAGTATAGTTTTATTAAGCGAACATAGTGTCGATTTCGGCATTGGTAATGGCAACAAAGCCATCGCCTACCTTACCTTCAAGTGCATCGATGCGCACTTCCAGAGAACCACCATCGGCAATTGCCGCAGCAGCATTATCCCAATCCGTTACTTTACCTGCAGTAATGCCATTTAATACGGCACTATTGGTATGGTTGTGCTTCTTGGCCACTGCATCAGCGAGATTTGCTTCAGTCTGAGTATAGGTTTCGAGCAGAGCCAGGTTAGTATGAGTATGCTTTGCGCCTTCAACGGCCTTAACACGGGTATCCATGGCAGTATTAAGATCGTCAGCATGCTTTTCTGCTGCTTCCTGGGCTGCTTCGATCTGAGCCTCAACAGTGCCAGTGCCATCGCCAAATTTGTCTTCAAGCGCCTGGATACGAGAATCAAGTCCACCTTCGATGCCTTCTGCACGAGTCTTTTCCTTACCAATTTCAGTGTCAGCATAACTCTTGGCGTCAGTCAGAGCCTGTGCTTCAGCAGCCTTTGCACGAGTAACTTCAGTGTCAAATTCGGCCTTGGTAGCTGCTGCATCTGCCTTGTCAAGAGACGCCTGAACACTGGTGGCAAGCTTAGCCTTGGTGACGTTAGCATCTGCAATCTTCACAGTAACTACTGCATCGTCAGCAAGTTCAGTGGTGTTCACGGAACCAGCAACAATAGATGCGCTGATTTCGCGAGTCGAAGAATCAATTGCAATCTGAACCTGTGAAGCATTTGCCTTCGCCTTGTAAATATCTACAAGAGTGCCAACATTAATGTACAGAGGATCGGCAACATTCGCAAGCACTAGCTTAATATAAGTGCCTGCAGCCTGACCAGCAGGATTGGTGACAACTTCACCAGATTCTACAACCATATCCTTGGGAATATCAATTACGCCAACGGTTACATTGCCCTGCTTAATGGTGTAAGACTTTAGCGCGCCAGAGGTTGTGGTATCAGATGTAATAGTCACCACAGCAGCAGTGCCGCCAGTGCCAACTGCAGCAAGCACTTCATTAATAGCGCCAACAACAGTCTGATTGCTGGTATCAAGGTTTTCGACATTGCCGACATCTTCAGCCAATGCATCTACATCACCCTGAGCAGCATCAGCAGCTTCCTGGGCAGCTTCAGCAGCAGCGGCAGCTGCTTCAATATCGACAGTCAGTGCATCCTTTGCGTCCTTAACAGCCTTTGCAACAGAGCCAGCAGCAGTTTCTGCACCATTCAGCTTTGTAATGGCTTCGGTATTTGCTTTTACCTGACCATTAGCAAGTGCATCAACCTTAGTCTGAGCAGTACCGGAAGCATCATAATTGTCTGCTAAACCATCAGCATAATCTTTTGCGCTCTTCAAAATAGCCTCATCAGCGTCTTCGACCCATGCCTTCAGTTTCTCATCATAATATTTAAGGCCAATATAATCAACATATTTAGTCTGTGCCATAATTCATTACCTCCTTTTTTTACGTTCATTTATATGAAAAGCAGATCAATATCTGCTTCGCTTGCTCTTTCTGTGTTATTCGCAACCTGTACATATTTGCCAGATGCTTCGTCCCACACAGAAATATTTTTTTCAACTTTGTTTACATAAAGCGTTTTGCTCGAACCTAATTCTGGCATGCTTGCGCCAATAAACACAATTTCATGCGGCTGCGTTGTTACTTGAATCCACCCATTTTGATAAGTCCATAATACAGCCGTATCTATAACAAAATAATATAAGCCAGCTACAGGAGCCAAAATCGCTTTGCGATCTGACTCTGTAGCCAGCTCTTCGATTTGATTATAGAATGTTCTCTTACCGTCTAAATCAAGGGCAAGTCTGTGTTTATCTTTAACGAAAATTAATCTGCCGTCCTGCAATGCAAGATTAGGCAGTTTACTTGCGACCGTGGCACAAACTGACAGAATCGTTTTTGTCGTTACTACATCTGCCATGTTTATACCTCCATATTAGGCAATTAGAACTCTACGACTTCAAGAGCAGATGCAATCTGCTGATCAGTATATGCGTTAGAAGTATCAATTGCTTCCTGTTTTGCAGTAGCAATGGCAGTAGCAGAAGCAGTGCCACCAGAACCAACAGCAGTGTCAATGTAGCTCTGGATAGTGGTATCCGCAGGAATATTACCTACACGAGCTTCAAGTGCCTCGGCGGCAGCCGTAGCAGCATCTTCCAATACTTCCTTATTAGCGTCTGAAATCTTAGTATCAACTTCTGCACCGCTAACTTTGGTATTTAAGTTCTCACTAATGGTCAGTAAAGATGCGTCAATCTCTGTCTTGTTATAAGCATCTGTGATGCCATAACCTGCCAGAGTAGTAGCTTTATCAGCTTTGTCTCCAAGAGCTTCAGCAACAGCTGCGTCATGGGCGTCTACCAGACCCTGTGCTTCTGCCTTTGCAGCAGCAAGCAGTTCTGCCTGGGTTTTATCATATGTAGCAAGCTGAGTTGCATTGGCATGTTCATGCGCTTTTGCAATAGCATCATTTAAAGACGCAATCTGAACACCGGAACCCTTAATAACCTTGCCAGTTACAGAGTCAAAAACCACAATTTCGCCAACAGTAGTAACGTTTGCAGTAGAAGTTACAGCTCCGTCAATGTTAGCCTGAAGCACCATGAAATCATTGTCGGAAGCAGTGCCCTCAGCATAATCCTTAACAACCAGGATCAAGTCGCCAATTTCACACTGAACACCAGCATAAACACCAGCTTCCGCCACGCGATAGGTCTTACCTGCCTTATAATTCATCGGCAGAGGATGCTCACTATCGACAATTTCAGGGGTTGCACAAGATTCTTCTAAATTAGCAAATAAACCTTCTACCCAGGACTTCAGAGCAACTTCATCTTCTCCTACTTTAACAGTACCGGAGAAAACAGGGTTCGCAATAGGAGCCTTCTCTGCAACGGCATCCTGAAGTTCTGAAATATCCTCCTGCATTTCTGCAATTACAGGCTGAACATCGCGAAAAACTTCTCTCCATGCCTCACCAGTCCAAATGGAACCGATGGAATCAGCAGTATTAATATAAACAACGCCCTGCTCCTGATTAGAGGTAGGCAGCGCATTTATAACCTGAACATACTGTTTTAAATCACTCTGTTTGATTGCACCAACTTCTTCGAGAACATAACCAGCATCAGTAGGCTGCAGAATGTACTCATGATATTTGCCGTCTTCGAGCAACGCCTTTACAGTCTGACCCGCATAAGCAATCGCTGACGCAGCATAGCCTTCAGCAGCAGCTAATGATTCATGAATTTCAGAAGCATCAAGCGGTAAAGCTTGGCCTCTGGACATCGCTTTAACCCATACAAGTAAATTCTTGCTTTCAATAGTAGCCATAATATCTTACCTCCTTATTAAATTGTGACCTTAAAGGTCATTGCAGCGGCAGCAGGAACTGCCATGCCATAAGTATAGACCTTGTAGGAGGTCAGACCATTTTCGCCACCACGGGCATCTGCAACATCAATTGTAGTCTTAGCGAAATTGGATGCCATGCCGCTATCATTTGCTTCCACATAAGTAACGTTATTAATATCACGGAGCGTTGCCGGATATGCAATAACAATGTATTGCTGTCCAACATCAACGTTGATATTCCAGCTATAGCCCTGAGTAGGAGCCAGCTTAGTGTTAGTAAGGCCACGAACCATAGTAGAAGTAGCAGCAGGAACTGCACCTACGCCAGTGCCATAGAACAGATTACGCTTACCGGAAATGCTATAAGCAGAAGATTCAACAGTTCCGCCTGCAAACCAGTTTTCTTTGGATTCTGCACCCAGGTTATTACTCTTTACAGGAGCATCGCCATAAGTAGCAGATGCCTTGAAGGTCATAGTCTCATCGCCAATAACAACGGCTTCTCCGTCATAAGTAAGAGGAGAAGTAGTGCCATTTGCTACGCTAGTACTGCCTTTCATGATTTTAATTTCAGAAAGAGCACCTGCATCATTTTTGGTGAAAGTAGCCTTCAGCTTAGGAGTAATAGAAGTACCAGCTTCTACATTGCCGCTTGCCTGACCGCCGTTGTTTGTGATGGCTACAGTGGGTTTAGTGTAAGTGGCGGGAACAGCTTTTTCAGAAATCATCTTGATAAACTGATCAATAGTAACGCCGACCGGAACAGTTGTTCCATCAGCTAAGGCACCAATGCTGGTGCCATTGAGGGTGTGGGCTTCCTGAGTTCGTTCTGCATGAATGACAGTTTCGCCTTCTTTGTCAATCCAGCCCAATTCGCCATTGTTCAAGAACAACACATCATATGCATCAATACTGCCTGCTGCCTTCGCAGCTTCAATATTGTCCTTGTTACCAAAGGCATGTTTTGATCTAAGTAACTCACTCATAATAGTTTCCTCCTTGAGTTTGTATATATAAAAAGATCACAAATAATCGTGATCTTCTTATTCAATATTCATGATATACTTTTTTTCACTTTCATTGATCGTTCCCTTATTATAAATGGACTCGATCACTTCTTTGTCTATCTTATTATCTTGATATAATCGCTTGAATGATTCGATAATCTGCCTCATCTTAAAGCACTCCCTCTTGAATCAAATCCAATACAAAAGCATCGATAATTTCTTCGGGCGTTTTTCCCTGCAGCATCTTTAATTGCTTATATTCATATTCGTCAATTCTTTCAACGGTTACAGTATCGTAACCTTCAACAGGTATTTTATACATAGTTGCTTCGTGCCAAACCGTATTTTTATCAGAAGATAAAATTGCTTGCGCTTCTGATTCATCACATAAGACCATAATTCTATGTTTGGGTTGATATTTCATAAAAACCAGTCGATCTAATATATCAATAACCTTACCATTGCATATAACCTTGTAATACATCCTATCCCTCCCAATACGAGGCCAGGTAACTTACCTGGCCTCAGTACCTTAATTAAAATGAAATCTCAATTAATACTCCATATTCAGAATAAGGATTCGCAAATCCATACAATGATCCATCCGCGTTAACGCAATAAACATAATTAACATATCCGGCATTTGGAGAGCGTAGCCAATATCTAGCATCATCTCCATCAAAGTATGCTCGTATTCTGGATTCATTAGTTGTCAAATAGGAAATAGCTGTTCCTTCATTGCTATATGGCTCAGTATTCATTGTAGAATCAACTTCTATACAGGCGGGAACAGTGATATAGCAATCTGTCGTTTCAATATCAACCGATTTTGATCCAAGCTGATACGGGACTTTCACCTGTTTGATTAAAGAGCGAATCTGTTCTGGAATAGCGTTATACAGCCTTCCATTTAACGACGCATTCAATGCAGAGTCTGCCCAACCTCCCGCATTACTGTTTGATATATTCCATTTTTTATTACGATTTAATAAGTGAGAGGCCAATAAGCTGAACGAACATCTTTTAGAAGCGTTTTCAGTTAAATAGTATTTTCTAAATCCACACGCTTCAAGTGTAATTCTTTCATGTGTCCAAATTGCAAGATTTCTGCAAACTGACTCTCCAAGGTCTTTATACCATACTTTGCACCAGTTGATGTTACCAATACCATAGTTTTCATAAATACCATCATCAGCTTTTGCGCAGCCAAATACCAACGTACTGTCTCCAAGTGTTGATCTGGTTCTTTCAAGATTTACTGTTGTAAGAGTATCTCCATCCAGATTAGAATTATAAATTATCAGGTTATTCTCTCCCTTTTTATGCCTGATAACTACCAATTCTCGTTTATTCGTGATTGCAATATTATGGGATGTCGTACCCCAGGTAAATCTTGCCCCGGTATAATCAGAATTTGAATTATACCACAATTTAAATCCATTCGTACCATTCGCTTGGAAGCATTGTGCGAGAACGGCGTTGGTTGTATTCCCACTCAAAAATTCGTAATCGATAACAAGTACAAAATCTCTATCTTCATCGAACAATTTTATTCCCGTATCAAAATGATTTGTTCCATCAAATACAGTCTTTTCTGATATAATCAATTCGGACTCAATATCGTCATAGTCTACATCGTTTCCAATGGTAAAAGAAAATTCATCCTTATCCTGTACGATACTTTCAGCCAATCCTAATTTATTCATGGCATAAATCTCTACAGGAGTCAAATCCTTCAATTCTTTACCAACAAAAGAACTTGTGGTATATTCAAATTTGTCAAAAATTGCATTTACAACTTTATCTCCATCAATAAAGCCACTCTTGTCCCAACGATTAAATAAATGGTATACATATGCTGACTCCTCTAATGTATAAATAGGAGTGCTGCCTGCATACGGTACGTTTTCACCATACAAGCCAACGCTTTCCTGCATAACCGTACCCTTGGAAACATACTTAATTGTATAACTCCTTAAAGAAGAAGAATAAGTAGCAATCACCATTCGATCTGCAAAAATTTGAGTCAATTCAGAATCCCATCCGGCAAACGTATAATCATGACTTATAGAGCTCTGTTTGTTTGGAATAAGGGGATCATTTTCTCTTGTTGAAGGATCAATAGCATCCGATCCTTTATCAACGTACTGAACCTCTAAAATAGTTCCATCGTCATTTGTAAATGTGACCGCAAATTGCTCAATCAATGTATCGTATACAATTTCAAGATCATTCCATGCTTCTTGGTATTCGCGTAATTGTTGCTGCCGGATTACCGGGATATGTACCTTTCCAGCTAACACTGCTTTCATAGTATTATAGCCATCCTTGTCAATACCGGACATTGAATAAATCCGATCTAGCAAATCAGTGCTGCTCAAAGTCCAATCGATTCCAGTAATGCGTACACGATTCAAATTTGCCGCCGTCTCAAAAATATTCAGTAGATCAATCGTATTGCAGTTTTCGATTACTAAGGTAGTCAAATTACTAAATGAATCAATTTTCAGGTCTGATAAATACGTCAAATTTTTTGCCGTCATCGAACTAATTGCCGGAAGTTCAGCAGTTTCAATCAGTCCGCCATCTGCAAATGTAACACCGCTGACTCCCGATCCGTCCGCATACAATTCTTTCAAATTATTCAACGCACTCAAATTCAAAGATTGTGCAAGGCCAGATACATTCTCAACATTCAATGTTTCCAGTAAATAATTTGCACCCATGGTCAATGTGGTCATGCTGGGATTATCATATCCTGCAGTATCGTTACCAATAATCAGTTCTGTCAGCTTACTTGCACGGCTTGTGTCTACGGTTGCAGGATAACATGTGGAGAGATCGCCCAGAGATTTAATCAGCGATGCGCTGTAAACATCAATGATGTCCGCGCTTGTCCCTGTAAATGGAATCTCGTATTCTACGTTCGGCACAGCTTTTACCTGAATCGGATTCTGCGTACCATATTTCACGTTCAAATACATGTATGCATAGGGGATAAGCTTTAATCTGTAATTAGGTTGAACTGCTAAATCTCCAGTCGGAACAGTACAGCGCAAAACAGCATTGTCGCTGCTTGCAATGCTGCTCTGATATTTAGACGCCATATATTTTTCCTGACTACGTTCCCATTGTCGTCTGTGATATTTCATTTTGCCGTTTGCCATATTCACCAGGAATTGAGAATCAGGCTTGCCATTGATAAAGCTTGTAGTATATGTGCGAATATATTTGCGCTCAATATCAACTCTCCATAATTCTTCTGGGAACTCATCTTGCCATGCGTCGCATTGAGCCAGGAAACTTTCCGCATGCCAAGCATTTGCAGATTCCAGTGTATTGTACATTGCTTTCAGCTCTGCGGGGAATAGATCACGGATTCGACAGAAGAATGTACTGCCACTTTCACGGAATACCTCTTCGCCCTTTTCATCCACATCTGTATCTTCCAGGCCATAGCGATATACCTGCTTGCCATAGTTGTTAAGACCCAAGCTGGTATCCATATCGTATCCCCAACTCAAATCCCACTTGCGAATCGGATTACCTTCCGTATCCATTTCACCAGTCTTACCGTAATGCCAAAAGCTATTCTTGGCACGATTATCTGGCATGCAATATCGTGTAGTGAACAAGTAATAATAGAGCGCAGAGTCCAAAACAAAATAATCACCGATGTGAGCCTTAAACTCTTCATCGGTCGAAGTTGTTATGAATCTATATGCCTCAATCCACTTCTGCTTGCAATAATCAAATACTTCTACATTTTCTTCATCATCATCGCCTTCATAAAGATAGCGCCAACCATATGTAAAATCTTCGCTGAAATCATCGTGTTCCAGAATATCTACATAATATGTCTTATTTAAGTCCACATGTTCATCTTGCGTTGGCACATATTCTCCATCAATCTTCTCATGCAAAATACCTAAATTTTCATCCTTTGCCCAGATATAAATCTTTTCGCCAGTCGTATCGTCAATATTGTATCCCATAGCGTCATACATAGTATCTGCGGGGAAATCAGAAAGCGGAAGCTCTACGTCCATGATCTCAACACAACATTCGTACTTATCATCCATATCAGTCAGACGAGTGTCATCCGTCTTCTTGCTATCTCCGATATTTCCGATAGCGTAGAAATGCCAGTTGTTATCTGCAAATTCTCTGTGTGTACTCAAATCGGCATCTGTTTCTTTAATGAAAATTACACAGTTGTGGAACTCCATAGTATCCTTAATAAAGCTGGTGTCCACACCTTCTTCGCGAATAAATGGCCTCTTATAAGGATTATAAGTATTGTATCTGTTTGCCAGCATTGCGTTCGTCAGATTATTGCTTGACGCAATATTGACCTTAGCGTTCAAATATGCAACGGGCACAGAGGCCCTGCTCATAGTAATTTCCGTTGCCCTGCTGCCGTCACCCATAATAAAATAGGGGTCTATGCCATCTACGCCTGACTTATTCATAATAAAATCCAAATTGCGTCCGGCAGCACCATAGTTATTAGAGCTTGTACCCTGACCACTGTGCATACAATCATAGCATGTCCAGTTATCCAGCGTTGGATCGCCGTTCTTATAAATCTGCTGAATGGTTGTTCCAGGAACTTTGTCTGACTTATTATTAGTGAAATAAGGCGCAGAAAGTTTGTACACTCTCAAATGGGGACACTTTTCCGCCAATACATCAGGATCAAGCTGACTGTTCTCATCATAAATCTGGTTTCGATTGTGACGATTAATCATTTCTTCAGCATTTCGCGCATCGGCGATAAAGTTGTTTAAAATGCCTCTGTCCGTTAAAGAAGTGCGGTACACTTTCATCCTATAAATATGTAGGTCGCACTTGTCTGAACCCAGTGTAATCATCTGCGGAGTATTCTGCGTAAAGCTGTGCGATTCATCATATACCATATTTCTGGTTGATACGCCGTCTTCATAGCCCATCACAATCGGAATTGCTTCCGTATCCTTGCTGATATTAAACTCAAACTCAATAATATCATTTTCAGAATAGGGGAGAGACAAGCTGCCCGCTTGTCCATAAATGGTCGCTTCATGCACTCCCATCTCAATGCCAATATGATTTGTACCAGTGGTATTATCCATACAATGCAGAAAAATGGCGTCTGAACTTCGCACATTTGTGGTCTTGAAGATCAGCTTCATTTCCTTACCGTTCTTTTTCGCATCATCTTCAAACAGCTTGTAATCAATCGTCGCACTGGTTCCGGTCTTAATGCAGAAGTATTGATCTCCATTTTCGTCGATTTGATATCCGCCATTGATCCAGTCGAAATTATCAGATACATACATGGAAACAGTATCATTGTTCCAAATTCTATCCGAATCATTATTTGATTTTCCAGTAGGGTTAAAGTCAAAAACTAAGCCAGCAGTAACAGGAGAGACATCAATATCTAATTCTATAATCGTACCAATTAAGGTTTTGACAACCTCTCCGCATTTAATCGTAATCGTATGCTTTCCGACAATATCTGTTTTGTAGGAATATGTCAGCGTACTTTCAGTTAATGTCTGAGTTGAAACAATAGTCCCATCGACTGCAATTTCTACGGTCGGCGTTTCAGTTGCAGGATCATATATTGTTGCCTTAATATTTGTGGAGTCATACTGTCTTGCAGTAAACTCTTGATATATTGAACCAATTACAGCAGAAGTAACTCCGTCATACCAAAGAATATCTTTTACTATATGATTTGATTCAATCGAATTTCCATTGATTTCAGCAGTCATATAAACTTCTAACAAATGAGAACCATGTTCTTGCTCTGGAAGCTCATATGCCATCGGGATGCCAGATGCAGTAGTAGTAACCAAGCCTATTTCTGTTCCATCAAGAACAAAATGGATATCCTTGGAAATAGCGCCATACGGAGTATAATCAAAAGATACTGTTCCAATAGGATAAGTTAATGCATCATTGAAAGTAGATTCCAACCTTACATCGATCTTTTGCACAGTCCATGTTTTAGTTACCAAGCTGCCAGCTTCGTCAACAATAGACAAATTAACTTTCTGGGTGCCGATAGAAAGATAATCCGTAACATCAAAAGAGTTTTCGCCAGCAATTGCAGTATTTGTTGCAACGATTCTGCCAGCAACCTTCCATGTCGCAATTCCTTCTGGCACAGCATCGCCGGAAGAATCCGTGCCGGAAAAGGTGTATGAGATAATCGCATTATCGTTTGTAGTGACAACAAGGGGAGATGTAGTCACATAACCAATTTTCAATGTGCTGCTCGTAGCCGAACCGCCACTGCCGCCAACAATTGTGAATTTCTTCTTTGCTTCCTTGACTTCCTTTTCTGTGCCTTCGTTTTCAATTTCATAGAAAACAAATACGTTTTCACCTACATCTGAATCATCTGTGTCATTGTAAGCCACATCGTAAGTGAGACGAGGCGAAGTGTCAATAGAACCAACAGTCTTTTGTAGGCCACCAACGGTTGTACTCAAAGAAGAAATATTATCTGCATTTGTAGAAACAGAGGAAGAAATCGGTGCAACCTTATCGTCCACATATTTTTCCGTCGCATAACCAGTCAGATCGATACTTACATTTGTAACTTTTTCATCGATTTCATCTCGATTATATGTTTCTTCTTTTTTATAATAACTGTCAAGATCAGCATTTTCAATTTGTTCCTGAACAAATGCTTCCGAAGCCAATCCTTCAATGCTTGGAATCTGTGATTTCAACGCATATGCTTCCAGACTCTGATGTTCAGTTAAATAACCAGCGTCATTATGAAATGCAGATATATTCTCAGGAACTTGAGGCAATTCATTCTTCAATGCATAAGAACTTAAATCTGGCGCAGGAATGGAGCCAATTTGTTCTCGAACAAATTCTTCCGTAGCGTAACCTGTCAAATCAACATCTGCATTTGCTATTGCTGTATCTACTTCGTCCTTGGTATAGTAATTATCGCCGATAGCTTTTTGAACTTCGTTGTCAATGCCATTCTGTAATTCAGTGACTATTTTTTTTGCTTCGTTTGCAGCAGCAACCGCTTCGTCTTTGGCGCTTGAAACCATCCCGACCTGAGAAGAAATCCTTCGAATAAAACTTTCCTGCCATGTTTCGTCCGGTTCTATAAACTTCTTGATTTCTAATGCCTGAATTACGTTGATACCATCGTTTTTCTTTGTTTTCCACAAATAAGGCAAACCCTGAGAGTTAGTTCCGCTGGCTTGAATCTCAAACTCAATTTTACCTGCTAATGCAGTTACTTTATTGTCAATCAACCATGCAAACCTTATATGTTCCGAATTATAAAAAACATCAACAGGGATTGAACTGCATCCGCTTTGATTCTTATTAACCCAATATATCGAAATCTCAGTGGTAGTTAAATCGTATCCGTCATAGAATCGCGGAATTTGAAATGGTATATACTGCGAATTATTTTCTTGTGTAAGATTAATCTGTTCCGAACTAAGTTCGATGTTCTTTTTATCATCTACAATTGAATAATCATCGTCGTAGTATTCGTCATTATAATATGTATAGAACGAAGCATTGTTTGGCTTCATCCAGCCGTCATATGCCGCTATCATGCCACTGGTTTCTTCCATTGTATCAGGAATCGCAGCAAGTTCTTCTCCAACATCAGCAGAAGCAACCATATAATTGTCCGGCTCAAATGATGCAACAGCTATTCCTGCATTCTCTGTTCTGCTTTCCTCCAAAGCTTTTTTTAATGAATCTTCAAAAGATAAAGCCATGAATATCCATCCTCCTTCTAACGAAATAAAAAGAGGCATGCTTCGTCCTCTTTTTTAGAAATTATTAAAATTCGACCACGTTATCAACGTGCTCCAACTCATCTGGGGCTTCATCCTTTACGGTACTAAAGTCAATCACGGGAACTCCATCCTCGTTACCGCAACCATCTCCAGATGCAATATTCACCGCGCTGCCAATACGCTTTCCATTTGCCAACAACTGTAACTTATTATTGTCGTAAGTCAAATCATCTGCCTTGCCGTCAATCAAAATGGTATTCATATCGTCAAGCGCCTTAATTTGCGCATCTACTTTAAGCAGCCTTTGATCAATAACGCTTAATGCACCATCTGGAATAATGTCGCTCCAAGCACTAATTGGAACAATTTCCACTTTCAGCGCTGGAGCTGTTTTGCGCACTTTTTGCACAGGATTGCCATCTGGATCAATGTCCACATACAAAAAACTAAGTTGCAACTCTAAACTTCCAGCCTCATCTGTCAGTTTGGTATCAACAGGCAAGACATATTTTAAATGATCCTCGTATTTATCCTTTGCCAGTCTGAGCACTTCGGTTTCATATTTTTTACTCGTTGGTTTTAAGTATTCAAGTAATACCGTAGCAGATGAAAGATCATGTCCATTGTATACAGGCTTAACCAAAAACCACATAGTATCAACCAGCTTGCTCCGTTGCACAATGCGTTGTTTAACAGGAGCTGACAAAGTATTATCATCATGAGCCAATATGACGTACATATAATCACCTCCATTTAATTGCTTGCATCAGATGCAAGCTGATTTTCTAAAGTTTCTATCCTTGCTTTAAGTTCCTCAATAATTCTGCTGCTTGATAAATAGTCAGAATATCCGGTAATAGTCACATTTCCTTCTCCATCGTCAGTAACAATCAGGCCAATGCCATCATCAACAACTACTGTAGATTCACCGACAAAGCAATCCCAATAGCCATCCGCCGTATAATAAACGTTTGTGCCACCACCAAAGGAAAGTCCTGCGCCTTGCTTAAATCTTTCATCCGTAACGAATGCATCTACAATATGATATACATATCCGGTTTCACATGTAACGCTATCCAATTGAGAAAATTCAATTGTGCCCATAGCCAGAAAAGCCCCGTCCAAGCCTTCTTTAATTGCCTTGGCTTGATGGAAATAATATCTGGCATTGTCGTTGTCCTCGTCCACTCTAATTCCTGCGTTTCCGACAGCATATGATTTTGCCATTAAGGCATTATCATTACTTTCAAGGGCTTTATCCGTCGCAATTTTTGCATTTTCAATAGATATTGAAGCAGAATTATCTGCTTCTTTGGCACTTGTCTCCGCAGCTTCTTGAAATTCTGCGGCATGCGTTTCGGACGCCAATGCATGTTCCTCCGATATCTTGGCGTTATTTGAATAAGTCAGAGCATTTGTCTCTGAAGTATCAGCGTTCATTTCAGATTCTTTGGCTTTTACCTCTGAATCATATGCGTTTTGCTCTGAAATAGCGGCCTTATTTTCCGATAAAGCAGCTGCATCTTCAGAGGCTAATGCATTTTCAGCCGATATCTTGCACGCAGTCATAACATAAGAATAATCCGTTGTCGCCTTAATCAACAATTCATTCAAGGCATTGTATTCGTCCGAAGATTCAATTTCACTATTATCAACAGCGTTTTGAATACAATTGACACAAATCAGCATAGTAGACAAAATTTGTGTATTTTCGTTGGATAACAATTCTCCGCTATTAAACGTAATGCTTGAAGGAGAAATGGGCTCGTTGCGAACGATTACTAAATCTGCGTAACATCCACCTGGTTCAGACAGCATCTGCATCGTGAGCTCAACAAGGATTTCACCATTCTCATTAATCTGACACATGTTAAATACATTTTTCAAATCTGGTTTGCGATACCTAATGAACGCCATGTTGTACATTTGATCCAAACGATGAAATTTGCCTTGGTTATAACATGAAACTAAAATATAACGAGAACCTTCGTCAAATTGTTTGGCATTAACAGATATATATCTTGAATCGTGAAAATCAACTTTAATATGTTTGATTATCGCTAAGTCCATGTCATTCATCCTCCTTTCTTTATATCTTGCATCTAAATATTATTTTTCAATTACTTTTGAATATTTATTGCTGATCCAACCGTCGCCCTTATTCGTTTTGATCTCATGCCATCCATTTTGGGTAGATGTAGAAATCCAAACAAATTCGTCGTTCTTACTGGCGGTAAACAAAATATCATAATCTGTGTTATATCCTTTTCGCACATTTACCCTTCCGCCTGTTACAACAACCTTTTTCGTCTTTGTTCCAATCAATTCTTTCAGGGCAGCGGTGGTATTTTTACCAACAATACCGTCTACTTCCAGTCCCTTGTCCTTTTGAAACTGCTTAACGGCTGTCAATGTTTCGCTGCCGAAATCTCCGTCATCGCCGTACTTAGGCAACTTATAGCCCAGCTTCATCAAATATTGCTGAAGTTCTTTTACGTCATCGCCTTTGTCTCCCTTTTCAAGAGTCCTGTCTCCAAACTCCAATGCATTTCCGGGAGCCGCAGTCGTAGAGCCAACCTTATCTCCATTTGAAAGAATAATCCAAGTATGACCTTTCCCGTTCGAGCATTGGATCATTCCGCGCTCCAACAGAGCGCTAGAAGAACCATATTTGCTTGCACTCATCTTCTCAAACAAACCAGTAGACATAAGTTTTGAAACAAGCGTTGCAGTATAAAAGTCAGGAATAGTAATGTCCAATCCTACTTTAACAGCTGCATACTGAACACATACACGAACAAGTCGTGCGCAATCGGTTTCAACTTTTTTAGTTGTCTTACTTGGATCAAATCCTTTGTCTTTTACGTTATCCCAAAGAGAATCATTATCGTACTGGTCGTATCCGATATCGTCATTTTTACATGCCTTTTCCATGGCTTCAGCGATGTATTCTCTCATTGCTACATTTTTACAACGAAGAGTTACCCAACCTCCAGAACGAGTTTTCCAATTTTTAATATAGACCTCTCTTCCAGTCTGATCGCCAGCTTTGCCTGAAATCGACCCATTTTCACTAATTGATGCATTCCCAATTTTAACTGCCATCGTATATCTTCCTTTCCATGTAATTGTAAAAGAAATCCAGCGTTAATGAACATCGTATCCACGAATATCTTCAATAAAAGTATGATTCTTCAAATGATTCTCATAAGATTCTTTGATAATCCGAATTGCAATATCTACTTCTCCGTTTGTAAGATCATTTCTTGAAATACTTTCCTCATATTCTCTGTGACATTTAAAAATTCGTGTATATTGTTCTTTGGTTACAGGATTCTTCTCTTCTGCCACATAAGCCGCAAAATCAATGATTTCCTTACGCTTATTTTCTATAGAAATCGAAAGCGTCATTTCGGTATTCCTATCAAGCTTTTCGCCTAACTCTCGCATTAATGCATCTTGTGCGGCGCGTTTCTGTTCGCTTTCGTTAATATGCTCATTTACTTCCTTGATCCAACAATCACGCTTTGCAATGTTATCACTGCTATAATGCTGGTTCACCTCATTTAATAATGATCTAACTTCCTTTAGTGTTTCTGGCACATGCTCAAATGTCTCAATCAAAGCTGGTAATTTTGCCAGCGCCTCTCTCTCGGACTTTCTACGCTTATACATTTTTCTCAGCTTTAAAAACTCCGGAACAACTTTGCCCTTCAATTCTAATATTTCGCCAACCACCTGCGAGGTTAAAAATAATGCTGCCAACGCCAATCCTACTTTTGCTGGCAAGCCCAAATACTCAAAGTAACCCATATCGCATATACACCATGCCTTTCATATAAATTAAAAGGCATCCATACATGATATGATGCCTTTAGAAACTGCCTGAAACCCTCGTTTCACTATTGCAATTCTTCCTCATTAATAAATTCACTTTTTTAAACTACACCTTGTAAGAAATAGGGGAGGAAAGTTTGCCCTCCCCATATACTCGTTTATGGTTTATGCGTCTTCCGTTATCGCAGTATCCTTTGCATTCTGTTCGAAGATTTCGCGCATCATCGCAAGCGATTCATCAATCATTGCATCCAACCAGGCAATCAGTTCATCCTGATCCGCAACTGTTGAAAGCACAGGATACTTTTCGTAAATCAAATTGATTACCTGGCTGCGCTTAATCTTGCCAGCGCTCATCCATTCCTGATAATCAATTTCAGCTTCAGTTACAAATTTCAGCATGGACTCACGAATCTGCTTCTTTACAATCGCAATCTTTTCTTCATTGCTCTTGCCCATGAAATTCATAATCTTTTTCGCCAGGGCCAATGTAAGCAAAACAATCGCCGCAATCATTGTCCAGTTATCGTTTACAAACTGCAAAAAATTCTTAATGCCATTCAAAATCACCATATTTTATCCCTCCGTTATCCTACGGCTTCTTCGGGGCAATCGGTCTTATTTTGCCGAATCACAGTTTCATATGTAATTCCACCGATTGTGTTTTCAGCCTTCGCCTTGCTAAAATATCCAAGGCATGTAGGTATCAATGCCGCAGGAATACCAAGCAGCACATACATTGCGCTGGCGTCACCCAGCGCAATCATCGCATATTGCGAAAATGCAAGCATTTCAATACAAATCAAAAAAACACCCCACAAAACAAGTTTGCTGGTGCTAGGCCATTTGATTTTAGGGAAGAGTTTAAACCTCTCTTCTCGAAGCTTCCTTCTTCGCATGATCTGCACATTTCGCGCATGCAGATTCTTAAATTTTTCAATATACTCTTCTTTCGTCATATATCTCATGAGATTCACAACCCGTCATATCTGATTTCGTATTAATACTAATTTGATTTTCAAAATTTGCTTTCTCAGTTTCATATTGCTGCTTTGCAATTGCTCTTACGTCATTCCAATAGTTTTTCAATATCGGCTCAATTATATAAGCTGGCAATTGAGAATTATTAATTGTATTTGCAATCGCGTTTCTAAATTCTTCGCACAACATAGAAAGCGGTTTACCTTCATTCATATTTTTACCTCGCTCACTCAATTCCAAGCAATGTTTTTAAGCTGCTTATTGTAATAAATGATGCATTGCCATTTGTGTCGGTATATAAAATTTTATTCGCATTAGCGCTTCCAAGACTCTTCGGCAAGGCATAATCATATACTGCTTTGCCGCTGACGGCATTACTTGTATTGCTTTGGACAACTGTTTCTGCAATACTTGGCAGGTTTAACAAGTCATTATAGCTTCCCGAAGTAGCTACCTTTGCTAGATTTGGCGCACCAATTAAGCTTGAATATTTGCCGTCAAACAATGTTGGTAAGTTCAATAAATCATTATAATCACCAGTGGTTGCAACTTGCTTTAAATTAGGCAAATTATCCAGTTTTGTATAATCTCCGCTAAAAGCGACTTCATGCAAACCAGTAACAACGCTTGAATCAATAGTAACATCGTTTCCCAATGCCAAACTTCGTGCCATAATATGACCATTAATGCGCAAATTTCCATCGTCATCAACAAGAAAGACATGTTCTTCGCCAATCTTAATGTCCATAATTTCATTGGATTGAGGACTGATTTTAATCATATTATTATCACGCTGAACAATTAACCCATCTTGCCCAAATTCCATTGTTCCGATGCCGTCGTCGGTAACACTGGTTATTATCAGCCCATTATCATTAAAAACCAGACTTCCATCAGAATTTTGCATGCTTAGATTTTCACCAAGTAAAAACTTACCTACAATGGTTTCGCCATTAATGCCATAAGTTTTTTTTAATTCTCCTGATGATGGATCACGATAGCTAAAAAGTCCAATAGCAGTCTTGGTTGTTTTCCAGTTGTCGTTCGTTATAGCTATTGTCGAATTGATAATCTTTGTTTGCTCCGGAGCATATGTCTCCGTAATCGGGTCATAAGCTCTAAATAACATGCCGTGTGAATCCCACTTTTGGGTTTGTTGTTTCGAACCGCCAGTGATCATTATATTTGTCGCATCAAGTCCGTCTTCTACCCAATTATCCAATATCCCTTTGCTTTCTGAACCTTGTTTTGCCTGTCTCTGCACCGCACCATACGAACCTGTAACAGCAGCCATTTTAGAAATCAAAAATTGCTGATCGCTAATTCCATTTCTGATTTTTGTCACATCAGAAAACTCAACGGCGATACTATCGGGAGAATCATGATCAATTTCGTATTCAAGAAATCGCAATTTATAGATTCCGTCATCGCATTCAACACGCAGCCAATTCCCAAGCATAAATGAATTGAGCAAAACTTTAAACTTGCTATTGCCAAGGAGATTTTTCAAAGAGCTGGTAATTGAATGTTGTAACTCAGCAGATTTATAAATTTCATTTCTTGCAGTTTCCCAAAATTCGAATCCCTTCTGAAAGAGTTCTGAATTGTTTAAGCCATCAGAAATATAGTTTGCATTCGAATACTTGTCCTCTCTTCGATAAGCGCAAAACTCACACCATAAATCTTTGCCTAAATAATCTTCGAAATTAAGAGCCTGATGTATCACAGTTTGTATTTCTTCAATTTCTGATTGCAATTGTGTGATTGTTTTGATTTCAGTTTCTCTGACTTTAATTTCTCTATCAATGCAATTTAGCTTATTATAGTACGGAAGATAAAGGCTCTGATAAAGATTCCCTTCACCTTCTTTTCCAGACCAAGATTCCTCATTGCCGATGCCTTGTTCAATCAAAATGTCAATACAAGCCTGACATGCATCATAAAATGCCTTCAATCGATTCAAAGAATATTTCGTCAGCTCATTACAAAACTGACATTCCATGCTTCCGGTATTCGGATCAATCTCGTGTTCGTTTTCATCATTATGATTCAGCTTGAATAAACTTGAAAAACTCAAATCATCGGTTTCTTCGTCTCGAATTGCTAGTTCAAGCTTTTGTTTTATAAACTGCTCGTAATCATCATTAATTTCAACTTCAATTTCTTCGGTCTCAGCATTATCGTCCTCATCAGAAAAGTTTGTGATTGCAAAACGGCCATTCCATATTTTTATACCATCGTCTCCGACCTTCGACACTAAATCATCAGATGATATAATTCTTATTTTATACCTTGAATTTACAAGTATTTTCGCCATTGAAAGAACAGCGCTATCCGCACTAGCCTTCGAAATAACTGATATATCTGGAACAGCTACAGGAGATAAATTGCTGGCAGTTAATTTCTTAATTTCATCAGAAGCTTTTATTTCGCTCATTTCAATACTAGGCATAAGCGAAGATTCAAGATACAACTTAAAATCTATTGTATTAAAATATGCTTCCGTCATAGCGGCGTATCCACTAATTCTTTCCGGCAGACCCTCAAGATCTGTATTCTTTCTTGAATACTTTTCAATTAAGCCATTGTATCGGCTTAGTTTTCCTGAATCAATAGAAATTTCTTGAGTTTCATATTTTGAATACTCCGCTTCATATTCTTCAATTCGGTTTACCAAATCATCCGACATGTCTTCTTTCATTGCTTTTGATATATGCCACAGATAGTCAGTGCCATTTGGGTTGCAGCTGCGAATCACAGCCATCATCAACTCATCTCCGGCTTCTAACTTAAAACAGTTTTTTACTGAATCCGTATCGGTAGAAAATCGAACCTCTTCTGCTAATTCGTTGGCAGTAATAAATATTGTGGTATCCTCTCCGAATCCTTCGTCAATATCTATGCCTCCACATTTAGGACATTTCGATGTAAATTCGCCCCTATGGTTACATTTCGGGTTTCTGCAATTTGACTGCAAATCATATACCGAATATGTTCGACGCAGTTTTCCATATTCATCTAAATAAGAACTGTATACAAATAAGCATCCTATTTCTTCTGCTATTTGCTGGTGTGATTCTAAAATTGTAATATCATCAAAAGAAAACGATCTCTGTATATTTTTAATTGTCGTATCTACATGTGCGATTTCATAATGCTTTGCCTTTTCACCGATTCGGTGAAGCAATGAAATCTCCGGGTGATCTGGATCATACAGAACCGTAGGTTTTTCATAATCATCTCTGGCAATGTCTGCTTCAGTATTTATTTCTATAGAAAAAAGCTTAATTTGCCCCAACTCTGCATATTCAAGTTGAGTTCCGACCACATTTTTAATGGTTTCATTTGTTTCATCGATATCAACTTTAAGCTCAAACCATACGTCTACTTCTTTATACCATACCAATTTATAATCAACGATATTATCCCAAAGACAATCCTTCACGCCATCTATAAACTTATGTGCTGTAAAAGAAATTTCATCGGCGCTTATCATACTGCCTTTGCTTTTTATATTTTCGGCTTGCAGCAAACCAAGGACATAACCATTGCGATTAGCTAATAATAAGGTAGGCGGTTCTAAATGATTCATGTTGTCAAAACAAAGTGCATGTACCATATCCTTCCCTCCTTATAAACTCAATCTTACAGGAGGCGAATAAGATAACTTCATTGTGCATGGCAAAGAAATTGTAATCTTATTTCCGCTATTCCTAAATGAATTAAAAAGCCTAAAGAATTTCCAATTAAAATCATTTTGAATTTTATGTCCAGGCGCACTTGTTGTAATAACCGGATAATTCATAATAATCTTTTCTCCGGCTAGACAATCTCTAATTGCAGTTGTTCGATCCTCAGATGCATTATAAATCTCAAGTGTGCCTGCTTCATTTATTTCAATTTCGGTCTTGGGATAAATAAAACCCTCAATTTCAGAGTAATCCTTTATAACATGCTCCGTATTAGGCTTCACGTTGAAAATGGTTTTAGTTCTCGTTTCTTGCAAAGCATACGGTCTATTTGTTATCAATTCCAATTCAAAACCGCATACCATGCCATTAAACTCCAACCTGCTTATATTAAAACTGCCTTCAAAATAAACGTCTATATAATCTGCATTCAGAATCTTAAACTTTTTAAATTCATTACGATTCAACCATCTCGATAAAAGTCTTTCTTCACCTGCTGTCATTTCAAAATTTCCAGAACCACATCCATTTTTGCAAATCTGGAATGTTGTTTTCAGACAGTCTTTATATTCTATACTCGCTAAATGATATTGACTTCCATTCATTATAGATACAGTATTGAAGGTTATCTGCGATCCTACAGATACAGTCTGCAAACCATTTGAACCAAAATTGCAAATCATGTATCCAAAGCTGCTTAACTTGAGTCCGTCGTATTCAAAATCGTAAGCCTTCATAATCGCACCTCCAATCTGCGTTTAGTGGCTTTTAAGTTTTATAATTAGTTTTTTATACCATGGAATATGAATCTTATATCCAGTTTCAATCATTATTTTTTTTATTGCTTGCATATCTGCAATAAGATTGTCGTATGCATCTCTACGCTTGTTCAGCTCTTGAATAGCATTAATCCATTCCTGCTCAAGTTCTTGCAGTTTAGCAATTAATTGTTTTGCATCTGATTGCGTATCCAGTTTCTGATGAAGCTCTGCCAGCTGGGATGTAAGTTCAATATTCTTTTTTCGAAGTAACTCTGTTCGCTTATTTCGATTCATATTTTTCACCTATAAAATAGAGGAGGGGCTAAGCCCCTCCCAAGTCGAATATCATATCCTGTATTTTTTCATGCTGCTCCCACCAAATAAGCGATCTGTCGTCATTGCCCTCAGCATATCTTCAAACTTCTTATCGCTTTGCATCTTACGCTTAAATTCCTCGTAATTCGTTACGTTCGGAAGAGTAATTTCAAAAGTAAATGCATTGGAAGATGTAGCATTGATCGGTTGTGAAATAGATGTATTTGCAAGAACACCCGTATTCAAACTATCTTTGATAAAAGCATTTGGATTGTTCATAAAGCTGTACAAGTTCCTTGTTGCAACAGGATTTAATATGCTGTCATCCTTAATTAAAGGAGTCAATATTGCACCATCTGCGGGTCGTATAATCGCTTCTGCGTTGCGTCCCTCCTGTGTCCATGCCAACTTGTCAGAAGATAACTTATATTTTCCTTTTGCGTATCCGCCTACCGGATTTGGAACCTGTACTGGATTAAATGCAATGTTGGTTTTAGCAACCTTATTCAACTGTGAAATCATGCTCTGCAGGTTACTATTCATTACAGCCAACGTATTGTTTAATGTAGTCGTAGAATCCGTAATGCCGTCTTCTATACTTTTTCCGTGAACCTCTAAAACATCCGTAATATTATCCGTAGCAGTTCCCCAGGTCTGACTCATTGCATCTGAAAGCGTATAACCTACATTTCCGGCTGTCTCCGTAAGCGTCGCATTGATACTTAAAGAATTGCTATTCATATCTTCTATCATATCAGCAAGCAAAACGTCTACGTTATCCAATCTTTCATTTAGTACCTTTTCATATTCAGAATACAATTCGTCAAGTAATTCCTTTTGATCCGAAATATACCTGTCGTATTCGGTTTCCTGCAAATTATCTTTTGCATCCTGCAATGAAACTCTCAACTGCTGTAACTTAGCTCTGGTTTCTTCAGAATTATCTCCGGCATATGCAGCCATCTGTTTTTCAAGCGAAGCAATTTCTTTGGTTTGATTTTTGACTTTCTTCTGATAATCATATAAATCCTTTTGAGAATCCAATGCTTCAGTATAAGAATCAATCAATTCGCTTAAAGAGTCAAGCTCCAATTGAATGCCTTCACTTACCATATCAATAATGGCCTGTTTTTCATCTTCTGCGGCCAAAATTGATTCTTGCTGCAATTCAAGCAATTCTTGTCTACGATCCAAAAGAGTTTGGTTGTTAGGATCTTTAGCAAGCTCTGCATTAATACGGGTCATTTCCTCCGCATATGCGTCCGCCTGCTGCATGTACAAATTATAATTCATACCATGCATGCCCATTGCGGCTCTGCCTTCGTCCATCAACTGGCCTTTATCATCATACAAATCTTTTCGTTCTAAAAGATTCAACATGAAATCTGCCTCGGCGGCAACTTGAGAAATCTTCTCCTGCATCTTGTCAAATATCTGCCATTCAATATCTCGAATTGCATTATTATATTCAATCATTGCAGTTTCTGATTCCGTAATTGCCAAAGAAACATCGTTGATTTGGCCTACCATATCATACCATGCTTCGCTGCCCTCAGTAATCTTTTCGGATGCCACTGCTTCATCGAGTGCGGCCTGCATTGCAGCCTTTTGATCCTGAAGTTGTTTAAGATTATTCCGTTCGGAAGCAATCAAAGCTTCATAATAATTAGTGCTTACCATCTGTCCAGCAGTTTCTGCCTGGTCAATATAAGCCTCTATCATATTCTTTTCTTGCTCGATAACAGAAATATATCCCTCGTATTGAGTGACAATATTATCAAAAACCTGTTGATAAAGCTCGCTTTCAGTCTCCCTTAATTCTTCAATAGCATCACGACAATCAATAGCCTTTTCATACCATTCTTGATATTGTTGTATCTTTTCCGCCAAAGTTTCATCTTTAATCGTGCTGATATCTACTTTGCCTTCGCGTACAAGTTTGGCCCATTTTTCATCCAAACCTACCGAATTAGCCTCTTGCAGATATCGAGCTACAGCTTGATTTTGAAGTTCTATTTCATTAGCAACTTCCTGCATCTGGTCGCGCAGCTTATCATTGCGATTACTCCAGGATTTAAATAAGCTTTCTGCAACCCGCCCAAGAGATTCAATCTTACGCTCAATTCGATCAATGGCAATTTCGATCCAATCAAAAATCTCTTCGAAATCGTCTTTGGATGAACTGCTGCTATTGCTGCTCGAAGAGCTGCTTGACTTCTTGCCGCCGCTGGAACTACTTGAACTTCCGGAAGAACTCGTAAAACTACCTGAACCAGCATATCCATTTTTAAATGCCGTACCTTCTACATAAGCGTGACCTCTGCCCCCATTAGCGGTTATTTTACCGTACTTAAACAACTCTTCCGTTTGCTTGTGGTTAAAGATGATGTCTCCTTTTTTATATTGGAAAAACTCTGCGCCGTGATCTCCGATGGTAAAGAATCGCCCATCTCGAACGATGGTTTCCATGCCAAGCTCTCCACCCAGGGCCATACCAGATTCCTTGGTTCCCCAGTCCCCACGTTTATACGCTTTACCAGAGGAGCCATTAATATAAGCTGTTCCTCCTGCGTGTGCAGTTCCTCTAAAACTTCCAGAACCACTATTCGTCCAATATACTTTGCCGTAAGCTTTATGTGTAACGTTCTTAAAAGATGTAACCAGGTCAGCATCATTTGACCATTTAACTGTGCCGCTTGTATTATGATTTTGAATTTGGAAAGCATGTACTAAACCAGCATCATTTGACCATTTAACTGTGCCATCACTATTTTTATCTTCTTCTTTATATGAGTCAACTTCCGTTGTATCAGCAGTGTAGAATACAGTTGCATCAAGATTTTCAACATTTTCAAGTCCTGTAATAGAACCATCATCATTAGTTTTTACGTTAATCCCAATATCAACTGCTTCAGGCATTTCGGATATTTCAGTTGCTAATGCACTTACTTTACCCTGTGCAGTTTCAACTTGGCTTGCATCCGCATTTATGCTTTTAAGATATTCAAGTTCGTTAACTGCATTTTGATATTCCTGAAGTTTAGCAAGAATACCTTGCATTTTTTCATCTGCTTGCGAAACATCGATACTCATGAAGGCAGGTTGATTTGTAGTGTAGATTAATAACCTAAGCTTCGCCTGGGCGTCTTCGAGTTGTGCAGTTTCAATTTCGGTTAAAACTTTTTTGCCTTGAAGCTCCTCAATAAGTGCTTTTGCTTTTGCAATTTCCGCATTAGCCTCTTCTACGGTATCCACATCAACATTGATAGTAGATTCTTCGCCAAGATTTTTGAGGTTTTCTTCGGCTTCCATAGCTGCCGTCGTCATTTCTTCTAAGCCTTCAATGGCAGGATAAGTATCAATATCGAATCCATACCATTTCAGCTTTTCCATCATGGCCTCTATGAACTCAACAGAGATACCCCATTGTTTAGCAATAGCTTCGATCTCATCTGGATTAAGGTCAAATTCCCATTTGCCATTCTCAAACTCAGCTTGTCCAATCTGTTCCAGAGATTTCAGAAAGTTTTCAACGCCCTTATTCCCATCCTTCAAAAGATCGTTTACGGTATAGCTAGTTCCCTCCATCTTTTGACCGAACTTTTCATATGCAGTTCTAACTTCGTCTGCTCCAGCAGCGGCCAAATCCTGATAAGAAATCAAATCAACCCAGGTTTTAAGATCGTCCGATCCCCAAGCTCCTTGTTTCGCAAGGTCTTCCGCATTGCCCTTCTCGTCTCGGATAGCATCATATTCAGAGCCAACATCCGGAGTCTCCTTTGCCTTTTGCCAGCGATTATAAGCAGAAATCAATCCGTCATATTGGCCGATCAGATTCTGCGTATTCCGAATATCTGCAAGAATAGCATCCGCTGAACGTCTACCATCTAAAGCATCGTTATAAGCTTTTGTGCCCTTTGTAAGTCCTGCAACAGCTTTCTTGCTATCTTGGTATTCAGCAATTAAATCGGATAGCTTCTTTTGAAGCTTTGATTTTTGAAGAGCTTGATATTCCTTTTCAAGCTTAGTTGCGGCTTCGGTATTTACCTTCATACCAAGACTTGTATTGATAAATAATTTGCTCGGATCGAATCCTTCAAGTTCCTTATAACGATCAGTTAAAGCCTTAATGGATTCTTCCGTCAACCCTGCGGCACTTGCAGATTCTTCCATTGCTGTATAAAGAGCATCAAAACCAGAAGTCTGCATCTCCATATCAAAGGTCAAATCAGGCACTTCTGCCATCTCGGCAAACCAGGCATGAGCAGACTCCTTCAACGCAAGCCATTTCGGATCTTGAGTCTCCATATAAAGCTTATCATAAGCTTTATCAAGTTCGCCTATTGTATTATTAATAGCTGTGTTGATCGTGCCTTCAAGGTCATCTGGATTAATGGCGCTTCCAAAAATCTTCTGCAAATTGAATAAGTCTTCTGATGTAAATTCGCCAGAACGAATTTTGCTCAAAGAATCATAAAGCTTTTCAATATTGCCTACATAATCATCAACGGCATCTTCAATATCGTCACCGCCTGTTTTTGCTGCTGCTTTTGCGGATTCCGGAGTAACAAATTCAAGTGATTTCTGAACTGTTTCCCAAAACTCTTCTAAAGCAGCGGCGGCATCAATATCTCCGGCGTCTTTCAGCTCCTGAATTGCTTTATCGAATGCAGCTTGAACATCTTTCTTATATTTTTCGATAAGCAACGTAATGCCTTCTTCAAGATTACTGGCATCTAAACTGTCAATTCCAGCAGCTTCAAAATCCTGCCAATAATCTTCCCAAAGCTCAGTTGCCATATCAGCCTTTTCAGAATCCGTCAGTTCACCAGAATATACTTCGATTAGTTTATCCTGAAGATCATTAATATTACCACGAAGATCAGAAATAACACTGGAATCAAACTCTTCGACTTCTACCCCAAATCCTCCCAGAATAATATTGGCAGACTTTTTCTCCTCATGAAGACGATTCCATTCCTCGAAACTATCCGCCTCTTTGAGAGCTTCGTCATATGTTTCGTTAATTTTAGTTTTTAATAATCCAATTGCGCGTTCTACTTCTGCTTCATACTGATCTTCAGGTACAGTATAATCAATGTACAATTCAGGGTATTTCAAAGACAACTGATAAAGCTCTAATCTATCAATCCCATCCTCAAGA